AGCATTAAAGCGCGCAACCAATGTCATATATGGAGGCACTGCTTTTACAAATGGAAAATATATTCCATTTCAAAATAAACTGATAGATTATACACTTCCTCGCCAGCGCATATATACACAATTCTTGCGCGAAAAGCGCCAGGCAGGACTTGACGATAATGAAATAAGACGTTTATTAGACAATTCCTATTATCGTTGGCACGCGGGAGAAGAGGAATTACCGTTGCCAGCAATATTAAAGCGCCATCGTATTTATATTTACGATGTAGATTTTTTCCAAGAAGGTTGGCGTAATATAATAGATCGGATTATGAATCGTCATCCATCTTCAATTAATTTTATTCATCCAGCTCACTACAAAAAGATTTCTGATTTTTTAGAAGTGCGTGAAAACTCTTTAATAGCTAAAGGTAATGATGCCTATTTAGATCTAAACATTCCATTAAAAGAAACTCCAATTTTAATGAAACATTATAAGAATAGATTGCTTGCGGTCATTAATAAAAGCGCGCAAGTATATCTCTCATTAGGAGGTTCATTTCACTATCAATCAGATTATCTCAAAGATATTTTATATAAATTAAATCTACTATACGTATTTTGGAGTTGTAAAATTCCATTAAAAATAAAATATGAAGAACCAACAATCGGATGCTATAATCCCATTGCTGATTTATCAAAATTAATATCAACTTGGGCGCAAGGCGAAACATGTAATTATAAAAGTATCATTGATAGGATACCAAAAGATAAGCGAATGACGGATGTTCGTCCAGAAAGAGAACAGCTACGAGTAATATTAGATAGATATCCTAGTTCAGAAACTTTATTTCGCCAGACCACAGAAACAGTAAAAAAAGGAGGTTTTTGGAAATATGGATATTAATAATATTAAAACCAAATATCAAGAACTTAATAATGAGTTAAAGCAAGCGCTATCGCGTATGGAGCGCAGCGATCGTGTTATACTAATAAGAGATGCGATAAAAGATTTACAAAAGCTATGTACACATAATAATGGCAGTTTTGATTTTTCTGATACAAATGAGTGCCCATATTGTGGCAAGAAATTTAGGAAGTGAGCGCTATGATTGAACTATTTACATTACCAACTTGCCCAATATGTGATATGGTTAAAAAGAAATTAAATGCTAAAAATATTCCATTTGTTGAGCGTTCATTTGATGAACTTCCAGAGTCTTTAAATACTGACCGCGCGCCGGTGCTTTATAATGAAGATATCTATTTACTCTCTCCTACAGAGATAAACGAATGGATTAAGGGGGTATAATATGGATATTCGAGTTAGATTAAATAAAAACTTTCAGACCGCCTATAATCGCATGAGCGAGAAGTATGGCGAAGAAATGGCTTATCTAAATGGTTTTGGTGATAAACAGTTATCTTACACAGACTTTATAGATAACTTTATTGATAAAGATACAGTAGCAGATGCTTCTGTAGATGGTAATTCCAATGTTGGCAATAAAGACATGCGTACCCTAATGAATGAAATGCCTAAGCCGCATCGCAAACTATTAGCTTACAATAAAATCTTCTATGAAATGAATAAAAGATATGGATTTAAGAAAGCTAATGAATGGTTAGAGAAAGAATGGACAAAAGCGCTATACATGCACGATTCTGATACTTGCACATATGTCCATTACTGCTTTGCATATGACCTCAAGGATGTTGCAGAAAAGGGTTTATTCTTCCTTAATAACTTCAATGCAGAACCTCCAAAGCATTTAAGCACCTTTGTAGATTTCGTTAAAGAATATATTAGTTTCGCTGCAAACCGCTCTTCGGGCGCGGTCGGATTACCAAATCTAATCCCTTATATGTATTACTTCTGGAAGCAAGATTGCGCGAACGGTTATGCTACTAAGTCTCCAGAGTATTATGCCAAACAGCAAATTCAACGATTTGTATATGCGGTAAATCAGCCCTATGTGCGTGATGGTATGCAGAGTGCTTTTACCAACTGTTCTGTATTTGATATGCCGTATTTGGAAGCACTATTTGGTGGCGCACAATTCCCAGATGGTTCATTTATGATTGATGACCTCCCAGAAATTCAAGATTTCCAAAAAGTCTTTATGGAAACTATTGCTGAAATTCGTCAGCATAACATGTTTACTTTCCCTGTACTCACAATTAGCCTGTTACGAAAAGATGGTAAATTCAAAGATGAAGCTTTCGCCCGCTGGGGTATTGAGCATAATAGAATCTGGAGCGACTCAAATCTATTTATTGATGATAGTGTTAACTCGTTAAGTAATTGCTGCCGCCTAAAGAGCAACATAGAAGACCTTGGATATTTTAATAGTATCGGCGGCACAGCATTAAAGGTCGGTTCTGTAAAAGTTTCTACTGTTAATTTAGCACGTCTTGCTCTTGAATATCCAGGAGATGAAGATGAATACCTAATCGCGCTGAAAGAACTTGTAGAATTAGATTGTATGGCTCTTGACTGTGTACGACATATCATTGAACGTAATGTTGAAAAAGGACTTCTTCCTAACTTCAGTAAGGGTATTGTAGATTTCGAGCATCTATATAATACAGTTGGTATTATCGGCATTTACGAAACAATGAAAACATTTGGATATACTAAAGTAGATGAATTAGGTAATACCTATTATACAGAAAAAGCCGATAAATTTGGAAAACGAATCTTTGAAATGCTACACGCTACAAAAGATGCGTTCGCCGCGGATAAAGATTATAAGATTAATGTAGAACAGATTCCTGGAGAATCCGCCGCGGCTAAGATGCAGTTGGCCGATGAATTCTTCTTCCCAGAAGAAGTAGTAAAGGATTTGCCACTATATGGAAATCAGTTCATTCCACTAGGTATCAAAACAACTATGATTGAACGTATTCGTATTGCTTCTCTATTTGATAGTTATTGTAATGGCGGTAGTATTGCTCACTTAAATATTGATGCTCCATTTGATAGCTTTGAGAAGGCTTGGGATGCTGTAAATTATATTGCTGACCAGGGCCTTACATACTTTGCTTTTAATACAAAGATTCAGGCTTGCGAACATAACCACGCTTTTTACGGTACCAAATGCCCGATTTGCGGTGGTGATGTAGCAACTGAATATACGAGAATCGTAGGCTTCTACACGCCTATAAAGACATGGAGTAAAGAACGTAAAAAAGAATTTGCCATGCGGCAATGGGAGCATATAGAATGAGACTAAAAGGAATAATTGACTACGATTGCACCAATTATAAAGAGCCATGTTTAACTCTGGAATTTCCTCATTGCGATTTTAAATGTGATAAATTAAATGGGTGTAAGGTATGTCAGAATAGCGCACTCGCGCAAGAGCCGGATATAGATGTTAGCGGCGCGCAGATTTGGAAACTATACACTGATAATCCATTAACTAAAGCATTTTGCTTACAAGGCTTAGAGCCATTTGATAGCTTTATGGATTTAATTGACTTTATATCGTTTATTAGAATATATAAACGATGTGACGATCCAATTATTATTTATACAGGCTACAATAAAGGTGAAGACCGTATAGCCGAGCACGCTGTGCGAAAATATAATAATATTATTGTAAAATGGGGTCGATATATTATGGGGCAAGAGCCTCATTTAGATCCTATTCTCGGAGTTAAACTAGCAAGCGACAATCAGTATGCGGAGTTGATAAAATGAAATTACATTTAGTAGATGATAAAGAAACCGTACGGACAATTAGAGAAGCATTAAAGAAGAATGATTGGTACTGCCCTTGCGTGTATCAAAGTAAAGGCAAGCCAGAATATAAATGTATCTGTAAAGATTTTATTGAAAATGTACAAGTTGGTGAAACTTGCCATTGTGGTTTATATGTTAAGGACGAGCTGTAAGGCTCGTCCTTTTATTTTTAATACTTGACTTTTTTTAAAAATTCTGTTATAATTAAGTATAAAGAAATAAAGTGGTGATTGGATGTGATATTTACCCTAATTGGTTGCTTAATTATAATTGGATTTTTGGGAATTAAACTTTTTTAGAAATAGAAAATTGATAAAGAGGAATATTAGCTTTATCAAAATGAGTTAAAGTAGGTTAAACAAGATGTAAAAGATACTTGGGTGGAGTTTCACCTAGCATCAGATAACTTACAATCGGCTTAGAATACCTTAAGTCATATTCAAGAAAAAACTGAATATGAGAAATGTAAACTTGAAGAATGTAAAAAAGATTTACAAGCCACTTTAGATGTTTATCAAGATTTAACAGATAATAAATTAAAAGAAATTGATGCTTCAATTGAAGAATCACGGCAAAAGCGTGAGTCTGAGCTAGAGTAGGCGCTAAAAGAGAAACAACAGTATTATGAAAAATTACTTCAAGATACTATCGACTAGTGTACTATATAGGATGAATCAATAAAAGAAGCATCAGAAGCCAAGTGGCGCGAAGCTATGGATTAGATTAATAAATACAATGAATCTATCGCGGCGGCAAAAGAAAAATTTGAAAGTATTGAACGAACTATGCGGGCGTATGATGCTGAATAGCAAGCAAAATTATTTTACACTATTTAGTTACCAGAAGAGTATCATGAGGATATTGAATTCTTACTTACGACTGTTGCCGCAAAGGTACAACATCCAGACATAATTAGTAAACTAGTTTGGGCTGAATATGTAAAGCCAAACTTAGATAATACATTTAAACGTATTGAAATAAAACCAGAGCCAGGGATTTATAAACTAACAAGTTTAAAGAATGGGAAATGTTATATAGGCAAAAGTACCAATGTCAAAAATCGTATAGCTGACCACTTTAAGTCAACAATTGGTATAAAAAGTATTGCTGACCAGGCGGTTCATCACGCTATATTGAAAGAAGGTTTCTGGAATTGGCAAATTGAAATTATTACATACTGTGATAAAGATAAGTTAGGCGAACTTGAAAAATATTATATAGAGTTTTTCAAAGCCTAGGAATTTGGATATAATAAAAATAGCGGTGGAGGCGGCTGATATGTGGTTTAATAAAATGGAAATAGATGTTATAAAATATATCGGTGGACCAAATCATATAACGATTCTTTATAGAAATAAAGATAGTAAAAAATTATATGTATTTTATTGCTACACAGGCAAGCCATTGGTAAATATCGAAGAAGAGCGAGAATTTCTCAATACTAAAAATGAGTCTGCCGTTAAATACAGAACTGCCGAAATCACTATTCCAATTAATACTTATAAAAGTGGAGTATGGTATCAAGTAGAAATAAATAATGAAGGAGATTTTGAACTTATTGATCGTGTAGTCGCATCAATAATGGAGGATCCAAAATGAGTGAAATTAATGAAATAAAGGAACCAACCACTGAAACTAATCAACATCTATCGTGCGAAGAACTTATTGAAAGATATGCAAAAATACAGGATATTAGTATTGAACAGGCGCGTGAAGATGTAGGAGCCCCAACTGAAGAAGAAATCTTGAAAAAGATTCAAGATAAAACGATTGAAAAAATTAATTCTACACGAGTGCCAATGAATAGGGCACAAAGGCGCGCCTTAAAAAAGAAAATTGGCGCTAAAAAGTATGCTGAAATGATAGCCGAAAGTGGCGATGTGGTTGGCGCAGTAAGCGAAACCGCGAAGAAACTTAACTATATAGATTTGATTCAAAAATTAAGAAAATTAAATGAGGAGAATGAGAAAAATGGCACAACTACTACTGAAGAAAACTGATGTATACCGCGTTGATACTGAAGAAGAAGCAATGGCAATGATTGAAGAGGCCAAAGAAAAGCAGATGGAAGGCGGTTTTACCGTAACTAAATCTGGATATGTAATGAAAACTAAAAAGAGCAAAGGAGAAATCGTCGATGCTTGGTACATCTGTACGATTGAAAAAACCTTTGGAGATTGAGGTGAATAATATGAATGAAATGCAAACTTTTATTGATGCAATAAAAGATCTAACTAATATAGATGATGAAATTTTAACAGATGAAGTATTAAAAAATATATTAGAAAGATTAGAGGACCAGTTTTCACCAGAATTAGTCCAGCAAGCAATTAATCAAATGGTTAAAAACATGGAAGACCAAGAGCTAACAAAAGATGAGGCGCGTGAATCTATTAACGCTGTGGCTACAGCTTTAAAAGAACTAATCTATGGTGAAACCTCATACACTGGAAACAAAAAAATATTGGTAGATGCAGTATTAAATAAAATGTGTAATATTTTTGATATGGCTGCAGAAAAGTATCATTCTTACTCCATTGAGCTTCCAATGACTGTTGATACAAAGAATGGGGCTAAAGTTCCTACATACGCCCACGATACTGATGCCGCCGCGGATATCTATGCAATGGATGACGTAGTACTTGCACCTCATACTTATGGGAATAAACTTCGCACTGGAGTTAAAATTCAGCTACCAGAAGGATGGCAGGCATTAATTCTTCCTAGATCCAGTATTGGCGCGAAAACTCCTCTTCGTTTGAGTAACAGCGTAGGACTAATTGATAGCGGTTATCGTGGAGAACTTGGAGTTCTATATGATAATACTTCTGATGAGCCATATACTATTACAGCTGGTGACCGCATTGCTCAACTACTAGTAATGCCAAGCTATCGTTTCCAAGCTAAGGTAGTAGATATTCTAGCAGATTCCGACCGTGGTGAGGGAGGATTCGGGAGCAGTGGTACTTAATGGGAACCATTAATGTATATAGTGTAAAAAACGCTTTAGAAGCAGAAGGCTGGTAGTTAATAAGTGAAACATATAAAAACTTAAAATCACCACTTGAAATGAAATGTCCAAAAGGTCATAGCCAGTAGCAAACATTTGACCAGTGGCGCAAGCATAAAATATGCGATATGTGTATGGCGGGTGACCCTTATAAAGTCAAAAAAAATAAGGTGCCCACAAAAGGCACAGAAGTTCAGCGTATTTTAGCGCTTGATGCCGCAACGAGTATCACAGGCTATGCGCTATACGATGATAAAGTCCTGGTCGGATATGGTACTTTTAAAACTGTAAGTACTTTATCTGCAACCGAACGAATTAATTAGGTAAAAAATTGGCTTAAAGCTGCGATAAAAGAATGGCAACCAGATTTTATTGGCTTAGAAAATATACAGCTATAGAAATATGGGGCCAAAGCAGATGTATAGGTAAAGACTTTCCAGACATTGGCAAATTTGTAGGGCGTATTAGCTGATACAATATTTGAGGCTTGTATTGATTCAGATAAGGTTTATCCTAGTGAATGGCGTAGTTATTGCGGCATCAATGATGGAGATACACATAGAGATGCTAAAAAGAAAGCGGCGCAAGCAAAGGTTAAAATTTGGTACGATATGGATTGTACAGAAGACGAAGCTGACGCAATATGTATTGGAAAGTACTGGTGCAGTAAGCTAAAAACAAATAAAGTTATGTGGGGAGAAGATATATGATTAAGGTAAAGATTGCTGAATTAATTAATAGCGTCAATACGCTTTAGCAGCTTGCTCAAAAAGATTTTAAAGCAAAATTAGCCTGGTCTATCGCACGCTTAATAAAAGCGGCAGAAGTAGAAATTCAATCTTTTAATGAGGCTAGAATAAATTTAATTGATAAATATGGCGCAAAAGATGAAAATGGTTAGTTAATCGCGGATGAAAAAGGTAATTGTACAATTATACCAGAAAAAGTAGATGACTTTAGTAATGAGTTAAATGAATTACTAGAGAGTGAGATTGAAATTAATGCTAATCCAATTAATATGGAAATGCTGGAGGATTTAAATTTTACGCCTGCTGAAATGGCTGTATTAGAACCTTTTATTAATTTAAATGAAAATGAGTAATCATTTTTCAATAGGGTGAAAACGGTTAAAGGCCCGGATTCCTATTAAGGAATCCGGGCTTATTTTTATTTTAATCAGGAGTAATTTCTCCATCGCCAGGACGTGTAGTATTAACTTGACAAACAGCAACCCATCCACCATACTTAGTACTTCCATTATAAGTTGCTTTTCCTCTCGCATATACCCAACCGCCGCTAATATAATAGCCGCCTAAATCTACAGTAGTGCCACTCCAAGCATCAGTTATACCATTTTCATAACCTTGATTATAAATTTGTGGAACATTAACCACTGCTTTATTTACAGTCATATTGGTCTATTTGCCCCAAATAGATAAACTTGAAAGCACACTGCATTCAGCCATATAAGTGGCCACCGTCCCGCTCCAATTATCAAATTGACTATTTTTGTTCGCAGTAATAAGTGTTGGCCTAAAAGAGGCAGTTATGGACTAACTAGTCTCTAGTGCTGTACTTTTATAAAATTGTGCATACACAGTAAAAATAGCACTAGATTCTGAATCTCCATTTGATACGCTGCCCCATTCGCCCCATAATGTGACAGCTCGATTAAAAGCCGTTGCAAAGTTTACAGTTTCGTATCCTGTATCCGCGGCATTTCGGATCTTTAAAGATTTAAGATAAACATCGCCAGTCGGCGTAACCAGAAAATTATCATTACAATTAATAGAATAATCTCCACTACTGTTTAAAGAGACTGCTCCACTGCTTAAAGAATTTGTCCCAATTGTCCACCCAGCAATTGAGGTTAATCCATTAATAGTAGCGCCGCCAGAAAGGGTTAAGGTTGTGGCGGTAATCTGCCCAGTAACTGCTAGCCCACCATTAGGAGTATATTGCAATGCTGGCGATTCATTGCCGCCTAATCTAAACAATACCTGATTACCAGTAGCCGTACTATCAATAATGCAATTATTCGTTGAAACATTTAATGTCGCACTTGAGTTGAGAGTAATTCCCTTACCAGAAATTCTTACATATGAGCCAGTAGCGTTTGTTAAATCTCCGCCAAGGTCACTAATTGCACCAACTCCAGAACCTAATGTAATACCGTTGCTATTCATAATAATAGCATTCATTACATTAGAACTATTCATCGCAATTCCAAAAAAATCTTTTGTAATTTGCACACCAGTTAAACTACCAGTTACACCACTAATACCATTATTTTCAATATTTTCTACTGCATTTGAACCCGCTGCCAAGGTAATGGCTTCAGTATCCATTTTTATAGCTGTGCCGCCGTTAGTATTAGATACTCCAAGTAATAAATGCGTTGGTACTAATTCAATATTTGCATTACTTGCGCTCTCTCCATTTAAGGTATCAGTACCACTGAATAATCTTATTCCCTTATTAGAACCTAGCCAAATACCCTTTGAACCACTCAATGTCATCGCAGAAACGCCAACTGAATTATCACCTGTTGCCCCGGCTAACATTTCAATTTCACTTGCAAACATTGAAATTTTCTATGGATGAATGCTCACATAAGAGACAACTGCATCATCAAAATGAGCATCATCATATCCTATTGCTCTTAAATTAATTCCTCCATAATTAGAAGAAGCATTAGAATAACTTCCAATATTAACCTCAACACCACCAATATTAACAGAATGATCGCCAGTGATATTAACATTACCGCCATGTAGATCTAATAAATTATCTGCAGAGAGTTTCATAATGCCAGATGCTGCATCTATATCTAAGCCTGCGCCTTGAATCTATGCATAGGAACCGCCATAAGTACGAATCCACCCATATCCTTCTTCAGCATCACTTGAATTAGTAGTTGCAATATATCGAGCCACTTCAATGTCTTGGTCGCTACTTTCATCTCTTCTTACCTCAATCCAGATATCATTTTCTTTAAATACATCCGGGCGTGCAGCCTATCTAAATAATGTAGGTACCAAACTTTCTTGTACCTATTGAGAAAATTTATTAAGTATACTTAAATTCTCTTGTGAAAGACTAGCACTCTAATTCAATGCGCCCTATGAATCCCCTAATATCTCTGCTACATTTAATAATATACCAGACATAAAATCATGCATGATGTCACTATTTAAAAAGTTATTTGCAAGATAGTTAAGCATCACATCATTATTATTCTATAATGTATCAGTAAAGCTTGCCGCAGGCAAGGTATACATACCACGCGCAAGAGAATTAAACATTGGCTCATTGCGCTACATCTGTTCAGTTTGAGCAACAATTGTACTAAATAAATCCTCAAATTTATTTTTATAATTTTTAACCTCTATTTCATCATTCTATGGCTAGTCCAAGTCTAAATTAATTTTAGAAATATAACCATAAACATTATTAAACTTCAACTAAACATCATTAATTAATACTAATGAATTTAGTTGTTGATATAAAGTTGCAATACGATTATGAATTAATAAATGAGGAGATAAAGTATATGAAACTTTTGGAAAAGCATTTTCTTTTGATACTTCTAGTGCATCTTTATAAATTGCATCATTTGCACTTGATATTACATAATACATTACAATTCGCATAAATGGAGGCCCATATTTTAAAAACACTTCAGACCGAACCGTAACTGCATATTCCAAATTAAATGTTTGCGGGTTTTCAATCAAATTTATATAATAGTCTTCATATTGTTTTAGTAAATGTGTATTATATACTATCTAAAGACTATCGCTAGAAAGTTTTATTTGAGTATCTGCAGTTTTTATACGATAATAAGTCATAAATAATGAACAATTGTTAAGCTAGCCATTTCTAATTACCATATCCTCAGTAACTGTTATTTCCGCAGCAACATTAGTAAGAACTTTAGAATTATTAGTATTTGTAGTTAATATTCCAATAGATAAATAACTATCTGAATCAAACATATGATTAATCTCTTCTTCAGACATCTTTGCAGTCCCAGTTAAAACAAGTACTGGTACAATAGGAAAGTTGCCATCGATAGAATACTCAGGATTCTCATTGATATTCTATTTAACAAATCGAAAAAGTGCATCAACACCAATTTCAAAATACTTTATGTCCTAAATACGAGAAAAAGCCTCGTCCTAGTTATTTGGTCGTTGAATTAGATTATTATTAAAAATAACTCCAACATGCTCATAATCCGTAATTAATTCCTATAACTTAGTTAAAACTGAACTATTACTAAGATTAATACATGGATAGTATATTTTATTTTCCAATACACCAGTTGAATAATATAAATCTTCTTCATTATCCATCAATACTCCACTCCAGCTGGCTCTTGGAGTATCACTTGCTATAATCTCATAATTTAAGTTAGGCGCTTTTTCACTTACCCCCGTTGAAAATACTTTTCGTGAACCATAATCCTAATAATTCTCGGGCTGCCAGTAACCTTCACGTAGCATTGGCCCCATTAATCTCTAAAATTCTAATAAATATTCTTTTTTCTTTCCGAGTGCTATATCTAATGATTCCTATGCATTTTCTAAAGCAGTATATAACCCATAACGCTATATAATCTATGCATTTTCAAACTCCTAAATTACGTCTTCAAATAGGGCATTATATCGGGCCAATTCCTGCTAATCTTTTGCTAATTTTTGATTCCATGTATTTACAATAGCATCATAATATAATTTGGGTTCATACTAATATGTTAAATATACAAAATTATTAGTTCCACTCGGTTGGACACCGTAAATTGCCGTTGGATTTCCATATTCATCATAAACAAAAGAGAAATTTGTAATCTCTGATGCGGGATCTACCGCACCACCTGCAAGCTTTTGACGATATATATGAACAGTATTGGGTTTAATACCTTTCTTACGACTTTTTAGATTAATATGAGTTAATCCTGTATCATCGACAACTAGGATAGCAAATTCTGGGCTCGCCGTGGTGTAAGCATCAATATAATTACCATCTGGATTAGTATTATCTCCATACTTTGCTACTAATTCCATACCTAAAGCACTATTGACATTAATCTACTCTAAATCCAATTTAACAGAGTTATTATAATAGGTTCTTTTAGCTTCTGCTTCTCTAATCTCACTCTATAACTTGGCAATTTGATTCTAATAAAGCATAATTGCATGATTATAAGTACTAACCGTACTTTCATATTGTTCTAATGCATCCAACTAATCGGCAGCTAAGGCATTAATTATTTTAAAATAATCAAAATTTAAAATATAATCCTCTTTAGATTGATTATTAGTGGCATAGATAATACTAGATTGACCATCAATAGTTGTTTCATCTGATACATTACGAACATATAATTTTGAAACAAGATCACTGCTATCAATTTCTCGAGTGTTCTTTAATGATGAATGAGGATAACTAAAACTTGAAATTTTATTATCATATAAATAGTTATTAAAAAATATAACTTGGCGTCCTATAATACGCTATTGCGAATCATGCAAATATTCATATCGGCAATAAATTCCAAATTGTTTAGCAATTGCCTAAGTAATATTATAAATATTACTCTCTTTTATCTCCACGATTCGTTCTTTCTACGCGCCGAGAGTGCCCTTACCGAAAGATGACATTGTTTCATATACGATATCTGAACGATGCGTAGAGGCAAATGAAAAAGTAGACCAATCCATATTAATTTTATAATACCATTGAGTAGGTCTTAAATTAATTTCATCCGATGGATAAGGTTCTAAGTCAATTTTACTGCACCAATATTGTACGTTTGCTTTTGGAGGAGTCTATGAAGTTTCTATGGCGGCTTTATACTCCAACTCATATTCATCATAAGACAACTCATATTTATAACCTATTTTTCCTAATTCATGAAAAGCCAAGCCCTCTGATTCTATCTCACAGGTTAAAATATCATTTTCATGATTTTCAGTTACTTTAGTAATAAGAAATTCAAAAATGCCTTCATCCTCTGTCCATTTATTAAAAGTTACTTTTAATTTACGAAAATTAGCTAGAATATTACCATTCTATGTATTATACCAATTGGGGTTTTCCTATAACTTACCTAAATTATCATAATAATACATTGGAATAGAAAATGTAAATCTTTCAGTACCATCATTCACAATTTCCATTTTTGGATCCTGTATTCTTCCTTTTTGCTCTGCATCGGACCACTTCAGGACGGTTATAAAATCGTCCTGAATGGTCCAAAGAGAGACTTCATAACTACGGACTTCTTCATGTAAGATACTCTAACGGTACTATGTATCTAACATAACTTGTCTTTCCTCGTCAGTAATCATATAATCTCCTCCTTTTACTCATTATAAATACATTGTCTAATATTTAATCTAAAGATTTTTCAATGGTACTATTAAATCGTGTGTAATCTGATGCGAATAAGACTTTCCTTCTGGAGTATCAACCCATTTTACAATATATCCATCTGCGTCTGGATAATTACGCTCATTAATAATAATATTATTAGATAATAACATATCTCCAACATCTTCCGTTGCGTGTACATATTCACTTAACTATAAAATACTTTGAGCAATAGTAAAAATACCAGGTATAGACTACGAAGTTGCAATACATTCATCTAAATATTGTATAAATAGTCTAACTAAATAACTATAATTATTATTAATAATTATAGTACTACCGGGTGGAAAATGCGCGGCAGCCGCGATAGAAGGTGCTACAATACGATTATTCTCATCTAAACAATACTAATCCCATCCCCAGGCTACTAAGCTCTCATATCTCTATTTATCTGTAAGGTGGTCATCTACTTCTCTAATAGCATTAATTTTATTTATGGCATTGGGCTCATAACGAATATTAGTTAAGCCCAAATCTGAAGTGGGCTATCTATAATGTAAATCAGCAACAGCCTCGCCGGTTTTACTATTAAAGATAAAAGTAATCGGCTCTATTTCTTCATTATCATTCTTGAAAAAAGATTGCATCCGCTATAGCACTGTATCTAATACTATATTATTAGAAGAATTTGAACTTAAAATAGAATTGACCCATTCCCTTACAGCACGATGCCGTATTTTATCAATAATTTCTACTCTAATTTCTTGTAAACTACGCTAAATCATTAAACCATTTGTTATAATATCTACAGCCTAATTATAATTAGAAATAACCGCAGGTGTAGTAAATTTTAATTGCTATTGTTTCTATGATTCTATAGTGATAGCATTATATGGTTTATTTTTATTCGTATAAATATTTGCAATACTGGTATAATAATGTGAACTGTTAAATTCAGAATCAATAGTAAATGTGATAGTGGTAGGAGAGGGTGCAGTACCTGCATAGAAGAAATTACCCGCCTGTCCAGCATATAACTCACGAATACCATTCCCGCTGACGTCCACAATCGCGCCAGCAATAACTCCAGTATATGTCCCAAACATATACTCACGGTGATCGCTAACAAAATCATCCGGTTTATTTAATAATAATGCCTAATGATCTTCTGTAAATATACCCTGCAAATCTTCAGTAGCAAAGGCTAAACGAGAATTTGCATAATATTCCTCTTCTGTAATTGTACCATTAATTCTCATACCTTGTCCTTGCGGCTAGCCATCAATATATTCCATTTCTGCTTCAGTTGGACTCCATATTAAAGAATCAACATTATCCTCAACGTCAGCATAGGCATTATTACCAAGTAACATGTTGTCTTTAATCATACTACCGAGAGGAATACCATCTTCTACTAATATTTTTAGAGCATCAGTAGAACTAAAAATATCGACTCTATTCCCATTTGCATCAGTCCAATAGTCTACATATCGTCTTCCACTTTCATCTTTCTCGCCAAGAATATTATTTTTAGCATACCAATGAGGATCATCCATTACTAAATTTAATGTAATGTCTCCTTTATACAAAGTGGTTTTAGTCCAATAAGTTTCACCAGAAATTTTTACAGCTGAAGTTTCTTCAAATGGTAGCATAGAAAGTTGCGGTGGCTATGCCACTCGCGCCATGATAGCACGATTTGGATGCTCTGAAAGAATCAATTCTTTCATTTCACCCGCGTGAAACCAATACATAAACTCGTCTAATATTGCTTGTTCTATACCGTCGGTAGATAAGACAAAAGTTAATGAATTAGTCTTATAATGTGTACTCCAATAAAACTGCCCATCTAAATTATTATAAGTAGTAACTGTATCATCAAAACTCGCATATCCATCTTTGGTTAATCTATTGCTAACAATTGTAGCAATTAAATTAAAATCTTCAATATGACGTCCGCCATAAGTAAAACTAATAAACGAACGATGCATATATGGCAACCGCTAATTTTTACCATCATGAGTCGCCTAATAAACCTAACGATGATGTTCTACTTCAACTCTATTATTTGGCGCGACCAGCTACGTTGCCGTAGCTGGTCCTTGCGCGCCATAATCTCTATAAACAATTTCTTTCATGACTCATTTTACCTCCCTATTCTTTGTCCTTGTGTTTTGCGCGCAATCTGAACCATCTTTTCAAGCGCATTCTCGCCCGCACGCTGCGCATCATAGTCATTGGCTATTTTAGATACGTGCATTTCAACAATTGCCTGTTCAATGGTAACTCCATCATTATTGGTGATAGAGTTATAATCAGATGCGTTAGGAATACTGTTATAAGCGTCCCTAAAGTCGGTTAAAAGACTTAATAGGGAAGTTGGTTTGTTACTTAAAATATCGTTGCGTAAGATGGAAGTTTGCTCGGGTGTTAAAACACTTTCTTTTGCATGAAGAACAGCAGGTCCAGTTTCATCGACCATACCACCAATATCATAATAAGTAATTTTTGCCTTACTCCACTTCTCGGCAGAATCTCGTAAGGCTTTAGCTGTATCATTATTACGATTATTTGCTGCGATAGAAGCTGCATTTTTCTAAGTGCTAACCATTTGTGCCCTATATTGTTTTGCCGCTTCTTCACTATCAAATGTACGAGTAGTATATTCCATATGCCAAGTCTTTTTAGTAACGCCGCCAGGTGAACTATTAGAACCACTATCTCCGCCAGAATTAGCTGTAGTTGCTGTTGTTGTAGTGGGAGTAGAAACATTATCACCATTACTAGTATTAGCATTAGCCTTCGCAGCTTCTTCTCTCGCGGCTTTGGCAATAGCTTCATCTTTAAATGCGGCTACTAATCCATCAAACCCATCTTTCATCTACGCTTGATATTCTTTAAATTGCTGCGCTTCAAATAATGTCTCACGATAAGTCTATGTATCTTTAGTTGGAGATTGTCCCCAGAACTCAGAATCATGCTGCATAATAAAGGCTGTAATTTCATCTGGAGTGCCCGCCATTACTTCATAAACTTGGCCCCAAAGTAATCCATTTTCTTTCTCATATTCTAGAGTTTCTGTCATTAATTCAATCTAACGATCTAACTTCTATAATTCATTATCTGAAGCTTCTTTTAATGCATCAATCTATTTCTATTGAGCATCAAAATACATATCTTGTTGTTTTTGACTTATTTCTTTTTGTAAAGAAGCAATCTATGATGCAGAACCACCAGTGCGTTGTAAAATACCTAACTGACGCTGTAATCTAGTCAATTCATCCTGACTCTATTGATCAGAATACATATCTTTTTCTTTATTTAACTGCTCTGATAACCCATTAATTAAATTATTTGCCGCCTATTCAATTGCGTCTCTCTACTTTTGAAGTTCATCGATTTCACGCTGACGAGTATCAATAATAGCCTTTAATACTTTATCTTCAACACTAATCTAGTTATCCTCAATTTCGCGCATAATCTGATTAGCTGCTTCTTGCTTTTCAAGTACTGCCTTCTTATGTTCTTCAATAGAATCATGTAAAGACTGCATTTCTTCCTTATCAGCATCCATCTTATCCCAGAAAGCTTGAACCGCAGTAACTTGCCAATCCTCTTGAGAGGTATCAATCTTATTACCACTGCTGTCATACTACATGTACTTCTCAAAGCCCATAGAAACTAATTTAGCATATTGATCCGCCGCAGTATAATTACCCTAACCAGTTAACTTATCACGGCTAGAAATATTTGCGAGTTGCTGGAAAGCTCCATTCTAATATTTAAGTTGCCCATACTCATCAAAGGTGTACAAAGCAGAGAATGGATTGCTTGCAGCGTTCATTTCTGCACGGCGTTTCTCAAAATATGCTTGCTATGAATCATATAGAGATTTACTTACAACTGCTTGCTCACGTAAATATGCAAGTGTCTCCATGTTGCTTCTAGCATAATCTTGTCCATGAGCATACATATCAGATTGAATCTTCTAACGTTTCTATTGCTCATAAGTAATCTTTTGCTCAAGAACTGCAATACGTTGTAACCAATTGTACCATATTTCAAGTTCCTTGACGAAGGCTTTTGGATCGGATTTATTTCCGCCTCCACCACCACCTTTTCCAGCCAAATCTTTTACACTTAAATCTTCAAGTGCTTTCCACTGAGCGCGAAGTTGCCTTAACGCAGCCAATGCTTCTTTAGCAGATGCTTTTGCAGGGCCGCCATTGACATTACCTTTTGCATAAGATACAGCAGTATGTTCATTGGTAATTGCACGACCTCTACCAAAAGAAGTGCCCTTTTCTAATAATGATTTTGTCTAAAGATGATTAAATACAATAGCATCATCTTTTAAATCAACCATTTCTGGACCGTTCTAACCCACGACAAAATAACGTCCATTAGATACTACTAGCTCTGGCCCGAGTTCTCCCATCAATGTACCAGTTGATTTTGCAAGGCCGACTGTTCCCTTGGCACCGTTTGGACTTGGCTCAGTAGAAACAGTATCAGTTGATGTAGGAACTGTCTCTGGTATATCACCATTTTTTACATAATTTACTGTAACAGTAATCTATTTATCAACGATTGACTATAAAGAGGCAATAATTTTATCTAGTAATGTCTATGCTTCAGAAGAATCTACTTTGATTAAAGACTCTGGATCTGTTTCATTAATTTCTTTTAGCTTATCTTGAATTGCTTTAATATCTAGCACTGCCTAGTCTTTATTGATGATAACTTCCACCTTAGCATTTTCAAGCATAGCTGCAATTGCTGCATCAGTAATAGTGCCGTCGGCCTCAACCGTCTGAGCTGTAACTCTTAATTTTGCAACTTGCCCACTGGCATTAGAAATAATTTCAGTTAAAACAATATTATCCTCATCAATAGTAATATTCTAAGGAATTATACTTAAATTATTTAATGGCACTCCATTTGATGTTAAGGCTGTAGCAATAGCGGTACCTAATGCATTGCCAATAGCTGGGTTACTAAAAGCCTCTTCAATAGCTCTAACAATATTATCCACTAAACCGCTATCCAGGCCGAGCATTTTTTCCATTTCAGCGACCGCGCGCGAAGAATCTACCCGTAAACCACTTGCATCAGCAACAGCTTCACCATTAAGAGTTAGTACAAAACCATCACCTAAATCTATATCAACATTGCCTTCTTTATTAAACTATAATGAAGTCTAACCAGATTCAATATTGGCAATAGCATTTTTTACCTAATCTCTAACTAAAGCATCATTAGTTGCATCATACTCATGTCCATCTTGGTCGATAATTTTTGTTTCGGTCTTGACTCTAATTCCATATGTAGCATACAACCATGTTTCATATGTATGTTTCGCGGCGTACTACTCTGGCATTCCAAATCGTAAAGCTTCTTTTTCCCGTTCCGTATAATAAGCGTATTCGGCCTACAATAATGCTTGTTCAGTATTAAAATCAGTATTTAATAATTCAGAATGATAATGCACACCCTCTTTGTCTGCTTTAACTATAATAGTTCTTTTACCAATCTTAATAGTACCACTTGCTGACGCGGTCTCCTAACTGCCAGTATTACTGAAGTCAATATTAGAAGTATCAGCCCCTATATCTTCTAGCCAAGCACCGTACATGACGTGCGCTATTTCATCTTCAGAGCCAGTATACTCATTTCTATCTAATACAATGGTATAAGTGCCATCAGTATTAATCTGAATTTTCTTTTTAGCTGTTAATACATATTTTAATTCTCCAATATTTAATGGCGATCCCTATGTATATTGCTAAATCCATGTAGATAACTTCTACCGTGCATCCGCAGCTGTAGTTGTATACTGATCCTATATATTTTTAAGAACTTCTTCAGTATTAGCATCAGTCCAATCAATAACGGTCATTGTAGTGCCCGAAATATATAATGTTGTATCTCCGATATCAATTGGAATTGTTCCATCAAAGCCACTATCTCTAATGATATTTATTAAACTATCACCAATATTATCTAAATCCCAATTTCCAGATTCGGCAGCGATCCGCAAGGCTTGCATTAAAGAAGGCCATAACTATTTAATACTGTCGTCAGCATTTTTCCACTAACTTGGGCTCCAAGTAATAATTTCTTCTAAAGAATATTCGCCGATCGAAATACCTTTAATTGCATTAGCTAAGTCTTTATTATACTATGGAGAATCTTCATCAATTCTATCTTTTAACCAAGAAATCCATCGTTCATAACCAGCACTAAACTCATCATAAGATCTGGTATAGGCTGTATGGTCTTCATTCCATGTAACCTTGAATAAATCTTCAAAGTCAATACCATTGCCTTCAACGTCAATATCGCCCATCTCTTCCATAGAAACGATTAGTTCTAGCATTGCAATTAAACCATCTAACATTTCTACTTGAGATTTTGCCATTGCCTTTACTCCGGCATCAATGCCCTTAGACATTTCTCCTGTGCCGGCTTTAAAATCAATTCCGATATCTCCTAGTGCAACTTTTATTTCACCAGTATTTGTTGTAACTAAAGCAGATGCTCCTTTTTCGATAAGTTTTGCGGCTGCTTCCATTGACCCATCTAATTTAATACCAGCTACTTCAAATTCTCCTCCAAGCGCAGCAATATTATTCATTTCTGTAGCAATGTTATACCAATCTTTATAATCAATTAATCCTTTATGCTTTTTCCCATCAGAAGTAGTCGATACTGTTTTCATTGCGGTCTATAGTTTTTGAATTGCTGAAGCCCAATCACCAAAATAATTTAATGGATTGTTTTGGCCTCCAGGTATTTCTCCAGACATAAAGCTAAAGCCATCATCTTCAGAAGTTGAGCGTACAGCAAGAATTTCTTTAGCTAATTCTAATTCTCTTTCATATTGACTAATTTTAGCATCTACAACTCGCTAATCAAGATCATTAACATTTTTACGCGCTTCTGCTATTGAATCTGTTAATTCAACTATATGCTACATAATAGAAGAAACTGACCTATAATTTTCATTAGTTTCTTTAAGAGAATCATTAAGCTCATTAAAAACTAATTTAGCCTAAATACTGTCAATTTGCTATAATTTACTATATAATTGTATAGCAGATTCATTACTTAATTTTAATCCTTCAGCAGTTTTAGTAAAGTCTAACTATCCTAAACCCTAAGCCGATGCCCAAGCCTATAATGTCTATGCATCAACGTTACTTAATGTTCCACTAATACCATTTTTAATTATATTAATAATATTTTGTAAATAATTTTGAATTGTATCTGCTAATTCTGCTAACTAATCCGGTAATAGTTCACCATATTCCTATGTATATTCTATTATCGTTTCAATAATCTTTTGTATATTACCAGACCCATTGATAGTAAGAATACCATTTTTAAGTTCGGCTCCATATCCAGATAGAATCTAATTTAATTCATATAAAGCAGTTTTAAAATGCTCTGTACCATTTTCATCAGTGAAACTTAATAATTGATTTCCTAATAAATCATCTAGCCAAGTTAAATTAATCTGATCGCCAACCTTTGCTTCAGATAAACTTTTAACTTCATCTAAAATATCCTTCTAGCGTTTATGATTTAATTCAATAAGAGAATCATTATAGGTTTTAAAAGCACTAGTATAAGCTTCTCCTCCAATTTCCCAATCCATATTGCTAGCAAATTTATCCCAATCTACTATACGAATTGTTCCATCACCTAATGCTTCAATTCCCATATCTAACTAATTCTGCATTACATGCTCCAATTCTGCAAATTTACCTTTACCATATTGAGCAAGTAACGTACCGAATGTTTCATAATCTAGACCCATAGCATTATTTAAAGCAGAAATAGCATCGATATTACCCTAATCTTTAGCCGTTAATAATTTAGCAAAAGCAGTGTTTAGATCTTGAGTAGTCCTTTCAGCTGTCTCTCTCATCTCTTTATATAATTCCCAATATAAATCAACCATATTTCCTACAGCTGTAACCACACCATTTTCGTCTACTTCAAAACCTTTATCTGATAATCGTTTAAATAGCTCAAGCATATCACCAGTTAGAATATCCTTAACCATAATGCCTGCAGCAGATTCAAATAAATTCTATAATCGTGTTACACGAGCCTTATATACAGTAACAATATCTTCATTAGTAATATTACCTTGATATTCTTTTAAAACTTTTACAGCCTGTTCGCCACCGGCCATAATAGTATTTAAAATAGAATTTATACCTTCCTCGCCATATTCTTCAGATATCATCATCAACTGCTATATTAATTTCTTCGTTTGAGCACTATTTGGATTCAAATATCCCTCATTAACAAATCCAACTAAATCTATATCATTGCGAATAGATTCAGTCTAACTTTCAATATAAGCATCAATTGCGGTCTATGACATACCAAGCGATTCCAAATAATCATACTAGGCTTGTTTATATGCTTCCAATGCTTCTCTAGTAAGTGTAAAAGTTTTTAATACTGAATCATATTCAAATAGTTCTCCGCTATAATATTTAGTCGCGCCTAACTCTTTGAAACGAGAAGTAAAAGTCTATATGTCGCTTAAATCAAATGTTCCATCTATACCCAATTGATAAGCAGTAGCAATTTCATTTAAAGATGTCTATTCAATTTCAGCAAATTTATCTAGAATTGCTTGTTTTGTCTCTTCAGTCAAATGCGTTGACGCAGAAACAAGACCACGTATTTTAGATGGATTCATTTTATATGTTCCATCTTTATTCAATTCTAACCCTAAGGTCTTAATAACGTCCATGTAATTCATACCTAAAGCATCTGCTAAAGTTTGTATTACATCACTGCTAATAGACTTCCAATTAGAAACCATCTTTTCAATCGAATCATTTATATTCATCGCATTTTCATGTTCTGCCTAATTTAATAAAGCATATAAATGATTACGATCTTCTGTGACCATATCTGTACTTTCATCAATCTTTTTCCTAATAAGTGATAAAGTCTACTGCCCACGGACCCATTCACGAGTATTGGTATCAAATGTAAAACCTAAATCACCCATTGCTTTCGCAACGTTATCTGCTTCATCTATCGCGGCGGCATAGGCTTTCGCTGCATCTTCACTAACTCGCTTTCCAATAATATCAGCGATAGCTTTAGATTTATTTAATTTATCTTTTAGAGAGCCAACCAACGATTCAATCTATGCTCTTACTTCAGGTTCTAAGCCTTTATTATTTAATAATTTTTCTAATGCTAATATTCCTGCGTTTAATGACTACTATGACGTTACTTCTATATAATCTGAAACTCCATCATATAATCCAGACTCTTTAAGAGCATTCTTTGTTGAATCACTAAAATCAGCAACACTAATATAATCTCCAACTTTAGCAGAACCTAAAGATGATAATGCAGAAGCTTCTTTTAATCCCATATCTTTATCAGTTACTCGTTGTACTTCTTCATTAACAGCTTCTTTCCAAAGTTTTATAGCCTACTCTTCTGGGATTTGTAAAGTTTTTACTAAGAAGTCTAATACTGACTACATATTAGCTTTAGTATTAATTTTAAAGGTATTGCTTGCCGCATCGTAATCAAATAATTCATTTAAATTTACTCCGTCTATTATATTATCTTTCCATTGCATATTTTCAAAATTAAAATAATCGTCAAGCTTCCCTTTTGGAAATAACGTAGATATCAAATCTTCTGCTGAAAATCCACCACTAATTAAATCAATATTTTCTTTTTCACGACCGTAATTATGAGTTTTTTTCGCCGCGGCTAATACATCTTCATTATATTCTTGTATAGTATAATTAACACCATCTATTAATCCGCCTAAATTCTATACTAATTTCTACGCTACTGTTTCATTTGTTTGGCCTTGGACAAGATTACCGTTATCATCAATTAAATGAAGATTTTTTAATAATTCTTTAGTTTCTTTAGACCAAAATTCAAAAGGAACATTTGTAACTTCATCTAATGCATTCTAATATTGTTTTATTTCAGAAGCTAATGCATTGGATTTAGTATCTTCACTAAAACCTATGTCTTTAAATCCAGCTGCAGATAATGTTTGTTCTAATGTATCAAATTTACCTTTAATTAATTCTGGCCAAACTTGTGTATCAAACCAATCATTAAATTGTTTTTCATTATTATGAAACTATTCTTTCAATAATTCATATAATAATGCTCTTAATCCACTCTAATATGCATCACCATTACCGCCAGCAATAGCAGAATAATCAAATGAAGTAATTTTACTTAAAATTGAAGATTGTGGCAGCATTTTTAATGTTTCGATACTAAGTTTATTTGCTGCAACTATGGTATCTCGCTTATCTTCAATAAACTGTACCCATGTTAATTGTTCTCCAGCTGCAATACGTTCTTGAAATTCTTGATTTAATTCATCTAGTTGTACAAGAGCAGCGTCTGTCCGTGCATCTAGCTCTTCCTTACTAATAGTTAACTCGCCCTGTTCATTTGTATAAGCTTTTTCTAAAATTGCGTGTATTCTCTCTGGGTGGCCAGATCCCATAAAAGCGCCAAAAATTCCTAAATCACTATCTCCAAATAATGCCTAATTTTCTGATAATAACTATTGAGCTTCCTGCAATTTTTCACCGTTTTCACGATTAATATTATCTAGCCATACTTTTATACCTTGTGAAGTTAAAATATATCCCTATAAATCATCATCCCACGTATATATATCCTTAAATGATAATTTATCTTTATCTGGACCTTCATAATTAGCTATAATTTCTGTCGCATTCTCTAAAGCATCAGACACTTTAATCCCTTTATCTATAGAATCTGACATTTTTTCAATAGCTTTAATAGTGTCCTTAACTTTATCTTGTAACTAAGTAACTCGCGTAGTTAAATTAGTTACTAATCTTTTTGCAGCTAAATCTAACTCATTAGCTAATCCTTCAAATTCAGGCCCTAAGTTGCGTAAGGCTTCAGCTGCTTGAGTTAAGGAATCAGCATCAGACCAATCAAGATTATTAATTACATCTAAGATTTTTTCCTACTCTTCAGAATTCTTTTGTCCAATAATTTCATAAACTCTTGTTAAGCTTGTTAAAAAATTACTAGCCGCGCGCTACTATCCACTTTTAACTAATTCTGAATACTGCTTTATTCCAGAACGTAATTTAGGAATTAACGAAGTATTTAATTCACCATTTTCTATATTATCATCTGTTAATTCTTTTAAAGATCCCAAAGTTTCTGAACCAATTTTATCTATCTATGCATTTAATCCTTGTACTAAATTTATTCTATTTTTATTAAAAGCAACTTGTAAACCCGCCTTATATGTTTTCCATTCTGGCATGGATTCAAAATCAGAAAAATCAATTTCATCAAAACTGCGATACTAAGAAAAATCTAAAGTCATTAATTTATCAGCAGCTTCCTAATTTGCTAAAATCCAATTATGTAAGGCTGTAATTTTAGCTTGATTTTCATCAGAAAATTCCCAATCATCATAATCTGGATATACATTTCCTAATAAAGAACCAGTTAAAGATGAGTATTTACTTAAAATTTCTCTATCAGCTGGATTCGTTACTTGATACTATAAATTTCTCTTTACTCCAACATCAATTTCAGCCTATGCATATAGCTCACCAATCTTTGCAATTGTCTCATCCGAACTAACGATATATCTACCCATAGTTTCTCGTGTACGTTCGAGACTAGCTTTAATATGTTCAACGCTCCATTCTTTTATCTCATTAAGATCAGATATTTGTTCTCCAATAATTTCAGATAGATCTAATTCTACACCCGCGGCTGCAGCTTCGTCCTATAATTTTTTTATTTTCTCTATATAAACGTCAGCTATTCTATCACGAAAAGTCTTTACATATCCTGTAGTACCTACGCTCTATTCCTATGCAATAATTTCATCAAAGGCCCAATCATACATCTCTATTTTTTCTTGGTCAGATGGATTTCTAGGATCCCATAAAGAATGGTTTCTGTCATAAAGATCTGTAATTATTTTACCTGGTAGACGGTTATCTTGATTTGTCCTATATGGTTGATTTGTCATTGCTTGATATACGGTCATTGGAACAGTACTTTCTTGAATAAATGTGCCAGGAGTCATTATGTCAAACATTTCTTCATATGCCTATTTAACTTTTTCAGATACATTTAATTCTTTTTCTATTGCATCTTTAGTATATTTAGACGAATCCAATCTAGCCTTTGCCAATTCCTCTTCTAAATCAGTTAATGTAATAGTTTTATTTCCTAAATTATCCATTGAACTAATTAAATAAGGATAGGTTTCAGCAAGCTAATTCATATATTCTTTATATTCTTCTAATGCTTCTGCAGAATTAGTGGATGCTTCTTCTAATTCTTCTAATTTATCTCTAGCACTCTATAATTCATTAGTTTTTCCTTTGGCAGTAGTTTCTTTCTATTTTGCTTCTTCATATGCTTTTTGTTCTAATTCAATTTCACGCTTTAATGTAATATTATTCATAGTAATAGCACTAATTAAATCTGGGATACCCGATAACAGTCCCATGACGCCCCCAGCTAAAGCACCCCAAAGACCACCGGTTGCAAAGCCCATCGCGGCACCAGATAAAGCACTTCCACCTGCATTTAATGCAGCTGCACCAAACATAGAACCAGCAGCAGCTTTATCGTCTTCGACACTCTTGCTTGCGCCATAAGTATTCATCGCGGACAATGAGAGTGCAGCACCGCCAAGCTGTATTAAAGCTCCTGCCCTACTAGCAATCTAAGTACCGAGCTAAGTCTTCATATCACGAGATAAGCCCTACATTTCTTGCTATGCACCTTCACGCGCAGCACGGCCCCACTCCCTTCCTTTTCGTGCAAAAATACTTGTAATGCCTGTTAAAAGTGATGTAGTACTACCTTTCAAAGTTGCCAAATGTGCTTGAATACTAGAAATAGCTAATTTTGCAACATTCTTAACAATTCTAATAATCTATAATCCTAATGTTAAAGCCAGCATAGGGATTTTTCCAAAAGCTTTTGGCAATGAATTTGCTGCACTAATTACATTAGTAATAGTATCTAATATACTTTTATATAAATCCTATAAACCAGAACTAGTATAAAATTCCTAAATAGTAACTTTCATACGTTCTATTTTAGCATCAATAGAATCTAATGTTTTTAAAGTTTGAATATCACCAGCATTATCCGAATTATTTGCCAATTCTAATGCTCGCTTATATTCTTCAACGTTACTTACCAATGCCAAGAAACGAGACTGCTGTCTATTACCAGCCATGATAGTAGCAATATAACGCTAAGTATTCTTATCAATAGTACCCCAGGCTTCAGCTAATTCTAAAATTACATCATCAAAATCACGGAACTACCCCGCCGCATCATGAATACTAATACCAACACTCTGCAAAGCTTTATCTACTTTATTTAAACTATACTCTTCTCCCTCTGCATCGGTGCCAGTAAGATTTTCTTTTAATTCACCATACCGCGCGATAATAGACTTTAACGCAGTACCAATATTTGTCGCAGACTCACGAGTGGTCGCGATCATTGTTGCCATCATTGCTGATGTTGCTTCAAAACTTGCCCCAACAGATGCCGCTGAAGCTGCAGTTTTACTAATAGCAGTTGCTAATTCTTCTGTACTTGAAGCTGTATGCGCGGCTAAATTACTAAATACATCCGTAACATGCGCAGCATCCTACATTTCTAATTTAAAACCACGAATAGCAGTAGTCATATAATCAGCGGCAGTAGAGTATTCAATGCCAGCTATACGAGCCATTTTAAGAGTTTCTGTAGTAAGAGTCATTACATCATTCTACTATAAACCCTATTGATAATAAATCTATGAAACTTCATAAACGCCTTTAATAGCAACACCATAAGTACGAGCGATTTCACTGTAAGTACTAATTTGATTCCATAAATCTTGAGTAGTCATATTAGTAACTACAGCAATTTTTGTCATAACCACATCTAACTCTTTGATATGAGTCTTCATGTCATTTATTGCTCGTTTTGCTAAATTTAAAACTTGATAAAAACCCATCCAGCGAGTTACAGCGCTCGATACATTTGATAACGCTTGTTGACGATGTTCAAAAGTCTGTAAAGTACTAATATAATCTCTTAAATACTAAGAAGTCTTGCTTATTTGCTATTGATCTTGTTGCAGAGCATTAGCAATTCTACTTTTTATTAAATTAGCTTCTACTCCTAATAAATTTGCAATAGCATCTGTTAGCTATTCAACCTTCTATCTTTTAGTATCTAAACTACCATTCTATTTATCCTCTTCTTTACCAACTGTTATATTAGTATTATTAAGCTATGTATAAGTATTCTTTAATTCTTCAAGCTTTGCTTTCAGTTCATCAATTTTTGATGTGTCACTCATACTAGCCTTAATGGATTCAAAAATTGAATTGAATGCATTATCTACAGTGCTTCCACGAAACTAACTAAAGTCAATATCAAATTTAATATTACCAAAAACCTGGGTTAAAGCGGTATTCATTTGATCTTTAAAACGCTTAGTATCGGTAATAACATCTGTTGTTGTGGCCTTATTAATCGCGCCATTAATTTTTTCACGTAGCACAGTGGTAAAATTTTCTAAATTTATATCTTTTGCGCCAGCCTGTAATTCATTAATAACTGTATTTAAATATTCAGTAATTCCTTTGCCAGTAGGAGATACCTTATCAGAAGGAGATGATATACTTATTTCATTAAATTTCGCGGCAATTTCTTTAACCTTATCTAACTTATCTTTCCAATTTACTGAATTATTTGATGCGTCTCTATTTTTATCTCGCATCTATATTAATTCTGTCCAAGCCTACTATAATTCATTCTATTTTTTAGATACTGCTTGTTTTAATTGATCAACGGAAGATTCAATTATTTTCTCCTAGCCACTAAAAATATTTTCAACACGAGCATTTGATCTAATAGAATTACCTAGCTATTTTGGATCAAAAGCACTATTAAATTCCTTATATATACCTACCAATTGCTATTTTAAATCAAGAGCGCTTTTGTTATTACTTAATATTGTAGATAAGGCCCCTTCAGTGACATTCTAATTGGCAAAAGTCTATAATAAGGAATTTTTATCTAAGGTTTGCCCATTTGCGACCGATGCTAATTTTTTAATAGCATTTTCTGTTTTCTTAATTTCATCCTAAGTAGAAGACATTGCATCTGCCAATTTTGTTTTAAAAGTGCCAAATGTAACTTTCTCTAAATTAACAGACAATAACGCTGCAGCTTTCCTAACGGTTTCAAAATCTTTTACAGCTGTATCATTAAATATACTACCAATTTTATTTTCTTCAATCTATTTTATCTCCTGCTATAATTGTTTTACAGAAGAACGATAGTTATTTAATTTATCAAGCGTATCTTGAGAAAATAGTGTTTCGCCTTCTTTAAGAAAGCTGAATCGACTCCCAATTGACGTTAATGTTTCAAAAAGTTTTTCATAATCTTTTAAAAACTTATTAGAACTACCACTAGTTTTAAAAGCATTTTGCATTTGCCCCTATAATTTTCCAACCTATTTAATCGCGCCGTCTAATGCTTGGTTTATGCTTTTAAAAGCGGGAGACGTGTCCTTCACAGAATCAGCTAGTACTTGACGCAAATTTTCAATCTATTTATAGGCCGCGGCTAATCCTAAATTAACCTAAAATTGAATTGTGCCTTCATTGCTCATATTTATCAACTCCTTTCTTCCGATAATAAAAAAAGAGCCACTTTCCGTAGAAAGTGGCATTTCTTAAATATCCGCATCTATATCTTCACTTAAACGCGTAATATCCATTATTAAATTCTTATAATCTCCAACAGTTTCTGGTAATCCAATGATATTAAAAGTAGAAACAGTGGGATCGGCCCTTTCTCCCAATCGTAAGTTAATATTACTTACAATCCTAACTTTTGGCATATACAATACATTCGTATAATTCATGCCATCATTTTCATCCTTGGAATAAAACTTTGCTTCTAGCGTGAAAAGACCATTGAATCTCTCTTTCTACACGCTATAAATTAATGCTTCATCCCTATATTCATAGTAGTAGTCAATGACATATTTCCTATTATTTTCTGCTGGAATTGTACAATTTTTATCCTTAAAAATTGCTATTCTTGGAATAATATCCTTTTTTTCAATTTCTCCTTGATTTAATTTTTCCAAATCAGTAGGTGAAATATATTCTTTCCCATATAATTTCTATTGAATAGCTTTTCTAGCAAATTCAAAAATAAATGTCTTTTTAGTTGGATATAAAATGGGCCAATGCTTCAACTAAACAACATTTTCATAAGAACATTCCAGTGGACCTTCTTTCATATTTATATATAAAGGAGTATTATTCTATTCACTAGATAAGACATTCGCGCTTAACAAAATTCCCATCCCTACTGAAGACATTACTCCTTCAACCATCTAAAACTAAACTTCACTTCTTTCATCCCAAATAACACGAGGCATGTTTGCCCAACCGCCTCGTGCGAATACGGGCCGATTTTGTTCTGTCAGAAGCGACATATTTACATTATCAAAATATAGTACAGGTTCTTGCGCTTCAATATATCTACTACCAAACTACATTGGCACCTTCGCGCGCAAGACCACCGAATACAATTCCTTATGGCCAAAATACTAATTATGACCAAAATATTCATCTTCCATAGGTTTCACCACCTATTAAAAAAAATAAAGGGCTTCCCAATGGGAAGCCCTGTTATTTAACTTACTGACCAGAACCAGCACTTAAAGAGCCAATATCATCGCCAGAACCAGAAGCTGTACCAGTTTCAAGGTTATAACGAATTAGCTTCATCATTTCATTCTGACCTTCGTCATTGGTAGAACGTAGTACGTTTAGGGTCATCTCAAAGGTAGAAGGATCGCCTTCAGCCTGTAGAGTAATGGTAACATTGCTCTGAACCTTCGCCTTATTAATAACGAACTGGAAGGGCTCATCCTTACCAGTCTTTTCAGAACGCATGAAGGTGTCGCCAACTACACGATAGGTGCCAGGGAATGTATCTGGAGAAATGGTAACTTCTACAGCAGACTCATCTGCAGTAGAACTTAATACTACGTCTTCCCAGAAAATACGAATATGATCACCAGGAGTAGGATCAGTTTCGGTAGTAATACCAGCGGCTGGATTCTTAAACTTAATAGTATTTAAGGCAGTCATTGTCTGAGCCTCTCCGCCTACAGTAGTAACTGCAATCTGGGTACGAGTACCAGCAGTAGTACTGCCAGTACCGCCACCTAAATTAATTAGACGAATTGGATGACCGTAAGTGGCCTTTGGATATAAAGTTTTACCAGTTAAATGATCCTTTGGAGCAGGAACCTTGCCAGAAGCATCTACTACGACTTCTTCGGTATGACGAACGATAACAGCATCTCCAGCAGCTGTGCCGGGCTTTTTGATCGCGCCACCAAGCATGAAGCGTAAGGATTCTAGGGACATTAGAGCATCCTCTAGAGTGATATTAATTTCCTTACCATAGTCCCACTGTACTAATTTTGGATTGCCCCAGCCGCCCTGTGCTGCGGTATTTTCAGCAGTGGTTTCAATGGTGGAAACTTTTAGAGTGTCTAGAAATAGAACGATATCACCGGCATATACGCCAGCAGCAGCATCGTCTTCTAGAGCTTCAAAATATACGTTAGCAACCTCTTTAATGCCATACTTATCAAAGATATTAACGTTACTTGCCATAAGAGTTTACCTCCTTTATTTGTCGGTAGCAATGGAGCGCATCCAATGCTTTAACTACGACTTATTGATTTTTGCGCCTGCGAGAGCCGCTTTCTAATTTATATTAAACTAGTCACGCCAGCCCATCCGCTTTAGCTAATCGTGAAAAGCATAATATGTTATGTCCCAAACATTATGAATGTTTAGGCCGCAATCATTGATAGTCATACTACCAATGAGGTCTGATAATTTCATATCAGAACCATTTTCTCCCCGATTTTTCTTTGCCTTTGCACGCCTAACCTTCTCACGGTTTTCACGCATTTTCTACTTCAATCGCTTAGTAGCGGGCAAATCATCGGGATAAATAATAATTTCCTCTCCCTCTACTTCAAGGAAATACATTCGCCGCAATAATTGCTAGAAATCATAGAATAAAACTTCAGTAAAACTTCTCTAATCTTCTAAAGGCCCTACATATATTGCGGGTGGATCTAAACTAATTGTGATGTCTTCATGAGTAAAAAAGCGAAATCCATCTTTTAATTCTTGATTCATTCGTGCATCAATACTACTCATAAATAAAATGAACTAAAAATCACTTAACTAATCCATTAGTTGATCTAATTCACTATCACTTTGTTTTCCTACAGGTTTAGTGGCAGTTAAAACTGATAAATACTACTAAAATTTATCATAACCTAAATCAATTATTTCTCCTAAAGTAGCTGGATAAACTGCACAAATATCTTCTATAAACACAGGAGATCCTTTTAAGAATTTTAAAACTTCATTATCAGTTAAATTCATTTATATTATATAACATAGAGTAGCCGCCAATTTGCGGAGTTAATACAATTGAGTCAGCTCGTACAAATTGTAATGTTCCAATCCCTGCCATTTGCGTCCCATTGAACATATCATCTATTTCTTGCATCATTAGGTAAGGACGCAAAGATTTATCATTCAATACCCACTCATCATAGGGACAAGCGATATCAAAACGTACAGTAGATAGTTTATAGTCAGGATTTAAAGCATTCACAGTAAAACCTGAAAAGATAGCTACTACATATGAGGTTTTTTCAGTACTGTCGTCAAATATCTTTGGTATAATCATAATTTGTTTATTTAACAAATCAACACCATCGACATCTGCATATTTTTCTTTATCAAAAGGATCCCTAGTCTAGTATTTTAATAATCTGCATAAACGCTAATTCTACATTAATTTGTTGGCAATATTAAATGTGTTTGTACCCATGACTGCGAATCTGCGTTGGCTTGGCTATTCAACTGGCATTTAACTCACCTCACCATAAAGGCACTATTTTAATTGTTTTAGTATAGATTTTTCCGCCATACTAAGCAGTTAAAATAACGTCCCCTAATTTATTTTTTGCATTAGCGTGTAATATTTGTGCATATCGTAATTCATTATTTTCATTATCATACGCTGGAGTTATAGTTGCAAGTTCAATTTTTTCAGGTGTTTTATTCTAGATACTAAAAATTGCAATTCCACGCGCATGATTACCAGTATTTTCATTTACCACTTCATAAGTAGCATACCGGTCTAATTTTACTTCGTCTGGACCTTTAATATAAAGAGCATCTTCAACCTACTATTCTTTAATAGTCAGTTCAAATTCTTTTGTAACAGCTTTTCTAGGATTATCAACATTCTAATTTTTTAGTCGCATCTTTACAATCGCTTTTCCTGCATTCGCCGCGTATAAATGTCCATTAGCTAACTGTTCCACTACATGAACTTCTTCATCTTGATAAATAGGAGCCTCTAACACAACTTCCCATTCATTGAATGTTTGCTATGTAAACTCTGGAACAATTTCATCGCCAATTGTGTATACCGCTTTTAATGTAGGGAAAATTAATCTATCTGTTTCTGCTATGTCAACTATTCTATCATCATATTGATAATTGACCTTACTTTCTGTTAAAGACATATAGGCAATGCCATCAACACTGGTCCAGTCGCATTCGATTACCTACCATCCTTCATTTTCAATAATAAAGGTAATACCACGCATTAGTCTATCCAAATCTTCACTAGGATTATCAAAAATTGGACGTGGCATGATAATTTCAGCAAATTTATTTGGCTGCGGACTGATTAATGAGTGCCACATTCTAAAGTTACTTTTAACTTTACTATCTACAGAACTCACAGCATATGCCCAAGACTTCCGCAAATACCCATTAAAATCAATCCACTTTAATTCATAATTGCACTTAATTATCTAGAAAGTCTAATACTATTCATGCACCTTATGAATTTTCTATAATAAAAGCCATTTTTCAATAGCTCCATTATCTTGTCTCCATGTTAGAATGTCTCCAACCTTAATTGGAATATCATTCGCAACATAAAGATACATAATTTTCAGTTCTTCTTTATCTTTGCTCGTTTGAATTATGCCGCTGAAATATAATCCACGTTCAACTGATAAATCTGTAACTGTAAAAGGAGATTGCGCCATCCATTTTTCAAATGCCACAATCCCACTATTTTTTAAGCGCTCAGCTATTGTTTCTCCAAAATGATTTACACGGGAAAAATATACATCAAGATAGTTCATCGGGCATTTCTAAACCGCCAACCAAATTAATACATTCAAATATTGTCTTACGGAAAAACTCATAAGATAGATATTTTAGCATATTAATTCGTCCAATAAGCGGCCACCAGTTAATGGAGTTTGCGCCCAAACCCTTTAGCTCAATAGTTAAAGAATCTAAAAACTTTTCCCATTCTCCGTCCTTTTCGCGCTCACAAAGAAGGCCATATAAGCGCCCTTTTAGCTTATTCTTATAACCTTCAAATGTTGCGCTTTCCAGCGAGCTTTCTGAATATTTCTGCTGGAGATTTTCCTCTTGACCTATCATATATATCCTACTATTCCTCGACTTCAATTTTTACATTGGCCTCGAGATCATTTAATTTATCAAGATGATTTGCTGCGGAGAAATCTTTTGAAGTATATAGCTGACCAATATGTTCCCAACTTGCCACGCACCGCTTAATCCATTCATGCTTCATATAAACCGCAAGCAATTGAATTTCGTCGTTAGTCAAGTCATCACGGAACTAATATATTTTAACTTGATTAGAAATATCTTCGGGTAAATCAGCGGCAGATACTTCCTCAAAATCTAAACTCACACGTGGATACTTAAACCGAGCAATGGCCATTTTGAGAAGTTCTTGCCAATCTCGTTCTACGATAGCTAACTCTTCTTCTAATGTCCACTCGTCTGCGGTTATCCGCGCGAGAAACGCATCATAAACCTTTAAGAAGGGTGTTGCCATATGTTATCACTTCTCTTCTGCATCATGTTTTGCATTAATTGCATTAATAACATCAACATCGCAGTATTTTTTAATTAAAGCCGTAATACCAGAATTGGTAATTTTATGCTCGACCGCTAATGTAACCGCACTTTCCTTTTCAGCCTCAGTGGCATGAGGAATAAATTTTGCAAAAGCAGTTATATCATTATTTACAAGCATTTCATTAATTTTGCTTGCTTCAAATACAGGACCAACTTCCGCGACTTGTTGTTCTTTGTCAATACCTTCAATAGTTATATAATGACCATTAACAAGCGCCATAAAACCCGGATCAAAAGTTAGTTCTTCATATTCTTCTTGTGTAATCGGAATTGCACGCCCCGGTGTCAATTCACGATTTAATTTAATCGCAGGTACATATAAAGATACAAGCGATGTACTTACATTTTTAATTCTAATACTCATAGTATTATCCTCCTTTTAACTCCAATAGCGGGAGGGAACTCATAGAGTTCCCTCCCATTTTATATTAATTAAGAATTGGCAGAACCATCATCAAATGCAGGAACTAGAGCCTGGTTATAAGCTTCCCAACCAGAACCATCATCTAGGGAACCATTATAATAAATGCCCCAATAATTAGGAGTGGTAAAGAGTCCGACACCAACCTTTACATAGCCCTGTAGAGTAAAGCTATTATCGCCTTCATGGTCATCCCACTCACGGAAGTAAGGAGAACCTTCAAAGGCCATCTTAATGATCTTTTCTTTGCCAGCTGGTAATACATAGGCGAAAGAGGGGTTCATTAGTAATTTCTCATTCTTTTCATCAACGAAAGACTGAGGCATAACAACAACTGGTACGCCCTGGAACTTGCCAATATAGCCGCGCTCACGAACATCGATCATATCCTGATCAGAAATCTTAATTGCTGTGGTATTGTTAGCTTCGTAAACAATAACATTAACCATATCAGCAGCAAATTCTGGAGTGCAATAGATAATTGGAGAACCATAAGGAGCAACGGTGTTGCATAGTTTCTTCATAGCAGCAGGATTGAATGTATTAGCGGCAACCTTGTTGCGTACTGGACGACCAGCAGCATTCCAAGAAGCTAATAAGCACTCCTGTACCATTTCGAATAGACGATCTACAATACCTTCCTGGATTACTTCGTAGATATCAGTCATAGACTCTAAACCATCTAGGTAACGTTCGAAGTCGACATAGCCGGCGCCGCCGATAGCCTGGATGTATAGGTCAAAACGATCACGATCGAGACGGAAGGTCTCATAATTACCAGATTCAGTGGCACGAGTAACGAACTGCTTGCCACGAACCTTGCCGCGAGTTACACGGAACTCTGGGCGTTGACCCTGGGCATAGTTCTTTACTTCAACAAACATATCAAGAGCACTCTTGACATTCTGTGGTAGAACTTCCTGTAGATTTTCTTCTAGAAGTTCAAATACATCTTCCTTATTGCGATTGAAGACGTGACGATTGAAATGCTTGCCATCCTTGGTCATTAGCTTTGCTAATTCATCACGGAGAGCAGCTTCATAATCATAATTTTCGGCGGAGAATTCCGCAGGAACGGCACGACCAAATACACCGTTCATTAAAGCACGTAAATTATTCATAAGTCGCACCTCCTATTATAGATGTACAATCTGATACTTAATGCCTTTGCCGCCATTAGGTACAGTGTAGTATTTTACGATTTTTGCATATGTGCCAGCAGTAGGAGCCTTAGCAATCTTTGGAATTGGGCTACCTGCAACAGGAACAACATATAGAGGAGTTTCGTCAATTTCAGCTAAAGCATCTTCTAGAGCCTTGAAAGTAGCGAAGTCTCCATCATCATACTGTAAGCAGTTTGTGGTTACAGTGTCGCCTAAGCCAAAGATGCCAACACGAGGATAATCCCCAGCAACTTTGCGGCCAAAGCGTTGTAGACCGTAATGTTCACGATCATATTCTTTTTCTGTGGTATAAACAATACCGATTGGGGTATCAGTTACAGCAGCAGGAGCATCAATGACGCCCTTGGACTTGTCAGCAACAACCCACATACCATTTTCGCATACGCCGTAGCAATTTTCTACGCCGCTCTTCACGAATTTGGGTCCGAGAGGGGTCTGAGAAACTACCATACCAGTCTTTGGGAAAGCTACTTGGTTTAGTTCTAGGCTGGCATATAGGGTTTCGTCGGGATTACGATGCTGCGCAACTAGATCGCCTTCAATATTGGTAATAGGAAATCTAACTAAATTACCCATATTTTATTCCTCCTTAATTCTTGCGATATTTTTGCATAAATAACGCGAATTCATCAACAACAGGTTCTGGTAGTGGAACTACATTGTTGTCAGCACTGCCAGCCATTTGTTTATTAGCAAAAGTAATTGCTAATTTGCTTTCAATTTCATTATAGGAATAGTCATTAATATGTTCACGCACATCTGCGAGTTCTTCTTCAGTTAAACTATTACTATAACGATCAATTAAAGCATTTTTCTTTTCTACTTCTAAACGAGTACGCTCGGCTTCATAGGTAGCAATTTCACTGCGTAAGGTAGCTTCAGTCTCAGACGCGGATGTTATCTGGGCCTCAAGTTCAGCAATACGAGTTTGAGCATTCTCATAATTAGTAGTCATTTCAGTTAATTGATTTTGAAGTTCTGCGATTTGTGCTTCAAAATCTGGAGCGGGAGTTTCTTCTTCCGCAGGTTCTTCTGTAGCTTCCTCTTCCGCATTTTCAGCTTCAAATTCTTCTACAGGGGTTTCTTCTGCCGCAGGTTCTTCTTCTACTGGAGCAACTTCTTCAGTAGCTTCCTGTTCGAACTCAGCTGCAGGCTCCTGAGATACAGGTTCTTCAACCTGTGCAGGAGTGGTTTCAGTGTTTACTTCGGGAATGAGTTCATTTTCCATCTGATGTTCCCCTCCTTCTGGTTGTTTTTCAGCCTCTTCAACTTGCGCCTTAAGGTCTGCTAGAAGTGAAGAGAACTTTTCATATTGGGATTTATATTCGTCATCATTTTTAGCGAAAAATGCTGACGCGGAAAAACATGGTTCGTGTGAGCCGATTATACACAATCCCATGATTTCAGCTTTAGTGTAGACAAAATATTCATTGCCATCAATATCTGCCCAATCGCCTTCGATTGAGTTAATATCAAGTTCCATTGATTGATTTTGTCCAACAACAAAATTGGCTTCATTAAAGTAGCGAATGAATAAGACTACGGAGAATACAGCATATTCTCGCTCTACATCATCGCTATCTTTAAATGCTTGCCAGCCATCAAAGCTTTCTACATAACCGTAGGCACTTGCGAGTGTGGGTCCGGTATGTCCTGCCCAGCCTTTAGACTCTGGATCAAAAAAGCCAACTACGGGTGTATCGCCCTTCGTCGCGCTGCGAATTAGCATATCAGCAACATCGTCTTTAATGTAAGAACCATTACGATTACCATACTTAGTAAAGACACCGACTTTCAAACGACCTAAACCGTTTGATTCGGAAATAGATTCTAAAGGCGACACGATAACGGCGTTATCAAAATAAATTGGAATATTACGCTTCATATTAGTCGCCTCCTTAACTCATACTATCTATATTTGCTTGCGTTTTTTGCGACCTATCTTCATCAGCTAACGTTGGTCTTCCGCCCTTATTAGTTATGTCTTTGACCTACACTGATGTACTACTATTTTTTTCTGTGGAATTATTTTTTTTATCAGAATTTTCATTACCACTTTGTGTATAAGAAGAAAGTAGTGGAATCATTTTTTCGTCAAGATCCAAAAATTCATTTTCAAAGTCAATCATACTAATAAGATTACGTTGTTTTACGCCCATTGCTACACCAGCGCGCATCTTGGAATAACCAAACTATGCGCCCTATAGATACTGACTCTAATAATCTTTAATATTAAAGACAGTAGTGGGTAAGATTTCAAAATCGAATGTTAATCCGGTGCGGCTAAAACGACTATTGATTAAGTAGCGAATCCAAGTATCATACATATTTAAGTAAGTCCGCATAATACTCTCCATACGCTTAATAACATAAGCTAAAGAAGAGCTATTGTCGGCATTAAAGAACAGCTTACTTAAACCTAATGAATCCCAAGAATTATCACTATACTTCTCTAATCTATTATTAGCCTACGATGCCGCAGAACTATCTTGAAGATTTTCTAATGTAGTCTCACCAAAAGTAGTTAAGACATCTACGGTATCAAGATCGCGTAGCATATTAGCTACTCCGGCGTGAATCTGTTCTACTTCATCTAGTTCAAATACCAGATGACCATTATTATCAATTGGCATTCTCTGAATTAATAACTTATATAATTCATTCTCATCACGCTTTTCTTCGCGCCCGACCGCATCCTTTAATTTGGATAATTCGGGCAAAGCCGCAATCAATAATGGAGTGGAATCTTCGGCGAAACAAAATGTTACGCCGCCAGAACTTGCTGGTACACGAATCCACGGGTCAGCTAATTGATGCGCTTTCCATCTCTTCCAAGCAATTTGAATTACTTGTGGGAAATTTAATACAGCGGCATCACGGGTAGCATCATCTTCGTACATAGTAATGAAATACTGAATGTTGAACTCCAACACGCAAAGATTGTTGAAATCTTTATACCGAGTACGGCAATATTCCATTGGTAGGTCTTGTACAACTACCTTATCGCCCTACTCTTGTAAAATACCATAATATACCCCGGACTTGAGCCATTCACGGGTAATACGAATTAAGGTATTTTTTACATCTAAGTTTTCAATAAATTGACATGCACTATAGAAAGCCTTGATAATTTGGGTTTTAGAGCCCTTACCAGCTTCATATAATGGAGTCACGATTGTATCGTATAGCGGCAGAGCCGCGAAAAAATCTATAGCATTACGATACCGTCCGTTTGTTCTATAAAAATAGCGGGACAATTCGCGAATAGCAGAAATTTCACCGGAGCGAATAATTGATTCAATTTCATCCAGGGTGAAATCTCTTTCAATAACGCCATTATATCTGCGTCCGCCCCAGCGAGAGGTGCGTTCACGAGAATCCATCGGCACATAGTCAATTTTGAACGATGGTTTACTAAACATTGCTGCGAAATTCTAACCCATAAATTTCACCTCCTATTTTTAGGAGTGAAGAATCCAAATGAACCAATGTTCTTTTTTCTCTTCTTAAAAATTTCTTTATCTTCATAGTACTTAATACGATACATAGCATATTCAAGCGCACTAAAGCGGTCTTTTTCAATAGATTTTGAAATACGTTCAACTTTGTATTTATTTTCTACACCTGTAGGCTTTAGCCGCAAGTTATTAAGTTCATCCATTAGACGTGAAGTCATTTCATAGGGTAATAAAAATACTCGTCTATCATAGGCTGTCATCTTTTGGCCCTTTTTCGTTTTCATAAGTTTATCCTTTACTACACGCTCGTGTGCGAGGAACGAAGTCGAGCCATTATTTATGGAGGTCAAGAAAGCCGAATGGATTTCATCCTCATTTGAAGCACTTGCCTTGATATCATAAATAATAGCATTATACTTTGGTATCGGTTCCTCCATTTCCGTATTTAATTCTGGAGGTAAATGATGTTCATTATTAAAGGTAAAGTAGGCTGGAAAAGTTTCACCTGTATGGCTATCAAAAGAAGGTAAAACCATAGCATCCATTAAACCAATACCTGGGCCGTTACCATCAATAATAATCTCTTTTGGATTATACAGAGAGATGAGTTTTTTAAGTCGTGGTGCTTGTTCGGTAATATAATTCGCGCCATTTATGACTTCTGTATAAACCACATTTTTCCTAAAACGCTAGTCCCCGGGTAGTACCTTAATAACCATAATAGCTGTATTTGCGCTATAGCGGCCAACGTCGCATCCAATAATATAATACGCATTCGGGCAATTATCAGAATATCGTGCCTTTCTCTCACAAGATAGGAGTGAACGATGTTTATTCAAGCGGCGGCTATCAAGCCAAGCATCATCGCTATTCCCGGTCCATATTGATAAATTTTCACGCGCGAAGGATTCTTCACTTACAGTATTAGAATAACGCTGGTCTAACATAGTAGACTTATCAATAAGGCCATAGTGTAATGGAATTTCATAAGAGAGGCCCCAGCAAAAGTATTCCTTTGGGCGCAAGACCGCATTAACCGCAATCTCAATCAATCTCTAATACATATACACTGTTCTGTCCGCGGCAGTAGTAATGAAGGTTTGCGGAGATGATGGCTCTTCTAGATTTAGGCTACCATCAACTTCGCGGCGCTTAACGTTGAGCTGTGGCCAAAGTACTTCAGTATATGCTTCTTCACTAATCAGCGCGCACTCCTCCAATATACCAGCGGTTGCGCGCAAACCACGAGAGGTATCCTTCGATACTACGGTAATTTGGCTGCCATTCTTAAAATATAACTCATAATAGTTCGTACTGGATTTAATACCAGTTTTACCATCATCCGCACGTGTAGCCAGCTCTCTTTCCAGTAGAGGCCAATGGCGGAAGAACTAGGCAAATTTATCTTTCGCAATATTAATAACCGTACCTTTTACTTCCGAAGCAATCATTATAGAAGAGTTGGGAAGTAGAACAGCACGTACCAGCGCGCATAGATAAGCTGTGAAGGATTTAGATGTTGCGCGTGTAGCAGTCCAAAAGTGGTATCTATAGCGCATAGACGCGCGCAAGGCTATGCGCTGGAAAGGCATTAGATGAAAGTTTTTCGCATCATCCGTAGATTGGATTGTATCCAAGAACAGGTCCGGATACAGTATCCAAAGATTGAGATATTTAGTAAAAAGCTCTTGATTGGAGTCAAGAAATTCACGAGTGAGTGTAATACCTTTCTCAATTGGTATTCCATCCCGCATTATAACCTGCTCAAAATCATTCATCTATACCCCCTCCCCTATTTAGCTCGGCGGCCAGATCATTATCACCTTCATACTCAATATCAGCGGTTTCATCCAAATCTACTTTCTCGTTTTCAATTTCTTCGAGGCGTTCGGTCATATTATAACGCGCTCGTTTGTCTTCAACTTGCTCCGCAAAGTTACCCTCATTAATAACAAGTCGCTTTAAATAATTCTAAATATTTTCCATCATAAAGTCTACGGAATCTTGCGGCTCCATGTGCCACTTTGGATGCCAACCCTTCTTTCCATAATAAACCATAAGTTCACCAACGGATTCAAAGTCAGCTGCAGATTTAGCATTTGAAGCAGTAAAGTTATATGTCTTTACAATGTCATCTGCTTGCTTCATCATCTTGGAAACATCAACGCCCGCGCGCAAGCCTTCCTTAATATGAAGTTGAAGTTCACAGAAGTCGCGAGCTTTCTCTTGGAGGATAGGTGTAGAAACGTTTTGAGTAGCAACAATTTTATTATAGAAGTTGTCTAGCCATAAGAGTTGCTCTGGCTTATAGGCCGCAGACCATACTTTCCTCAATGACTTTAATTTGGCATCATTCAGCGTCTTAATTTCGTCATCTATGGTACCTTCGGAACGAGCTTGCTTCCAGCGCTCATTCTCATCTTGCCATTGAAGCGCAGAATAGTGGTCATCATATAGGAGGTTGAAGTAGGCAGTTAATGTATGGTCTTGATGTTGTGCATATAACTATGTCCACTTATCGAGGTCAAAGGGTAAATCAAGCCAGCGCATTAAGCGGTCAACTTCGCCCAAATTATCTTGCTTTATCATAGTTTCGAGACAAGGTGTACAAATATAACTGCGGCCGCCAGGAAAGAATTTGGAAGGTGTGGATTGGAAAAATTCAGTAGGCTATTCGCGCTTACACTTTGGGCACCGTCGGGTCTTTTTTTCTAAGGTCTCCGCCACTGTTCACCACCCCTCGTTTAATGCGACTTTCTCTATCACAATCTTTACACGTATTCGATAACTTATCCTTATGGGCATTATTCCTACTAAAGAAGAGCGGGTCTGCCGGTAGCAATTTGCCGCAATGGATACACTTTTTGCGCTGCTCCATTGGTGTTTCATTTTCAAGGCGCAGCATTTTCGCCATTTTTGCAATTTTATTGGGTACTTCTGTATTTACTATAGAAACAAGGTAGTTGGGCGAATATTCTATTGCGTACTTTGCACGCATCTCATCCATAATATCCTCATACATCATACCTTGCTTGCGTAAGCCAATAAGGAATCGGCGCAATTCGCTAAACTAGCATAGGTCTACATAGCGCTCAAAGTCCCATAGCAGCGCGCACCCATATGTATTCAATTTGTCGTGCAATGCTTCATAAATAGTACAATAATGGTTAAGTAGGGCGCGAATATGCTTGGGATTTTCCCAATCAAATGTATGCCTACAAATGACCCACTTTATCTCTAAATTATCCCCCTCCCCACGTGTCTCATAGTCCGCAAGGTTTTTGGATACGCGCGAAGTATAGGCATCGTGAACTTTCTTTTCCCATTGCGGCCGCGATATCCAATAGAAGGAGTCGCCGCTCCAATCATAGAATTGGGGTTTCGGGTGATCCAGGTTTTGGAAGTGTAATGTCGGTTTATATGAGTCTTTTAAATAATACTAATGTTTTCTAATATCAATTAAGTTGTGTTTTAATTGGTAGATACGGTAGGGGTCTGATACGATGGTATCGTTTTCGTTTGGCGGGACTTTGCCTTGCGCGACATCAAGCATCCGCTACCATCTATCAATAATCTCCCATTGCTCCCACATACCGGGGACATCGGAATCGCCGGGGTCTATCATTTCGCCAGTAACTTTATCATACTTTGGCTTGCGGATACAGGGCTTGGGAACAGTGTATGAATCGCGTTTGTATGCCGAGCGCAATTGTTGTTCGTCAAAACCGGGCGCCTCCATAATCTCATCTAATGATTGTACCTTATCATCTTTTGTCTTATAACTCTTATATCTCTTATCCTTATCAATTGTTTCATTTCTCTATATTGAATTTTTACCGTCTTCGTCCTTACCGTAGAGGATGTAGGAAGCCATCTGCTCCAATTCGGTTGGGGAAGGGTCGGTTGCCATCGAGTCTAATATATCTTGTACTGCGCGAAGGCGGTCGCAGTCACGCTCTATTGAAAAATCTAATGAATACTTTTTTTTCATAGAATCGCCTCCTTTTCCTTTATTATAACATAGAGGATTTTAGTTTGTCAAGTATTTGATTTTAAAAAGTTCAAAAATAAAAAAGTTGGTGGAATTGGGGCAGGAGCGTCGATTCATGCTGGCCTGTGGGCCGGAAAATCCCAGAACGGAGGCCGGAGGCACTTGTAATAAAATTGTAATAATTCTGTTATTTTTTTGTAATGGGAGGGGGTGTATCATACATATAGCCGGAGGCGGATTCCGGACTCCCACCGGACGGGGCAATTGCAAGCGGACGGAGTGATCAGAACTGAGGGCTGACAGTGACGGGAACTGAGACCCGAACAATTAAAGGAGGAAAAAACATGAACCGCATTGAACTGACAGCAAAGAAGCACGGACTCGGACAGCAGACACTGAATGACCTGCAGAACAAGAAATACGCTCGACTGGAGGCCGAAGAACAGAAGCGCTCGACTGGCGTATACGCCAAAGACTTTGAGCCGAACGTGCGCCACCTGCTGACGAAGCACGGCCTGACGCGGAACGACTTCCACTGCCGGACGAACGGGAGCAACACCCACTATATCGAGGACGGCGTGATTTTCGTGAACGGACAGAGGCTGAGGTACGAGGTGAAGACCGGCGACGGCATCGTTGGCTACATCGAGCCGAGCGAGAACCCTGAGTGGAACGAGGACGATATCCTTCCGGGAATCGACATCGTGATTTACGCCTGCGAAGTCAAGGATATGACTTGCGAGGACGATATCCTTGATGACACGATTGTGCTGATGCGGAGCAATTTCCTGACCTTCATTGCGACCGAGGGGCCGAAGAAGAAACAGAGTGTGAGGACGGCGACGAAGTTCGGCACGAACGACAAGTTCTGGAGGGAGCAGAACAAGAAGGGCGGACACTGGAGGGACTGCATCGTCCTGCAGCCGACCTATCGGAGGGCGAGGCAGATCGCTTGCCTGAGTGGCGAGTACACGTCACTGAGGACCTTCATCGAAGAGAACGATAGGACCTGACAATAATACGGGAAGGGGCGTGAGCCCCTTCCCACCCCGACAAAACAGAAGGAGGATACGAACATGAAGTACGAATACATGATTGGACTGCAGGGACTGACCGGCGACGTGAATGCGATTCGCCACCTGCTGAACCAGACGATGGAAGATCTGTTTTCCGCAGAGGCCTCGACTTTCGAGCTGAATACTGAAGATGATGAGACGCTCGATGTTGCGATCACCTACACGACGGAGAAGGGCCTGACCAGAGCGGAGCTCGACAGCATCCTCGACGACTGCTACATCAAGACCGACAAGATCCGTGACTGGAACGTGAGCCATGGTGAGTGGACGGCTCGTTGGGCGAAGTAAATGACAAGGGAAGGGGCGAAAGCCCCTTCCCCGATAAGAAGAAGGAGGATAAAGCAATGAAGCGGACTTATATCAAGACATTCTTTGGCACACACGACGCCGTCGAGGCAGGGATCCGGAAGTTTGATGAGGTGCTGAAGCGTATGTATAACGTTTACGGCGGACGGCGTGAGTGCAGCCGGAAGGACGCTGACGGCAACTATGAAGTAATCATGAGTTACACCGCCAACTGGATGGACAGCGATCGGATGCGATTCCTGTGCCCCGAGTACACGATTGAAGCAATTGACCGCCGTTTCAATCATGAGGCGGACCGACTGCCGATTCCGATCAGAGACGACTTTTGGTGCGACGTGATCAAAGAGGACGACGGCACTTATGCGAACAGAGGGAGGTGATACAGATGTTCGAAGTGAAGGATGAGTGGAACGTGACCGTGAGACGATTTGAGGATCGTGAGGACGCAATGGATTATATTCAGCAGAGAGGACCGGATCGATTCCATCTGACGGAAGGGGAGTGATCCCCTTCTTTTATCGTTTGTCTATATTCGATCGTTTTGTGCAATCTGGTACATATAGGTGTTGTACACCTAAATTTTCTTTTTTAACAAATTGTTATAAATATATGTATATATGTATGTATGTATATATATGTATATATATATGTATGTGTATATGTATATGTATATGTATATATGTATATGTATATATGTATGTATATATGTGTATGTGTGTGTGTGTGTGTGTGTGTGTGTGTGTGTGTGTGTGTGTGTGTGTGCATAGGTGTTGTACACCTAAATTTTCCTTTTCTTTAATAAATTGTTACAAAGGAGTTAATAGGTGTTTAACACCTATATTAAACTCTTGTCTTTTTTGTAAACTTATTGTATACTATATGTAATGAAGGAGGGATAGTATGAAGGAAGTTATGGGCGGGCTGTGGTTTGCTGGGTTGTTAGCCTTGGCATTGCTTGGACTCGAACCTGGCCTGGTTCTCTTTGTACTGGGAGCTGCTATAGGAGCTGGTGAGCTGGTAAAAGAACGGAAAGCTGAAGAAGCTATGCAGGCATGGCGTAAAAAATATCCACCGTATAGATATTGAACCATATGTATATATACGTATATATACTATATTTACCTAAAGAGCAGAGGCAAGCAAGATATAAGAATATATTGGCACAGATATACTGATCATTTAAAAATATTTTTTCAAATCATCAAATGACGCCAGTAAAATAATATTGCCCTATTTTAGATGTCAAACACCTAAAAGTAACTCTTGCAATTTGATTCTTATTTCAATATAATTATTATGAAAAAGGGGAAGAACAAAACTTCCCAAAAGTAGGAGGGTTTAGGATGATAGTATTTGAAGGACAAGCATTTAATGAAAAAAAGATTGTAAGAATTTCTCGATCAGGCAACACTATATATGCATATTTTGATGGCAGCCCATCACCCATTAACATGTGGCATTATAAAACTGAAGCAGAAGGGATTTCAAAAGTAAATGAAATTACTACGCTTATAAATCAACGAGAAGAAAAACTCCTAAAACCATAATATCATTTTTAATTCTATAAGGAAAATTCATATTAATATAATTATGAATTTTCCTATAATTTTATTTTTAAATGTAGGTGTTAAACACCTAAATGCAATTATAGACAAGTTCCTAAAACAAGCGTATAATGTTAACTGTTCCAAGAGGGAATTTGAAAATGAAAGGGAGAAAAAACATGAAAATTGAACTTCAGTACAAAGAACCCGGAACCCAGATCGCAGGATATATCTTCAACGCCGTCTATGATGAAACTGAAATCAAAGAAGCATACGAAGAGTATGACGCAGCCGAGCGCAATGGTTATGAAATCACAATTTGGCGTTTAGTTCATGATGAAGATGTGACACTTTAAAAAAGATGGCGGTTCCCGTAACCGCCAACTTCATTCTCAATTCTTAGATGTTAAACATCTAATAAACCCTCTTGCATTTTCCCATAATTACTGATACAATCTATATATCAAAGGAAGGGAGAGTATCAACCATGTTAAACAATCGTCATTCTCGCGCGGCCGCGGCCATTGCCACTGAATTTGAAACTAAAGACTCCGTAACCGTTGATGTGTCTACACCAGAAGCCGATTCCCATATCTTCCGGGTCATGATGTATCTTTGCCATTATTTTGGGAAATATTGGATTGAATATCTGAGCAACGGCACTGCTATCATTCGGAAACAGGAGTAATACTCCTGTTTCTTATTTTATTTTTAATCTTAGGTGTTCAACATCTAAATATATCACTTGCATTTCTCCTTAAACAGGAGTATTATATACTTGTCCGAAGGGGCAAGAAAATAGTGGGAGGATTACACTATGGATAGTATTAAAGTTACCTATGAACTCCGGCGGCACGATTCTACCCGTTTCCACGGGTGGATTATTTGGGAATGCTCTGATGGTATGGAATCAGTGTATTTCCAATCAACTTCACTTGCGGAAGCACGAGCCGTTTTTAACGATGTGCATCCCGAAACCCTATAGGGTTTCGTATTAATTTAGATGTTAAACACCTAAATCTTCTATATTGACAGATTCCCAAAGCAAGTGTATTATTGTTACAGAAACAGGGAAGGAAAACCCACTAAACCAGAAAGGAACCAACCATTATGAAGACTGTGGAAGTTGTCGCTACTGCTAAAGGTTACTACGTTACTCGCCGCTATTGCGGAATGAACAAGGGCGCTGAATTCTTCCCCTTCGGTACGAAGAAGAAGGAACGTAAGGCGGCCGATGAAGCCAAAGATCGCTATGTGAAGGCATGGATGGGCGAGTAATCGCCCATCGGGCGGGACAATTCCCGCCCACCTCTTTCACTCAAATTTAGGTGTTAAACACCTAAACGCTTTTATTGACAAATTGCCGCATACCATGCTATAATAAGGCATCAAATGAAGGAGGACGAAACCATGATTAATGTACGGACAATCCGCAAACTGCAGGAAAATGGCGGGCTGACTCTGAAAGCCGGAAAAATTATCTCCTATAAATCCGGATGGCAGGTAGCCGACTACGGACAAGAGGTCCGGACGGCTGAAGAAGCAATTAAAGCCGTTAAAATGTACGGCGGCAATTGCGGCATCTGGTATGCCGGCGGCATCTACTATGTCGATCACTCTTTCCGCATCAGTACAAAACGGGAAGCACTGAGAGTTGGCCGCAAATTTTCTCAAATTTCAATTTTCGGATGGAAAACACAGAAACTTGCATATTGCTAAACATCGCGCCCGAAATCGGGCGCAATTTCATTTTCTACAACTTAGGTGTTAAACACCTAATTTTAGTGTTTGACGATTCCCATAATTAGGCGTATAATTTAATCAAGAAATGAGGGGAGGAACGAACAATGACTTACTACGAAATTTACAACCACAACAACATGTGGGAAATCTGGAAATGGACAAACAACGGCATCGAGTGCAAATGTTCTTTTTTCAAATCTTATAAAACCAAACGGGGCGCCGAAAATTGGGCGAAAAAACAGTGGAACCGGGTTATCTGGCGGTAACCCGCCACTATCTATTTAGGTGTTAAACACCTAAATATAGTACTTGTGTTTTTCTAACTTTTCTGATATACTTATATCATCAAAGAGGGGAGGAACAGCACGATGAAGTACTTACTGATGGAAGAATACGAACAAATGAAGATTTACGCTCTTGACAATGTGATTTATCACAAGATTGAAAAAAAAGTCATTATGGCTGTGGGAGGAAATGAGACGATCGGCAAAAAGCTGATGGATAAATTCATGCTTAAGACTGTGAAAGAGTTATCTTGCAATTCAATGTTTAATATTATGGATTGCTTTGAAATCCTTGCATAAGCAAGGATTTATTTATTTAGGTGTTAAACACCTAAAAGTTTTATTTGCTTTTCTTGACAAAACACCACTAAAAATGTTATAATGGGTTGCACCCGAAAGGGTGCCGGGGAAACCCGTAACAAAAGAAAGAGAGGAAAGAAAAATGAAGTACAATGATTGGGTAGCAGTAACGGTATTACATGGGGTAAAAGACACGTGGTCTTATGTAACCTTTCTGGGCGGTCTCAAGCTTCATCAGTTTTTAACCGCGGACAAGGTTGAAAATGTGCTGACTGGTCTGCGTGCTACTGATTGGAAGGAATCGTACTTTAAGGCAGGCAATAAAGAAGTATGGAAGTTCGCACCCTAAGGCCTTCGGGCCGTTACAGCTTTTAGGTGTAAAACATCTAAATATAGGACTTGCTATTATGTATAAAGTATGATAATATATACTTGCCCGAAGGGGACAAAAGAAAGTGAGGGATTGAACATGAAGGTTTGGATGAGCATCAGTGCCACGAAGTTTTACAACGCTCCGGAGTCTTGCAGCTACGGCTATATGTACATCGCCGCAGAAGGCGCTCCTGCGGTACACGTCAAGCTGAGCTATACAGAAGCCCATCGTCAGCTGCTGAAGCTGAGCCGGACGCTGGGCAAGTTGCCGCAGATGTGCAACAACGAATATAATCCGATGATCGCCATTCGTGAACTGCAAGGGTATATTAACCGGGAGTAATCCCGGTTTATCCGCTTAGGTGTTTAACACCTAAATATACATATTGACATATAAATAGGGGTATGATAATATATAATTGTCCTAAGGGACAAGAAATAAAAGAAAGAAGGAAAAGAACATGGCACGGTATATGTACAGCAAAGCGGTAGCAGGACACGAACACGCACAGGCACACGAAAATTTCTTTGATGACGGCACGGTGGAACTGTGGAGCTACACCACACGGATTATCTCAATCACGCCGGAAGGCTGGCTCCATTGCACGGGGCTGTACAGCATGACCACGATCAAGCACATCGGCTGGTTCATGCGGGAACGGGGCTTTACCTACCAGCTGGCAAAACAGATGTACCTTGATAACAAGGAATTCAACATCTACACCGGCGAATGCCGGGACCGGGGTTAAACCCCGGTTTTTTCTTATAGAATATTTTAGGTGTTAAACACCTAAACATACTTATTGACATATATATAATATATGTTATAATGATAGTGTCCTCAGAGAGGAACGAAAGAAAAGGAGCGATGAACAATGTACCTATTCTATGCTGACCGCCTCGGATGGATTCCTATGGGAAATGATGGACAGTTGGTTGTGCCGAAGAGCATCAAGTCTCGCCGTGCCCTGCTGAAGCTGGCTACCAGCTGGCTGGGTAAAAGAGCTGGCAGGGTGTATCTGATGACCAGCTGGACTCAGCAGATGTGCGAGCTGGGGCCGCGCGCTTTTGAAGAGTACATTGCCAAGCACGGGGAGGTGCTGATTTCGTGCTAATTTATGACCGGCATAATAATTCACGTCCACCGCCCACGGGCGCCGCCTGAGGGCGGTAATATCACTTCCGTATTTAGGTGTTAAACACCTAAAAGGGTATATTGACTTCTATCCCATAATATGATATTATAATAATGTCCCAAGGGGATAGAAAGAGAGGAATCGTAATATGAGAATTGGAAGAACAATCATTGATATTGAAAGCCTTAACATCGAAGATCTAAAGGCCATTGAACGTGAAATTCATATCTTGCGTAAACGCCGGGAAGAAAAAGAATGTTTCAAGAATCGTATGACCGAACTGCTTGAAGAAGCCAATGCCGCCGGATTTGACTTCATTGATAAAGATTTTGGCAATGTTATCCGCCCCGTCGATATTGAACTGCACGACAACCAGTAAGCGCCTTCGGGCGCATTAATGATTTAGATGTTTAACACCTAAACTTCGCTCTTGCAATTATTCTATAATATGATATTATATAATTGTCCAAAGGGACAAAAGAAAGGAGAAAATATAATGAACGAGTTGTACAAAGTAGAATGGGAAACATTCGATCCCCTGTTTGATGATGGTATGTCCATTGGTAATCTTATTCATAGCGAAGTTACTGTTTTCGGTTGGGAACGCGCCTGTGAAGTATTTATGGAGAACGTCAAAAATGACTTTTGCCAAGCGTGTTTCGTATCCAAAGTTAACGATGCAGAAAATGAATCGATTCTTTCCTATTGCCCCTAATGGGCAATTTTACTTTTAGATGTTATACATCTAAAACTACTACTTGATTTTTTCCCTGTAGTATAGTATTATAACAATGTCGAAAGGAGGAAGGGAAAGTGATTCCACCGGACTAAATGGCCGAAGCGCATATGGCACGATATGCGTAGGCATTACTAAAATGGGTGCGTGTCGCCCTCTCGTTGGTGCCACCCGAGCCAACGGGAATATGAGGGTAAAGAGCGGACTGATCACCCGCTCTTTTATTTACTACACGATTTAGGTGTTAAACATCTAAATGTACCTCTTTACAATCTTATAATTTTCTGCTATACTTAAGATGTTCCAAGAGGAACAGAAAGGAAGGAAATGAACATGAAGAAAACTTATCTGCACATCAACATTACCTACTATGGAGACAAGCGCATTTCCCCCAGTATCCATTATTACCGTAACGATGGAATCAATCCTCCGGTTGTGACCTGGAATAAGCTGACCGTTGCTGAAGCCAACAGGCTGATGTGGGAGCTGGTCAAGCTTGGTGGCAAAAACCACTATATCAGCAATCGGTATAACAACGCTCTTTGCGAGCGTGAAGTTACCTTCTACGGCGTTCTCTAAGACAGACTTTGGTCTGTCGTCCGCCCTACCAGTTATGGGCGGACATTTCATTTTCACATATTTAGATGTTAAACACCTAATTTTATCACTTGTATTTTCCTATAATTTATGATATTATAATAATGTGGAAGGGAAAGAGAACCTTCTAAGATGAAGAAAGGAAAGGGATAGTACAATGACAATGACGATTGAAAAGAAACTGAGGGATTTTCACTTCTGGAGCGGAGCCGCAACCAACGCCGCTAAACTGACTCCCGAAGAGCTGGACACGCTGGAAGAACAGCTGGAAGAAATTATCGGCGATGATGAACCTTGGAGCACCACGGAAGTCAATGACTGGATGTGGTTCGACTTCGAAGATATCTGCAAGGACTGGCTCGGAATCGACTACGAGGAAGTTATGGCAAGGGAGTAATCCCTTGCTTTAATTTCAAAATCCTTTTAGGTGTTAAACACCTAATATTGCTTCTTGACATTTTATCCCAATATGATATAATGATATTGTTCCAAGAGAGAACAGAAAGGCGGTAGCAAGATGATAAAGATTACAAAGGCACTCGCACGCAAGATGTACAACAACGGCGAAGAAGTTATGATTATCCCTAACAAAGTCCGCCCCAATGGGATGCTTGCCAGCTGGACTACAAAACCTGCTGATGATCCCGATGCAGATTTTGACAAGCTGTGCAATGCAATCTTCTACTATAACTGCTCCCCGGAAACTGGCATGAACCTTGCCTATTATGCGAAAGAGGTGTAAGCTGTGGAAAATGTGTTTGTTCTGTTCCTTGATAATCATCTTGAGGGAGTGTACACTTCTCACCGTAAAGCTACGCAGGCCATGATTATAGATATGGTTGGCCGCAAGCTGAAGGAGTATTCTTTTCAGTTCGGCACTGAATTTTTCACCTATGCTGATTCTGATGATAATATCTCCGTTTATGAACTGATGGAAGTTACGCCCGATACCCGGGCGTAATTTCATTCTATTACCATTTAGGTGTTAAACACCTAAATAACTCTGTTGACATTCCTATAAGTATGTGATAATATATAATTGTTCCAAGGGAACCGTAGTAAGAAGCCTACGATATCAAAGATACGAGGATAGTAAGGCTTGTTGCACATGACAGGGCAAGCACGAAACCGTGAGAACGGACAACCCGTAGAAACTGCATGGGGCATCGGTCAACGATTTCCGTCCGATGAAGTGCCATCTCCCAAGGTTATGGTAACCCCTATAAATCACGGCGTAGCTTCCGTGTGACCGTTAGGCAACGGAGTTGGGAATGGGGCGTAAATCCTTGCGAGGATAGGGATGTAGGTGAGGTTACACGGTATTGCCGTGGTGTAGCAAGGTCGGCTTCCGATACAGTCGATAGGGATAGGCGCGCACTATCCCAGTATCATATTTCAAGACTTAGATGTTTAACATCTAAAACCCTTTATTGACTTTCTCATAACTATATGATATTATAATAGCGAAGGGAGGAGTTAAACCATGAAGGAACAGATGACTTACCACGTAGCAGTTCAAAGAGCAGAGCGAGTAAAGCATATCGTAAATGATATCGGTATCGGTCAGATTATCAAGGAGAAATATACTCGGTTCAGTCTGGAACAGGCTGGGCGCTGGGTTTGCCTTACAGATACTGGCATCACTATTGTAAAAGATGAGCCAAAGGCAAAAATCATTACAATGTATGTTACCACACAAAGGGAGCTGGTCGCTGTCTTTGGTGGAGCAAGTAAAGTTCCTGCGTTCCTGCGTAAAAAAGTAGACCACAATCAGAGCAAGTATACGGAAAGGGGTAAAACGATATGGAGATGAAAAAGATGATGGGCATTACTCGTAACTTTGGCAACGACCGTCGTAGATTTAACCGCAGGCTAAAGAAAGCTGGCATCAAGTTTTCTTGGCGTCCTCTCTATGAAGGATACCAGTGGATTTTTGATAAGTTCCCGGGCGGTGACATTGCTTTGCATAGTGGCACATATGGCGCTCGCCGTGGTTATCTCGAATCTTATTGTATGCCGTGGGATGACGGAGATGTAACAGTTCTCAGCCATGCCGAAGCAATTCAGCATCTGACCGAAGGGAAGTAATTCCCTTTTACACAATTTAGATGTTAAACATCTAATTTTATTATTTGATTTATACTAAAATTATGGTATAATATTATTGAAAGGAAGGGATAGACTATGAGCAAGAAGAGCAAGCCAAATCCCAAAACTTGGGTAGAGGTATTCAAGTCGGAGCGCAAAACATTTCCGCAAGGTAGTTGCGTGACTCGTGTTATTCCGGATAAGCGCCGAAAAGACCCAAAATATAAAATGAAGGGGTGGGAATAATGAAATATAAGTATGTAATTATGCAAGAGCTGGAAGATACTAATGCGGCAACCCCGTATAAAATCGTAGCGACCGAAGAGCGAGCTGAAGAGCTGTGCCTACAAGCGGAAAAAGAGAACCCCGGATTTATTTTCTGGTCGTATCTTTGTGAAGAAGAATAAGTCAAATCGATGTAATTTCAATATAGGAAGGAGATAATAAACTATGACTACTCGTACTTATTATTTGCCTAAAAATCGGATTGCCTTGCATATTGTAAATAATATCGTAGCAAAAGTTGGTTGCAGTATCGGTGACATTCGAGTTATAAAAGATACACTTAAAGTATCTATTACTTGTAATCAGCATGATATACCGAAAGTTGAAAAGATTCTGCGGCTTTGGAATATGATTGAAAAGTAAAATAAGGGCAAATTCTTGCCCTTATTTTACTTTATATTATTTAGATGTAAAACATCTAAATACACATCTTGACATATCCCAAAACATATAATATAATATCCATAGTAAATGAAGGGAGTGTATGAAATGAAAAAGACAATTTGGTTTGACATGGATGGCACACTCGCTGATCTCTATGGCGTTGACAATTGGTTGGAAAAACTTCATGCAGAAGATGCCACTCCATATACTGAAGCATATGTAATGCATAACATGAGTCTATTAGCACGCGCACTCAATAAACTTCAAAAACTTGGATATCGCATTGGTATTATTACATGGTTTGCCAAAGATGCCACCGCCGAATATGATAAAATGGTTAAACAGGCAAAAGAAAAATGGTTACATCAGCATCTCCGGTCAGTAACTTTTAATGAAATCTATATGGTGCCATATGGATGTCCCAAAACGATTTTTATGAATACCGAACACGATATCTTATTTGATGATAACAAAACTATTCGAGAAGAATGGACAGGCGAAGCCCATGATCCATATGAAATGTTCTCAATCCTTGATGAATTACTCCACATGGAGTAATTCGCTTTTAGGTGTTAAACATCTAAAAATGTATCTTGCATTTTTCCCTACAAGTGATATACTATAATTGAAAAGTGAAGGACACACTACAAACCGGAAAGGGACTAAAATGAACGTACTGGTACTGGATACTGAAACTACTGGACTTGATAAGCCTTTCTGCTATGATTGCTCTTGGGTTATCATGGATAGCGAAACTGGCGAAATCATTGACATGAAAGCTAACGTTGTTGAACAAGTTTGGCACAATCTGCCCCTGTTTGAATCTGCATACTATAAGGAAAAGCGGCAAAAGTACGTTGCCATGATGCGTAAGCATGATGCCACGATGGATAAATGGGGTTACATCATGCGTAAACTGAAACAGGATATTATCAAGTATGAGGTAACTGGCGTTTATGCCTATAACTCCGATTTTGATGATAAAGTGATTGCCTATAACTGTGATTGGTTCAAGTGCAATAATCCTCTTGAAGATGTAGCGGTGTATGATATTTGGGGTTATGCAAGCGAATTTATCACGGGGAAAGAAGAGTATCGGAGATTCTGTGAAGAAAATCAGCGGTTCACTGATACGGGCAATTATAAGGGTTCTGCTGAAGTGGTCTATCAGTTCTTGTCCGATGATGCCGAATTTATTGAAGAACATATGGGCCTGTTTGATAGTCTGATTGAAGCAGAAATCCTGTTTTGGACGATTAAGTTGGGCGGTCAGTGGAACACGGTGTATAAGGTCAATAAAGTTTTGAACCGAATCGTTCTGAAGCCCTTTGTTATTAAAGTAGACGGGTCTGTAGTTTACGATGGACAGTACGTGAAAAAGTATGTACGGAATGATACTTACAATTTCAAAACCGAATAATAAAGAAGTGGGACAGATTTGTCCCACTCTTTAAAATCCCGTTTTAGATGTTAAACATCTAAATCAACTAATTGACTTTCTATATAATTTCTGATATACTATAATTGTTCCGAGGGAGAGAGGATATTCCGAAATGCCCAACACGCTATCGAAAAATTCCTCTCTCCCAAAGAAAAAAACACTTGACATTCTCCACGAAATGTGGTAGAATAAATACGAAAAGAGGAAGGAAAACCTCACAAACCAGAAAGGGTTACTGCTATGAAGAAAACTACTCTGTCTGCCATCTACTCCGCTCTGAAGGACACCGATTTCGATGCCGAACTGCTTGCCGAGGTTGAGAAGGAACTCAATCGGGGCGAGGAAGTCAAGGCGAAGAACGCCGAACTGTACGACCAGGCGAAAGCCATCGTCTTTAGCGCTCTGTCCACTACTCCCGTGACCATCAGCGAACTCTACGATGAGATTGCCGATAAACTGCCCGATGGTTTTACCAAGGGTAAGGTGCAGTATGCGGTGACTCGCCTGTGGTCTGACGAGATCGCCAAGACCGAGGGTAAGGTCAACACCTACTCTCTGAAGGCGTAAGCCTTCTAAGACCCACCACCCTTGCAATGGGGCGAGGGTGGGATGGGGACTCGTGCCTGTGGGGGTATCACAGGCATTTTTATTTTATACCGGCTTAGGTGTTAAACACCTAAACATCATTATTGACTTTCCTATAACATATGATATAATACTATATGAAAGGAAGGTGCTTGAGATGCGGAATTACGTTGAGCGTGCGAAGGATTTTATCAAAGATGTTTTTCCTTATATTGAGGATAGCATGGATCATCCGTGGGTTATCCGTTCCCGTATCCGTAAATATAATGCCGAACACTCCCGTGCGGTACAGGTCGCAAGCGGAAGCGCCCGTATTGCTCTCATTACTTCTGACTATGTGGTCAAGTTCGAGTATGACGAGTGCGAAGTCCAGTGTATCGGCGGTGGCGAGAATGAGATTTACCTTTACAATCTCGCCAAACGGGATGGCTTTGCTTATCTGTTTGCTGAAATCACTCCCGTAGAGTGGGCAGGATACACCTTCTATATCATGCCTCGTATCCGTGGCATTAATGAATATAATGGTCGTGGTTGGAACTACATGACCAATGCCGAACGAAACTGGTGCGAAAGGCACTCCCTTACAGACTTGCACTGTGGAAACTTCGGATTCCGCAACGGGCATATCTGTATTGTGGACTACGGATTTCAAGAAGATAGAGTTACCTCATCCTATGACTCTGACTCAAGTTATCCAGACTCTTATAGCGCCGGTGTTCCCTGTAACGGATATACTTAATAAATAGGTTCCAATAGGAACCTATTTATTTTAGATGTATAACATCTAACTTCCCATCTTGATTTTTTCTAAAATTGTGATATACTATAATTGTTCCAAGAGAGGAACACAAAAATAGGAGAAGGACACTCCTTAAAACCGGAAAGGTTACTACTATGAAGAAGTCTTCCCTCGTTTCTCTTGTTGCCTATCTGAATGGCGAAACCGTGGACAATATCGCCGAAATCAAGGCTGAAATTGAAGCCGAACTCGCCAAGGGTAAGGCGAAAGCCGATGCCAACCGGGCACTGTATGCAGAACTGCATGATGCGGTTATCCTCACCCTCGCAAATGCTTCTGCTCCTGTCACGGCGCAGGAAATCGCCGATGAAATCGGTGAACCCCGGGGCAAGATCGTGTATGGTCTGACCCACTACTGGGTAGATGAAGTGGTTAAGGATGCCACTGGCAAAACCACCACTTATACCCTCGCCCGGTAATTCCATTCTCACCCTTCCTCCCTCTACTTCAGAGGGAGGAAAATTTTTATATTCCCATAACTTAGATGTTTAACACCTAAATTGTATACAGTATACATGGTTGACAAAAGTTAAAATTTATGATATAATTTTTATAGAGTTAAAGAGAGGGACAAAAAATTCCTTCTTGACAACTCATAGAATTTATGATATAATAGTCACGAAAGGAAAGGTGGTTGAGATTATGACTAAAGCGCAGTTGGAGAATGCTCTCCGCAACGATTGTCTGTCTGTTCTGAAGGAAACTTTTGATAAGGTTTATGGATGCGATGTTCTGCCTGTGAGCGCAAGCGAAGTTGCCCTTCCTGTAACTGATGCTGAGGGAAATGAAAAATTCATTCTTGTAAAGGTTTCCATTCCTCGTGGCACTCGTAATGGACAGGGCGGTTATGAACCTTATGATGGTTATGCCGCTTCTGAAGCCTATCTGCTTGAACAGGAAAGCAAGGCACAGGAAAAGGCGGTAAAGAAGGCAATGAAAGAAGCCGAAAAAGGAAAGAAGAAAAAAGAAAAGGAAAGCGAGGAGTAATCCTCGCCCCTTCTTTCACTTAGATGTTTAACACCTAAATAAAAGTATTGATTTCTATTATAGATATGTTATAATGTATATGAACCAAGAGAGAAGAAAGGATGATGAATGATGGCGAAGGTTACAAAGAATATCGTGGACAAGGACTTGAGGGATATTGTATTTGGGGAACTCATGGGCGCAAAAGATGGTTGGAGTGCAGAATCCGTGGGATTCCACCGCATCAATGACCGTCAGTATGGTATCTTGCTTACCGACCTTAATGGTGAACAGCGTTATGTCCGTATCGGCGCTATCGTTGCCGAACTGCGTGAGGATATGACCGCAGAGGAACTGATGCAGTCCGAAATTGATGCCTATACTGCTAAACAGGATGCCAAAGCAGAAAAGGCAAAAGCCAAAGCGGAAAAAATTGCCAAAGATAAGATTCGGCGTGAAAAGGAAAAGGAGGACAAGGAAAATGACGTACAGTGAAGCTTGCCCTAATTGTCATGACGAAGATTATACCATTGATGACTATAATGATTCATTCGATCAATTTGGTGGCACTCAATGGTGGGACTGCACTTGTTCAAAATGTGGTCAGAAATTTACAATTACGAAAGAATATAAACTTGTCGAAGTTACAATTGAAGAAGTTAGCGAAAGCTAACTTCATTTTTATTTACTTAGATGTTTAACATCTAAATGTACTTATTGACTTTCACCCAAATCCGAGTATAATAATAATTGTCAGAGGGAGTTACTGAAAGACCCACGAATCCGTAATGTGAAACCGAATCACTAACTTCTGATTTGAAACCTTCGGAAAGTTTCAAAAAACCTCTTGACAAACTGCAAAAACTATGATACAATAACTACGAAAGATAAAGAGAAGGAACACTCTTAAAAACCGGAAAGGACAAATGCTATGAAGAAAGCGACTCTCGAAACTATCCGTACTGCTCTGCTCGATGCCGGATACGAATCCACCGACCCCATTATGGAAGAACTGACCGCCGAACTCAATCGTGGTGCCGAGAAGAAGGCCGCCAATGCCGCCGCCTATGATGCTATTCACGATATCGTGATGGAAGCCCTGTCTGATGCTCCGGCCACCATTGCGGAAATCTACGAAGCTATCAAGGGCAATCTTCCCGATGACATGACCAAGGCGAAAGTCCAGTACGCCATTACTCGCCTGTGGAAAGACGAAATCGTCAAGGTTGATGGCTCTCCCTGTGGCTATCGTAAAGCCTAATCCCTATATCCCAGACCGCTTCGGCGGTCTGTTTTATTTTTATAGCATCTTAGATGTTAAACACCTAAAAGTATGTATTGACTTCCCATAACTATATTGATATAATATGTATGAAAGTGAGGGATGAAGATGACGAAATTACAAGCAATTAGAGATTTCTGCTCCTTCGTATGTAATGATAAAGTCACTATTGCAAGAGATAAATTTTATGACAATAATTGGGCGATGGATATAGCAAATAAAAATCCTCGCTTAAAAACCCCAAAAATCATAACAGATAAAGTCGATATGGAAGATAAGATTTTCCGTAAAAACTTTGTAGAACGTTGCCCCAAAGCACAAGGATTCGCCCATATTACTCTTACACTGTTACATGAATGCGGGCATTGGGCAACAAGGTCTGTATTTGATGTAATTGAATATGACAAGGCAGTACAGAGTGCCTATTGCCAAACAATATATATGGATATTCCGTGGGAACGACTCGCAACTGAATGGGCAATCTGTTGGCTTCAGTGTCCGGAAAATCGTAAAGTGGCAAAAGCCTTTGAGCGGGCGTACTTCGGCTAATGCCGAAGTACTGCATTAGATGTATAACATCTAAAACTCACTATTGTTTTTTCAATTATTTATGATATAATAAGATTGTCCCAAGAGGAACGGAAAGGAAGAAAAACGCAATGGATATGGAAATGAAGATCTATACAATTAGTCTTGAGAACTACCATGGTGAAACTTATGTAGAACATTATTTTCAAAAGAAGAATGCACTCGCCCGTTTCCATGAGTTACAAAAAGAGGGCAAAGCGAAAAATGAGTTTCAATCTCGTCAGAATTTCTTTGAGTTCTTTGATGCTAACTATAACGAGTATTCTACTTATATTACTTTAACCGATGGTATTTTAAAAGACTTATTTATGGATGAAATGGCTTAAGTAAAGGAGAAATAATATGCAGACGATTAAAAACTGGTTTGGTATTGAAGCCCCTTACCGCTTTGAATGGAATGACCTTCGATGTGGAATTACTATCCTTAATGTAATTCTGATTATGCTCTTTGGTTTGCAGGTATCGTGGTTTGGTCTTGCGGTTGCCCTCTTCGGTGTATGCAAAGACCTATCTCAGCATCGACATATCAATGATGTTTTGATGCATTGCTCAAGCGTAGTTCTCAATCTTTATTTCCTTTCCCTCCTCTATGGCGGTTAAACCGCCATATTATATTTAGATGTTTAACATCTAAATCAATATATTGACTTTTGCCTAAATTCGAGTATAATTATAATTGTTCCGAGGGAGAGGAAAATGAAGCGCCATGCTCAAACACTCAGTATAACTGAGACAGGATAGGTGCAATGCGAAAACCTCACTTGCAAGTCCCTTGTAACAGAAACTTAACAAAATAAAGTATTGACAATCACAACAATCTGTGATATAATCAATATGAAAGATGAAGGGAAGGAAAACCCTACAAACCGGAAAGGAAGAAACGCTATGAAGAAAACCACTTTTGAAGCCATCAAGACCGCTCTGACCACCTTCGGTTTCGCCGATGAAGAAATCCTTGCCGAACTGGACAAGGAAATCAACAAGGGTGCCGAAACCAAGGCAAAGAACGCCGAAGCCTACGATGCCATCCACGACATCGTGATGGGTGCGCTGACTTCCGCTCCCGCGACTGTCGCCGAGATTTGGGATGCGATCGAGGACGAAGTCCCCGAAGGCATCACCAAGGGCAAGGTTCAGTACGCTCTGACCCATCTGTGGCAGGATGAGATCGTGAAGATCGAGGGCAAGCCGAACACCTATCGGAAGGCGTAAGCCTTCCGCCCGTGGTTGCCAGTGGCTCGGCATTAAATGTAAGTGCTCACTTACAGCCACGTTTCGAACCACGAGGATTTCCGAGGGTCTTTCAGTGTGGTTAAACAACATAAGCCCTCTTTTTATGGGAAGCGCCAGTGGCATCGGGGAAGCCATCGTGGTAAACCGAAAGGTGATCGCGCAGTGGGACAATTGCAAAAATGGAGCCCACAGGAGTTCAATTCTCCCGCTTTCCACCAACTAACTCTTTTCCTTCCGCTTTTGCCCGCCGCTTGCGGTGGGCATCTTCTTTTTAGATATATTTAGATGTATAACATCTAAAACAAACTATTGCAATGTGAGTATATTAATGCTATAATACATACATGAAGTGAAGGAAAACACTGATAAACCGGAAAGGAAGTATGAAAATGAGTAGACAGGAACTGCGGTACATGGTGTTTGATTGTGAAACGGCTACTATGCCCTTTGCCAATGAAATTGCTGAAGGTGACAGTGAAAAGAAAAAGCGCATTGCTATTGCTCGTCCTCTGATTTATGACCTCGGTTGGACAATTACCAATCGGAAGGGTGAGATTCTGGAACGGAAACAGTATTTGATTGCTGAAACCTTCTCCGTCCCTGCGGTATTTAATACTGCTTATTATTCTGAAAAGCGTCCCCTGTATCTGAAGATGCTTGCCAACAATGAAACGTGCGTTAAGCCGTGGAATGAAGTGATGGAAATTTTTACTGAAGACCTTCAGAAAGTTAATGCCGTGGGAGCATATAATTCTATGTTCGACTTTAAGAAAGCTATTCCCTTTACGGAACTGTATATTCAGAAACTGTATAGTCCCTATTACTATGAATGGGAACAGGTTCAGAAATATATTTGCCGTAACATTGCTAATAATCCTTACCATAAGGAACAGGAAAAAGATTTTGACGGCGATACGTTCTCGTTCCGCAATCATTCTTATCCCTTGTTTGATTTGTGGGGACTTGCAACAACCCACCTGCTGAATACTACCACTTATAAGAAGAACTGCTTGAATAATAATATGCTGACTGCAAGCGGAACATACTTCAAAACAAGTGCCGAAGCATCCTATAGATACCTTACTCGCAAGTATGATTTTGATGAAGCGCACACCGCCCTTGATGATGCAATTATTGAAACATTCATTCTTGCACAGATTGCCAAGCGTTCAGCCATTACTATTGGTATCGCCTTCTTCCCCTTCAAAGAGTTGGGCACAACGAACCAGTTCGTATTGCGTAAAAAGAATCCCGATATCACTGAAATTACTATTGTGATTACTGCCTTGAAACAGGGAATTGAAGGCAAGAAACCTTCCGCTTATACTTCTCGCATCGAAAAAGTAATTTCTGAATTGGAAGAATACCTCGCTTGACGAGGTATTTTCTTAAAATGAGATTTAGATGTTTTACATCTAAATTAATAACTTGATTTTTCTTAAAATTATAGTATAATGATGATAGAAAGTGAGGGATGAGAATGGATTTGAAAGAGAAAGCCAAACTGCACTATGATTTAATGGAACTGTTAACCAACTGTCAGAACGATTCTGAATTTTATCAGCGCCTTTTGTATGCAAAGCATTTAATTGAAAATTCATTAAATGACTTTAAAGATGATGAAGTTGAAATAGGAGATGATTATTATGGCGAATACATGGGGTTATAAAAGTAACTTTGATGTGGATAGGGGCATAGAAGATTTTCATTCTATGATCGACTGGTATGGTGACGATGAAGCTTCATACGAATCATACATACGTTCGGCAGTAGAAGCACAATTTGATGACCCCACGCAAATTTCAGTTGGATACTATTTTGATTGTATTCGGAGACTAACAAATGCTATTGGTGGCTATCAGATGAGAATGGAGTTGGAATAATGACTATTTATGAAGTAGTAGAATATATCACTGAAGATTTCAAAGAGGATGCGACCCACGGCGAAAATGCAAGCGGTATGTATTCCTCTATTGAAAAAGCAAGACAGGCAACCCTCGCCCGTATCGCAGAGGAATATACTGAAGAAGAAATCTCCGCAATGAACATTCCCGAAGATTGGGAATATTTGGAAGTTCCAGAAAATGAATGGACTTCAAGTTGTACATACATTATCTATAGTTATGAATTAGATGGGAGGATAGAATAATAATGGAAAACAATGTAGAAACTTATCCCAAATGTCCCCATTGTAAAGTAAATCTTGAATATCATGACCAGTTAAGCACTGACTATGATGATATGTATTACTTCGTCTCTTGGTCTGCTTTTTGTCCGCAATGTCAGCGCACCTTCCTTTTCCGTGAAGACTTCAAACTGGTAGAAAGAAAATTTCTTAATGAGCAACCGTAAGGTTGCCTTATCTATTTAGATGTAAAACATCTAAATAAAATCCTTGGGATTATATCCCAAGGACTCTTCTGATATTATCGAACAATAAGTTATACCAAGATTTTTCATAAAGATAAAACGTTCTTACTTGCATATACCAATCTTGTTCATGTGTATGCTTTTCTAACATATTTTTCCAGCATGGTGACCAATCCCAATTCCCCGGCTCATAGATGCTATCAAGAATATATTTGTCACTCATTTTATAATTATATTCATATCCACCATAAGCATCAATATGAGCCATATTAGGATTATGAGAATAAACTAAACGTTTTACTTTAATAATCTTCATCATTCGCCCTCCCGCAGTCTCCGCAGTAAACATAACCTTCATCATCAATCCAAGCACTTGGAATTGCCATAGTCATATCACAGCAAGTACACCGCACCACCATAGGATACCCATGTTTAGAAAACCATTCGCCCGGGATGTTCCCTTCTGGAATTTCAATACCACGATTTTCTACATACTGCTTAAAACTTATCATACGAACACTCCCTTTCTTATTACAATGATACTATATCATATTCTTATCATAAAGTCAAATATTAATTTAGATGTTAAACATCTAAAGTATTTTCTTGACTTTTCTTATTATCCCCTATATAATAATAGCGTAAAGAGAAAGGAGTAATGAACGATGAGAACGATTTGGTGGGATATGGATGGCACGATTGCCAACCTGTATGCGGTTGAGAATTGGCTCCCGATGCTCCGTGCGGAAGATACCACGCCCTATACTGAGGCGAAGGTAATGTGGAATATGAGCCAGTTGGCTCGGCTGATGAATCAGGTACAGAAACTGGGATATAAACTTGGTATTATTAGTTGGACGAGTAAGGGCGGCTCTGACCTCTACAATATCGCCGTAGATACTGCTAAACGTGAATGGTTGGATAAACATCTTGCAAGCGTTAACTTTGATTATGTATACATCGTTAAGTATGGCACTCCGAAAAGCCTTATAATGCAGGACGAAGATGATATTCTTTTCGATGACGAAGAACCCAACAGGGACGCTTGGCTTGGCGAAGCCTACGAACCCGATATGATGATTAAAGTGCTGAAAGCACTACTTGGGAGGTATTAATAATGTACGAATGGCAGATTGTATTCTATGCTAAATATGTAGGTGGATTTGATATTATAATTGTCACTGCAAAAGATGTTCGAACTGCTATTGAGGAGCACTTTCCGCATGATGCTGACCGCATTATATCTATTACAAAATTAATGAATCATGATTGAAGTTAGCGAAAGCTAACTTCGCGCCGGCCAGCCAGTTGTATGTACAACTGGCTTATTTTATTTAGGTGTTCAACACCTAAGCATATAAAGTAGGGATTAATCCCTACCTTCGGCAATAGCCCGAAACATATCTAAATCAGAAAAAGTTTCACACAATTCATAATACGTTTCTTCTGTTACATAAAACCATTCTGTACTATTTTGTGCCAAAGCAATCGCACGTTCAGCAAGATATTCATGTGCTGTTTCTTCACTTGTTTTTGTAGTTGCAGGACAAATGCCGCCGATATAAATCATAGGATTATAAGTAGCATACTGACGAAGGCGCTTTTGAACATTGTCCGCACAACCAACTTTTACAAGATAGTAACTATGTCCTTCGGGATTTGTTCCAATCATTCCAATAAAATACAGACCATCATAAGGCCAATCAATTGCAGAAGCATCCGCACAAGGCATACTCATAACGGGCAAATCATATCTATTTTCTGCCGGTTTACGAACTTTATGCACCCCATCTTTATCATAAGTATAATAAGCGTCCAACGCTCTCCGCGCATTACTCATTAAAGGGCGGCGAAAATCTTGAAAAATTGCATTAAGTGCAGACGGTGCAATTTCTCCATTTTCATCCATAAAGAAATCACACATTTCTTTCCAGTTATAACTATTAATTCGATTCTCGATTTCTTCTTCGTACTTATAAGCCATATTAGTTCCTTTCTGGTTTGAAGAGTTGTTCCTTCTCTTTATGTATATATAATACTACGCTTATAATTTAATGTCAATAGACATATTTAGGTGTTCAACACCTAAACTTTCCTCTTGACAAATAAAATGTTCGTGTGCTTCCGAATGTATACAGTATACATAGGCAGAATGTTCGTATACAGAATTATATTCGCCTCTGCACGCAACGCGGCCAATCTTGTCAAGTATTTGACAATTTTCAAAAGTTCACTATATAGTATATCCATATAAGCTGGAAAGCTGGAAAAGCTGCATTTGCCCCGCAGAAAAGCTGCAAAAATTTTCTAATATATATTTATCCCAGACGAGCTGGAACAAAATTGCCCGCACCGATTTTTGGCCCGCCACGAGCTGCGATGTTCTCGATGTCATCGAGAGCATGACGAGCTGGAAAAAGCCGAAGTTCCGTCGTCGTAATTTTTTGGGGCCAAATTCGAGAAGCTGGAAAAAGAACCTGTCAAATATTTGACTTTTAGTCAAATTTCATATATAATTAAATTGTTCCGAGAGAGGGACAGCAGAAAAATTATTATTTGACTTTAAATAAAATTTCTGCTATAATAGTTACAGTGAGAGGGAGAAATTCCTCAAACTGGAAATCAGAAATTTAATACTTGACACAAAGTAGAATTTCTGATATAATAATTACAGAAAGAGGGAAGGAAACTTTCCCAAGGCAGAGTAGACCTGCTTATAAAGACTTACGTGGCTTCGCCAATGTTAAAGCGAAGAAATAATTTTGACAGTTAGCGGTCTGTCGTAAATTACAAAACCGTGATTAAAAGGAGGAAATATGAATAAGAACGAAGTCCTTTCCACTATCCTGGGTATTGAAGGCGCGACTATGTGCCGCGCGAACAAGACCAACTTTGTAGCCATTCCCACCGAGGAAGGCTATGTGAAGGTGTCCGTTGGTACCGCTCTTGCGGAAGACACCAAGGCCCACAAGGCTTTCAACTTTGACGCCGCTGTTGCGGAGTTCAAGGCTTGGGAAGCTGAAACCGCGCTGAAGGCCGCAGAGCGCGCCGCAAAACCTGTAAAGGTTAAGGGTCCCAACCCCGAAGCAGAAGCTCGGCGTCAGGCTCTCGATAAGCAGGTTGCTAGTCTGCCCGCTTTCACCGACTATACGGCCACTGACATTCTAAATGCGCTGGCTGGCCAGGTCGCGGACAACGTAACCGTTATGGCAGTCGGTTCCAGCGCGATGCGTCTCGTCGAACAGGGCATTCTCACCGTGACTCTGGACGAGAAGAAGAAAAAGCACTATACTAAGGGCTAATTTCTCGGGGCGGCGATGCCCCTATTTTTTTATACAATGAAATTGTATACAGTATACAGAGGCGACAAATCTAATATTTGAGTCGTAGAAAAAAATTAGCAAATCATTAAAATCTAATATTTGACTTTGAGTTGAAATTCTGCTATAATATAAGTGTAAAGAGGGGAGGCACCTAAAAAGGAGTAACCGTCCTCACCCAAGGTTAAAGTCCTCCCCTCTTTACCTCAGGGGGTCCATGTTCCTTCGCGTTGGGACATGGATTTTTTTTATACAACTTTGTATACAGTATACAGAATTCTGTATACAAAAATTTCATCCCCTTTTTCAGGCGCATTTGATATTTTTTTCAAATGTGACCATTCTAGGGTATTAGCCGCACCGGGCGCAAAAGCCGAACTCTATCTATAGTCGATGAAACACTGGATGTATCAATATAAAGCGCAAGCCAAATCACCGTCTTCTCCCCCTTAACGGACGCATTTGTTATATATATATCAAACGCGTCTGATCCGGGGGATTTTTTGAACGAATCATTACTTTGTAATGATTTTTTTGAAACAATTAAATACTTGACAAGCTGGAATTTTCTGTGATAAAATAAAAAAAAGAGAAAAATTTGACAAAAATTTTTATTTTTTAATAAAAAAAGTACTTGACAATAGTAAAAATTAGGCGCAAACCCCTCTTCTATACCTCTCCTCATCCATGTGTTCCCGTGTGCGCCCCGGTGTATCGATAGACCCTTTCCCACCCAGAGCACATTATTTTTATTTACATTTTATTCCTTCTCTTTTACTATAGTTGGAAGTACATGGTATGTAACTTCATACATACTATATATTTGTTGGAGATGATTTTTTCTTGGCATATATAATAGATACTTATAATAAGTTTGATACTTGGGATAAAGCTCATTCTATTTAGAGGTTTACCATTAATGGTATATGGTATGCTATTTATAAAGTGGAGATGGTTTGGGGTTTACCTATGGTTAGGTATTGCGTGGATAGAGATGCGCGCGCAGATACCTACTGTGTATATGAAAAATTAGAAGAAGCCTAGCAATTTGTACAATAGATAAAAGCCATTAATTAATTATGCGAGGTTCGACGCCGCAGGCGGCGAACCGCAGCAAACGAATTTTGAGGGACAGAACGAATGATGCCGGAGCGCAGCGACGGCATCATGAGTTATGTGCCGAATAAATTCGTAACAACTACTGGAATTTCATTTTCATTTTAATTAGTAGGTATTATATTTAGTCATCAGTAAGCATAGCCCGAAACCCCTCCCCAATTTCATTTTCATTCGCGGCGGCTCATACCATATATGGTAGACGCAGGTTGCGGCCTGAAACCTACCCCACTATATATATTTGACTTTCCTTAAAATTTATGGTATATTTTTAGTATAGAAAAATATACCTTATTTTTGTATGGAGGTATGTGTATGACATTCTTAACTAAAGAACAAGAAGATATAATTTCATTTTCAAATGAAGATATTGAAAGATTGATAGAGATAATTAGTAAGTTACCCGAAATCTATACCGCTTCCATAGAAGAGATTCAAATAGCGAGGGACAAAATATGCGAGAACATGAACAAGTAAAAGAGTTTGCGGTTGATGATATTATTAGATTGGTGCGCGAAACCGACCTATCAGATATCAATACTTTTCTAGTATTGAATGGCGGCACTGGTGTTGGCAAAACTACCGCTATTATGAATAATGTGCTGGAAGAATTGGACCATAAATTTGGACATCTTCAAACTATGTTGGTAGTAGAAAGCCGCAGTATTACAGTTGAGCAATTGCGTCATAAGTATGGTGAAGCGGATGTATGCCAGCGCCTAGGCTTTGCAAATATGATTCGCAAAGGCACAATCGACTATGATTGGGTTGTAATTGATGAATGTCATGGCCTTTTTAGTGAAGCATCTTTTGCGGAAGATACCACAATTATTGGGGATTGGATTAAAAATGCTCGCGGCAATACCCATATCATTTTCATTACTGCCAATGATGAATATTTTGAAGAGCTATCTAAACAATTCTTTTCTGAGGAAAGTAATTTTATTTATTTGTTTCCAGATTTCACTAAGTATGTTAGTAATACGTATGTGAAGGAGATACAATTTATAAAAACCCGAAACACCAATATGACACTTGATTACTTTTTAGCGCAGCAGGAAGGTAAACGAGGTATTGTATTTCTTAAAAGCGCAAGTAAAGTTAAAGATTGGTATTTCAAACTACTTGATTAGAAAAAAGGTGTTGCAATGCTTGTTTCGCGTGCGAATCAAACATCACTTTCTTTAGATGTGGTATAGGCTAAGACTGCCGCGCAGAATTTAATGCTTGAATTAAGTGATGGACATAGCGGCCTGACCCTTGCAGATTTACAGGATATGGCGGACAAACAACGTATTGCTGATGGCAAGGAATCATTATTTGAGGCACTGCGAAATGAACATCTGCCAGATGATATTTCAATTTTAATTGTGACTGATACGCTACAAGAAGGTATGTCACTTACCTTTCCCAAAATTGACTATATGATTATTGACGGATATGGAGAAGTTGAAATTAGGTAGAAAGTTGGACGCTTTCGTGGTAATCTTGACCAGCTCTTTATTATCTTTAATCCATCCAATGCGCGTAGAGATTTTCAAATTCAATCCGATATGTTCGCGCACTTCCGTCAGCTTCAAGCAGAAGGTAATTAGGTAGAATTAGCAAAACAATATGGCCTTCTTAAAGGCGCACAATTTAAAATTAAGTATATAAATGAGCGCAAACATGAAAATGGCTCTAAATCTTATGAAGTAAATGAACAAGCTTATCTTCATCTTATTAAAGACCATAAGGATTATTTGCACTTAATGGGAAATACAGAAGAAGCTGTGCGCGAAATGTATTCATATTTGGGCGCAGTTCCAAAATTAGTTGACCCTAATTTAATTAGAATTTCAAATCAAAAAGAGTTAATTATTGAAATTGCTGAACGTTGGCGTGGCATTCCTTTAAAAGGACCCGCACAAGAAGCTCTTCTATAGGATTTCGCCGCAATGGGAATAAAAGATAAATCACGTCATACTATAAATTCTCTACGAGGATGCACAACTTTATTTGCAGATGCGGGAATAACTGTAGCTGAAAAGCAAGCAACATTAAAAGATTTAGAATAGTGGCCGCAATATCTAACCAAGATACGTGAAAAATTCAGATTTATTGTTTGACTTTTTAAAAAAATTATATTATAATATAAATATAAAGGAGGAATTTAATTATGAATAAATACTCGGTATGGTATATGCCATATAATAAACGGTATCTTATAACCCATCCCTGGAAATGGTTTAAGTGCGCTTGGCGCAATATTCGTGATGCTTGGCGCCGCTCTGTCTATGGCTGGACATATGGAGATGTTTGGGATTGGTATAGTTGGTTCCTTCATACTGTGCCAGATATGCTCCGCTATATGGCAGACCACGGCAGTGCTTATCCCGGATGCGAACCATTTACTACTCCAGAAAAATGGCACGACTGGCTTCACGAGATGGCTGACTTGCTTGAAACTGGGCGCGAAGATTGGCAAGATAAACATAATGAATACTATGAAGAACATATGAATAAACTGATGGATGAATGGAAGCCGTGGAAACCAGATGAGAATGGAGTGTATCATACTCCTACTCAAGAACTTAATGATAAGTATTTTGCTCGGATGAAAGAACTGGAGGAACAGGGCGAGGCAAATGTTCGCAGAGTAATGTCCCTATTAGGAGAACATTTCTATAAACTATGGGATTGAGGTGAATTATATGGTTAGCAGACTTTTAAAAGATAAAAATACATTCTATTGTAGCAACTGCCGTATGCGACAATTTGATTTGCGCCCAAACTGTGTCTTTTGCGGCAACCATTTCTCTAACTACGAAGAAGTAGTGATTAAGGAAGAGAAAGAAAATTTTAATAATAAAGTGAGGGATAGGGATGAAAAAGATACTTAATATTATTTTGATTTGCGCGATTATGCTATGTGTATGTTGCGCCTATAGTGAAAGCCTAGCAACTACAACTGACCTAAGCGCGCCACAAGAACTAACCGAACCAATCTATGAACCCGAAGTTCATATTGAAATTAATATTTGGTTTGAATATAAGAGACCGCTCTCTTTAGGAGACACCGTGTATCTCCATAGTGAAATTATTGGTGGCGAAGGTCGTGTACTTGAATATCAGTGGCAATACAAGGAGCATAATGATATGACTGATACTTGGCGCGATATCCCAGATGCTACCCAGCCTACATACGCCTTTACCATTACTCGTGATAATTATCAATATTTCTATCGCCTACAAGTAACACATTGGGCAGAAGGAGAAGAAAGAGAATGAAAGTAACATTTGTAGAAGAAATAGAAAAACATAATGCTTGGTGGCCTCGCATGTGCTGCCGTAGATGCGGCTCACATTTGTACGAAATCCATCATCAGACAGAACCCGAAGAAAGTTGGTGGATTAAGTGTAGCGAATGCGGTCGCCTTACTCCCGAAGTAGCCACGAAAGAAATTGCTTTGAGCGCGTGGCGAAGTAGGTGATTATATGTTGGCTTTATTTACCGCGCTTGAGGCACGCGCGACCGCGTATCTTCTAACGCCACAAGACTGGTCTCTTTATACCCATATTGAAATTCGTATTCTTGATAGCGTACAACACGGTGGTACCTCTATTATATATGGCGGCGAAGTTAATACGAGAGTAGTGGATGCTTTGCGCGCACTCGGTTATGAAATTACCTATCTTCAGTATGAAGGTAAGCCGCAAATGATTAGGATTGAATGGTCACACATAATGTGTCCAGATAGTTTAGTATGCCCTAGAATGATTGGAGGAAAAGATAATGCCAAAGACTCTTGAAGAACTTGCTCAAATGATTGCTAAACGGGATAATATTAGTTATGATGAAGCAATGTCAGCTGTGCGCGATTGCGCGGCTGAAATGGAACTTGCTTTCATGGATGGCTCATTGGATGAAGTAGAAGAAATTTTAAAGGACACATTGGGCATTGAACCCGATTATTTAGACTTGTTTATTTTTTGAGCGCGAAAGCGCTCTTTTTTTATTTCTCTATAAAATAAAATAATAACTTTCCCTTACTACTATTACCTTTAATTAGAGAATACTCACTCGGAAGGTGATAGTATGACTTTATTAGAAAAATTTTTAAGTAAAATAGCTATTATTAAAGCATTATAGCCAAAATATAAATCTGGCGGAGACGGCTCCAAAGGAACTTGTGATTGTATTGGTCTTATTATTGGCGCTTTTAGGCGTGCTGGAATAAAGTGGAGCGGTATTCACGGCAGCAATTGGTTCGCGCGCAAGGAACTTACCAAGTTAGAACCCATAACTGGCCCCTCTTGTCTCAAAATAGGAGACGCAGTATTCCAGACATATGAACCAGGGCAAGCAGGTTATGCTTTACCTGGGCGCTATAGAAAAGGTGGTCTTTATTATAATGGCGATGTGCGCGATTATATGCATATTGGCATTGTAACAAATGTAAATCCCTTACAAATCACCCATATGTGGTAGCCTTCTGTTAAGGTAGATACTTCTTTAAGATGGTGGACTTATAAAGGATGGTTAAAGAGATTGGGCGCAGAACCAGTAGAACCATTGGCACCGCAGACACCTCAATAGAATGTTAAGGCGCGAGTAACCGCAAAATCTGGTCGATATGTTAAAATGAGAAAAGAACCAACCACAAGATGTGGTATATATGAAGAAATACCAATTGGCGCGACTGTAACAATTGATAACCCAGGAGAAGAATGGGCGCAAATTAGTTATGGTAAGTGGAAAGGATGGTATATGATGGCTAAATTCCTAGAGATAATTTAAGGAGGAGAAAGGATTATGAAAATTAGTGAGTTAGAGAAAATTCTATATATAGGACGTTTAGATTATAAAAATATATGTGAATAGTCTCAATTAATAGCAAATTATCAGTTGACTAGCGTAGATAATCCAGTTACAAAAACTATATCTCCACATATATTTGGGCAATTAATCGCGGCAGATATAGGTTTAACTGTATTACATCCTACAAATGCATATCAAGTATGTTCTTTAACGGCGGGTTCAACTGCATGGCAGTTTAAACCAGAGGGATATCTTCTTTCAAGTACTGCAAATAATGTAATGACATCATTAGTAGCAGGTTATACAGACACAGATTATCCAGAAGAAACTTCTGATTGGAATGCTTACTATATAAAATAGATCACAAATACCAGCGGTGCGCTTCAAGCCACTCATGCATTATTTTCTCCTGCTATTACGTGGCATGATGCAGTTTCAGGAACTAATGATAGTAAGCCTACTTTAAGTATTAGTATTGCTGGAAATACTTCCACTTCAGTAACTCCAAATATTGCAACAACTGCTGTATATGGAGTTACTTTATTATCTAATGCAATAGATAGTACAAGTGAAGTATTAGCAGCTACGCCCAAAGCAGTAAAAGATGCTATTGAATCTTTAGATATTACACAAATTACAAATACTACTGGCAAAACTATTGCCACTATTGATGAAATTGATGGTAAAGTCAGCGCAACATTCCAAGACATTTCAATACTATCTAATTAGATAAGCGATAGAGGTACGGCGGGTAATGTTGCAACATTAGATGAGAATGGGCATGTGCCAGCAAGCTAGCTACCATCCTATGTTGATGATGTATTAGAAGGAACATTAGCGACTTTCCCAGCTACAGGTGAAACCGGTAAGATTTATGTTGATACCGTCACAAATACTTCATATAGGTGGTCTGGTTCCCAGTATACAAAAGTTGCTTCTGATTTAAGTTTAGGAGAAACAAGTTCAACTGCGTATCGTGGAGACTATGGCGCACGTGCTTATGCTCACGCAGGTGCAAGCGCACAATATACCGCAGCAGCATCGGGCCTATATCGTGTAACAGTAAATGCTGAAGGACATGTTACAGCTACTGATGCAGTTCAAGCATCTGATATTACAGGACTTTTAGGCACAGCAGCTGTAAAAGATGCTCCAACATCTGGAGATGCTGCGGCAACTGAAGTAGTAATGGGCAATGATAGTAGATTAACAGATGCCCGTAATGCGGCAGATGTATCTGCCTGGGCCAAAGCTGCGACCAAGCCTACATACACAGCTAGTGAAGTTGGTGCTGTAGAACCATCTTTAATAGATGCATTACTTGATAATTTTGATATTAAATTGTCCTTACCAGATACAGTAAATTGGGCAGTTGATGAAACAACAGGAGCATTATCTGCAACGATTGATAATTATGTATCTAGTACAACTGTTATCATTCAAAAGTAGGTAGGAAGTAATTGGGAGACTTATGATGACAGCGCGCGTACTGAAGGAGAACATTATCGTGCATATGCAACTAGAACATTTAGTTTTAATTCAAGAACTTATACAACTAGTGGGATCATTGGAACTGAATATATTGAACCCGCGGCAGAATAATAAATAATTGGAGGCAAAGGAGATGGATGATAGAGCAAAACGTTTTATAATTCCAATATAGCCATGCGCCTAGCCAAAGATTAATAATATTTATCCTTGGGATATTTCTAGTCCTGCTAATTTGTATTAGGATATTTATGAAATTGCTTTAAAAACTGGATACATTGGCACCTTTAGTGAATTTAAAAACACTTTAGGTGCCTTTTTATAGGCACAAGGTGCTATTATTAACCAAGAATTATATGATGGATAGTATGAAGTTATTCCTTTACCGGAGACATCATAGATTTTAAGGACTACAAATAAATTAATGTCTGGAGATGTAGTCGTTAAACCTATACCATATTATGAAACATCAAATGATGCTGGTGGATATACCGTATTTATAGGATAAGGAGGGTTTATATGGCAAATCAATATATTAATAAAGTTATATATGGTGGAGAAACACTTATAGATTTAACTTAGGATGATGTTACTCGCGCTGATGTGTTATCGGGTAAAAAGTTTCATTTACCAACTGGTGAATCCACAACTGGTACTTGTACATATGATGCAGATACTACAGATGCTACTGCAGTCGCTTCTGAAATTTTAACAGGAAAAACAGCATATAAAAGTGGTAGTAAATTAACTGGTACTATGCCAAATCGTGGCGCACAGACAAGCACTATTTCTACAGTTACCGGTAGTGTAATTATACAACAAGGTTATCATGATGGTAGTGGTAGTATTAGTATAGACAGTACAGAGCAGGCTAAATTAATTGCATCTAACATCCGTGAAGGTGTTACAGTTTTAGGTGTAACTGGTACTATGAATGGATCTGAAGGTGTAAAATCGACATCTGCAAGTGTAACTCCCTATACTACTTCACAGACAATTACACCCGCGGATTTAGGTGATTATAATAGTATTACACAAATTAATGTCGCGGCTATTGCTTATACTGAAACAGACAATGCTGCGGGTGGTGTAACAGTAACAATTGGTACCGTAAATCCAAATGCCTAAGGTGGTGATGCCGAATGGCAAATCAATATAAAAATAAAGTAATATATGGTAATTAGACATTAATGGACATTACTGATACAACAGCATCTACTGATGACGTAATTGAAGGACAGGTATTTTATAGTGCTAACGGCGCGAGAAGTATTGGTACGCTAACAGATGCTACTACTACTACTCATGGCTTAATGTCAGCAGCAGATAAAATAGCATTAGAAGAATGGAAATCTTTACATTTAAGCGTAGATGCGCAAGGATATGTATGTTAGACTGTGGAGGTGAATGAGTAATGCCAGATGTAACTAAACGCTTATTAACAGATGAAACGGGACAAGATATAGTTGATGCGCTCGAAGCCTTAACTAATGTTGTAGACCCCAATGGTACGACTGTTGCTGCGGCGTTAAAACTAAATAATATGACCACTTCTGTTACAATATTACCAGCTGGTGCTACTCCAACCTCTAGTTTAACAGAAGTAGATGGACATTTTCATTTAACATTAGGAATCCCATTACAAGTTCCTACTGTCACAGCTAGTAATAATGGAGAAATCCTAAAAGTAGAGAATGGCGCTTGGACTGTTGGTGAGGCGCCAACAGGAGTGCCAGATGTTACTGCGAGTGATAATGGTAGTATATTATAGGTAAGTAATGGTGAATGGACTGCTCAAGATGCTTTACCAACTACAATGGTTGGCGCTTCAGAGAATGATGATGGTGCAGGTGGATTAGTTCCTGCGCCAGTCGCGGGTGAAGAAGATAAATTCTTATCCGGTGATGGTACATATAAAAGCGGTGGCTTACCTATGGTCATTTTATCATATGGTCATTCATCTTGGAGTGAGTTTATAAATGCATATAAAAATAATGTTATAGTATATTGTCGTGCTTCATCTAATGCTAATCCAGGTACAGGTAGTCAAACTCGTATGGCTTTCATGGCCTATATTAATGATACAACTAATCCTACTAATGTAGAATTTCAATACTATCGTTCTATGAATCCTAATAATAAAACAATTAATCAAATGAGTGACTAGGTATACGTATATAAGTTGACATCTAGCGGAACATGGAGTGTTGAAGTACGTGAAGCAAGTCTTAAATCTGTCGTATTTGATGCTTCATCTGGATTAACAGGTACATTTGATAAGAGTACGGGGACTTTAACTATCGCTGCCGCGACATAAGGAGGAATTATAAATGAATAATGTATATTTTGTACATCAAGCATATCATAATAAAACTACAGATACTTGGAGTAAAGGTATCGTTGTAAAATCTGATCCTACAAAGAACAATGAAGAAGCAGCATTATAGGCATATCATGCTTATTTAGGCGCATATGCCTATGGAAATAATGCTGATATTGATTATGTATATTGCAGAATTACCGCGGCTGGAGGCGGCAGAGAACCAGTTGAAGAAGAATGGGAAGCCCGAGAATAAGGAGGGACAATTATGGACAATGTTTATTTTGTGCATCAGGTTTATCATAATAAAACAACTGGCACATGGAATAAAGGAATTGTAGTTAAAGATACCGCAAATGAAGATAATAAAGCAGCCGCATTACAAACATGGCATGCTTATTTAAGTGCATATGCATATGATCATAGTCCAGATATTGACTATGTTTATTGTGAAGTTACAGATACAAGTGGCCGTAGAACTATTGCAAAAGAAGTATGGCCAGAACAGTATTAATATAAGGGTGGCGATTAGCCACCCTCTTTTTTTATTTGACTTTTTTTTGAATTTAAACTATAATTATAATAGAAAAAGAAAAAGAAAGAGGAGATAAAAGATGATAAAATGTCCTAATTGCGGCAAATCATATTATGCTGAACTATATTCTACTACAACTTGTATGGGTTGGACTCCAATTTATAAGGATGGAATATTGATAAATGAAAATCCTAATATTACTACTACCAATTGTCGCTGCTGCAATTGTGGCACTATTTTTAGTTATACGAATAAAGAAGAAATGTCATCATCATTGGATAGTATTATACCGCGGTAAGATGCAAGTCTTACGTCACTGTCAATATTGCCATGAAGAACGTTGGTTTAAAGTATGAAAGGTGAGAGTATGGATGAAGATAAGATTTTAGATATTGTAATTTTTGGTATAATTGCGGCAATTATTATATTAAAAATTATGAATATTATTACTATTAGTTGGCTATGGTTGGCAATGCCATTAATTTTAAGTGGCGTATTTATAATTATGTGGTTTGTTGCAGTATTTATTGCATTATTATTAAAAAATAAAGGAGAATAATATGAACGGTATTAAAATGTCAGATTGTAAGTTTTATGTCGATGAGGATGCTCGGACAGTAGTATGTGTAATTCCAAACAAAATTCGTCACAAAGATGGAAGTACTACTATTGTAAGCACAATGTTAGAGGATTTTATTGAGAAAAATTTTAGGTTTAATGATATTGATTTTAGTTTTGCGCTAGATTATGGATGGCAGGAAAAAAATCTTGAAATGCCAGTATCTTTTATGGGTAAAGCAGTTTGCGCACCAGAAGATGAATGGGATGAAGAATTGGGCCGTATGATAGCATTTTCGCGCGCGAAAGATAAGTGCTATAAAAGCTTCTTTAAGCGGGCTAATCAGCTAGTGCAGACTCTTGATAGACGTCTTGGCGACATGATTACTATGTTTAATGATTTTGGTATGAAGTTGGAAGAAAAGCGTAATGCGCTCCAAAATAAAATTGACGAGCATATGTCTAAAGGAATAGAATAAAAAAAGAGGGGATGCCTTACAGCATCCCCTCTAAATCTTTTAGAGCATTCTCTACTCGAACCTTTACTTCTTCCATAACTTTTTTATGATAATCTTTACCATCTACTGTCATTTCTATTTGCTTTAATGTAGTATAGGGATAATAGAAACTTAATATTTCCCGATATCCTACTCCATGTTCTCCAGCATATTTAGCGCCCGCTTGGCTCAAACCAATGCCATGTCCGTTGCGCTTAATTCCTGATTTCTGTGTCCATTCATCTTTGCGCCCAACTAGGTATGGCTTCTTTTGGTTCCAAACTTCTTCGCAAGCATATGTACGACCGCCATTTGAATGAGAAAAATAAGTTGTACAATAGCGACCGCCATACATTAGAACTTGACCTTCAGTTTCTTTTGTAGCCTAATTACATACATCGTAATAATCTCGCGCAGCTATGTATGCTTGCGCCTTTCCCGCATCATCACTAATAGGTTTGCCATCAAGCACTCCACGCGAACATGCGAATGTACGACAAGCTATTGCCTGCGCCTTACACGCTTCTAATGAAGCTTTACCAATTTCAGATGCTACTACACATCTGACATAATCTTCAAGTTCAACTTCAACAATGGCGCCACTCGCGCACTTAAAGTATTTCATATTACTTGGTGTTGTTACTTTCACCTTAATTTTCATATGCTATCACCTCGAATTATAAGTATTTGACTTATGTAAAATTTATGGTATAATTTTATTATGGAGGAGAAAATAGTATGAAATTTATAGTTGATGAGATGCCAAAACAAGATGAATGTATTTTCAGTGAATGGAAGCCATATCCTCCAATTATAGAAAAATCTGGAGAATGGTATTGTAAGAATGACAAAAAAATTTGTAGTATGGATCCACATGAATGTAGATGGTTGAAAGAACAAGAAAATGAAAGAAAGATACTTTAAATTCGCGCGCGAGGCTTCAATGCGCGCGACTTATACTGGTTCTCATAGATTTTCTCCTATGATAGGGGCATGTGCGATTTATAAAGGGAGTATTGTGGCGACCGCGTGGAATACGAATAAGACTTCGCCGTTACAGGCGCGCTATAATGTATATCGTTTTAATGCAGATACTCCCGATAAGGCCCATGCGGAGATTTCTCTTATACAAAGATTGCGCTGGAAATTTGGAGATAGCCTGGACTGGACGAAAGTTCATATTTATTTGTATAGGGAATATAAGAATGGTACTCTCGGGCCTTCGCGCCCGTGCCCTTCTTGCATGGCGTTGTTGCGCGAACTTGGAATTAAAAAAATTTATTATACTACCGAAGATGGGTATGTAGAGGAGAAATTTAAATAATGCGGCTTGGCCGCAATTTTTTTTATCTATAAAAACTAAAACAATTATTATGGTACTTTGCCAACACAAAACAGTTAGAAAGAAGTTTATACTTCTTAATCTAAAAATTTGAGAAAAAGGAGGTAATAGTATGGCGATTGAACGAAGTCCGTATGTAGCATATATGTGGAATACTGGAGATCCTGTTACGCAGGAGAAAATGAGACATATTGAATAGGGAATTGAAGCAATTGATATAAATGCCCATGAAATGTCTACATCAATAGATGGACTAGATAGTAGTGTGACAACGGCTGCAGCCGCAGCCGCGGAAGCAAAACAAATAGCCGAGTAGGCCCGTCGTAGTAATCAAGATACTGATGTAAAAGCAGATTAGGGTGTTTTAGCTTGGACCTATGTTAAACCCGCTATGATTTGGGCATCTGAAGAAGATAGTACTCCTGCTATCAATTTAGCATCTCGATTAGGCACTATAGAATCTAATATTGAGACAGTATCTTCTGAAGCCAACACTGCAATATTATGGATACAAGCAGCTTATTCTCAAGGCGGATCGATTTTTATTGAGGAAACTCAAACTACTCGCCCAGCAGAATCATTAGCAGAACGTATTAATGATATCTATAGAAAAATTTCTATCGCTCAAGGTACTGCGCAATCAGCCTTAAGTATTATAGAACCTGAGGGGATGCGTACTTTTGCACAGCGTTTAACTGCAATTGATGATAATAGTATTCCAACTAAGACATTACCAGCATTAATTACTGAATTAGAAAATGCTTATGTGTCTACTGCAAATGATGTTACATATGCAAGCATTGACGCACGTTTAGAAGCAGATGAGACGGTTGTTAATTCAAATACTTCACGTATTAGAACTTTAGAAGATAATACTGTAAAGTATGCTGATATAAAAAATGACTTTATCTCTACAGATACTAACAAACCATTAAGCGCGGCTAAAGGTAAAGAATTAAAAGAAACAATTGGCGGTTCTTACGGTCCAGATAATACAGTTGCAACTGCTATTTCTAATGCATAGTCAACTGCAGAGTCTTACGCGGTGAATTATGCAGATGAGCATAAAGTAGATAAAACAGATATCTATAATGATGTAGATTATACTACGGCAGGTAAAGTTTTAGACGCTCGAGTTGGTAAAACTTTACAAGACGCGATTGATACTTTAGATGGATCGGTATCGAATGTTGCATCTGAAGTTGAAAACGCAAGGACATCTTCAATAATAACTGAATCAGTTACTTCAGAAGAAGGCGGCGAAGAAGTAACATATGAGGTTCCTAAAACATATACTAGTTTAGATGCGCGTTTAGAAGCAATTGAGACATTAGCAGCAAATACTACTGATAATATTGCAACAATTGCTAATGAATTAAATATGTATAATACTCAAACAGGCGCAATTCAAAATACTAATAGTCGTGTTGATACAATAGAAGCCAATGTGATTGCGATGGGAAAAGAGATTGGCATGCTTTAGGAAGCTGATACAGTATTACCATTAGCAGATGCTATTGAACGTACTGGAACTCGTATGGATAATATTTCTGATGAAATTGATGCGGCTCATCGTACTAATGATGATACCTTAAGTGCGAGATTTACTGCTATAGAATAGGTTAATGCTGCTTCTACTACTGCTTTGAATGCTTTAACTGGGCGCGTATCTACATTAGAAAGTTCTGGTACAGTTATTGTAGAAAATGTCACCTATGATACTGAAGGCATTCCTAATAATATTAGCAATCCTTCTACTACAGTAGACTATTTACTAAAGAATGGAGATAAATATTATTATTGGAAGTATATTAAAACTGGTTCTAATCCCGATACATTTACTTGGGCGTTAATTAGTGGAGGCGGCAGCGGAACAGGTAATTCTTCTGGATTTGATATGACCGCTGCAGAATATGAAGAATTAACAACTCATAGTAAAAATACTGATTATTATGTTAATGAATCCGATGGAGTCCATCACTATAGATGGGTTGATGGAGATAATAATAATTTAGTTGAAATTGAAATTGGTAATATTGTAGATATTGCTCAAATTAAAAAATACAATATTGCAACTGTTGCCGGTGAAAAACAAGTAGAGGGCTAGGATGAACCTGTCGCAGTAACTTATCTCAATTTATATCAATATAACTATAATGAAGATAATACGATAATTGATGACGATAAATTATTTACACAAGTAGAACTCCCACGTGGTGGCGGCGATGGTTCAAGTTCAGCACAAAATAATCGCTTATTACGTATCGGTAGTGAAGTTATTCAGAAAGTTGTTGGCAGCCAAATCTTATTACGTGTATTCTATTCTTCATTTGATGCTAGCGGTTCGGAAAGTAGTACAGGTTATGCTACTTTACGTACAGGAGATACAATTATTTTCTCTAATAGAGAATTATCTTCTTGTGAAGTATCGGATGAAAAAGTAAATGGTTGGAAAGAAAATACTGCAGGCTATCATGAATTTGATGTAACCAACTATTGCGGTATTGGTAATACCAATTTCACATTAACTGTAGAAGTTGGTGGCGTTTCATTAGGTAAGGGATGGAGAGTAAATTTAACAGATTTACGTTTAGAATCTACTGCTCCAGATAACTTATTAATTATGGTTGGGGATGAATATGAATTCCCATATACGCCAATTGGTACTATTAATAAAGAATTACAGGTTATTATTGATAAAAATACTCAAAATGAAATTACTCATACAGTTCCGCTTAATAGCACGGTTTCTGGCGTACAAAGCAATTTCATCATTACAGATGAGCTATAGCATGGTAAACATACTATTGAGATGAAATTAGCCGCGGTAATTGGCGGTCAAACAGAATACTCTAATGTAATTAATCGTGAATATATTTGGTATGATATAAATGATGAAAGTACTCCAATTATTATTGCATCGAAATATGAAAATATCTCTATAGACACCATGCAATATTCTATCGTGGAAATTCCATATCAAGTATATAAGAAAGATGCCTCTTCAATAGTGGTTGAATATTACTTAGATGCTGATGTTTCCCCATATCAGACAAGTACGTTAACTGATACTAATATTGGTACGCTATCTTATGTTGCTGGCGATGTTGGATCTCATACATTAAAGATTTAGGTTGATGAAGTTTACATTACAATTAATTTAAATGTTACTAGGTCTGATAAGAATCTATCACCAGTAAACGGGGCAGTTATAGATTTTGATCCCACTATGTTATCTAATAGCGCAGAAAATCGTTTACCACAGTGGGATACTCGTATTAATTAGGTAAATAAAACCTTTAAATTGACCGCATCTCCTAATTTTAACTGGTCTGAAGATATTAATGGCGGCGGATATAAAAAAGATAGCAATGGGGACAAGTGTTTTGTAATTAAAGCAGGTTCCTATATTGATTTAGACTATCCAATGTTTGCAAACGATGTCTTTGGAAACGGCGCGGAAATGAAGATAGTGTTTAAAACTTCTTCAGTACGGAATGCTGATGCTATATGGTATCAAAATACTGGAGAAGTTTCTGGTAAAACTGTAGGTATTCAATTGAGCGCGCATTCTGGTTGGCTGAAAACAGATAAGGCTGTAAATGCAACCACTATGGCAGATGAAGATACTGATGAAGATACTATTACAGTTAAAGGTATTACTTATACTTACTGGGAACCTAATACTGAATATCAACTTAATGATATACGGGTAATTCGTAAAAATATTTATAGATGTATTAATGCTACTGATACGAGCCTTAACATTGATTTATAGGATACTTCGGTTGATTTAGATGAAGATCCAGCAAAGAGTTATATGAAAAAATGGCTAGCTATTGGCCAATTAGATACTGAAGTATTAGCTACAAACTCTTATCTATATTTCCCTTATTCCGAAGAAGACAAAATTGAACTAGATATTAACATTAATAAGAATGAAGCTAATAACAGTTTTATTATGTCTTATGAAGATGGTGTTCCAAGTAAAGCTTATGCTTATACCACTGGTTCTGGCGGAGATAAGATCAGTCATAATGGAACGATTCATATTGGTTCAAACGATTGTGATGTTTATATCTATCGTTTACGTTATTATGTTAAGGCTTTAAGTACAGACTAGATTCTCCAAAACTTTATTGCCGATGGTAAAGATTTAAATGAAAAAGTTGAAAGATATGATAGAAACTGTATTTATTGGAATCCTGCATTAAATGACGGTGAAGGCGGATATATGCTGACCAAGACTGCCGAATCTACATTAGATCCAATCAAATTAGCTGCGAAAATGCCAAATGTAAAAATCTTAATGTTAGATACAGATGTTTTTACAACTGGTAAAAAAGACTTTGTTATGAATTCATCCTTACGTTGTATTCATGCGGATGGCGGTAATATCTACACTTCTCGTGGAGATGAAGATAACTGGCTATTTATAAATGGTTTCCATGCTGGACAGGGTACCACATCTGATAACTATGGTTAGGCCGCAAGAAACGTAGACTTCTTATTTGAGGTTGATGCAGTACACTGGCCTACTAAATCTAAGAATATGGGCAAATATAAGATTGTAGAAAATCCAACTTATATTTCTGAAGTTATTAAAGGTAAGGATGCTAGTACTTTTGATGGAACTTCTTGGAGCGCATCTTACAATGCTTGGGAGCCAGAGACCCCATATGTTTTAGGCGATAAAGTAATTATTGAAGATCAATATTCTGGCATTATTTATTCTTGTACCAAAAATCATACCAGTGAGTAGGCATTTGATGCTAGAAATTGGAAAAAGATTGGTACTACTAGTAAATGCTCTGATTGGAAGAATGATGATTGTAAAGTTTCATTAACTAATTCATCAGTACCCAATAACTATTTTAACTTAAAAGTTAATGTAGCATCTTCTGAAAATGTTAATAATGCTTTATTCCAAAAGAGATATAATGATTTCTTAACTTATAGTTCCCCAGCCTAGGCTGCTCAAGTAGCAAAGCACCACGATACATACGATAATATTGAAGATGTTATTGTAAAGAATTGTATGGAGTTTGTTCCAGCAGTATTATTTGTACGTGAACATAATGCGACAATTGCAACGCATACCGAATTTAAAGATACTAATTGGCACTTCTATGCATTGGGTAATATTGGTGATTCCAAGAAAACCGACTATACCCGTGCTTATGACCCAGATGATATGAATGAATTTACCTGTGAAAATTCAGATAATAATACCAATAATGGTCAATTCCAGTCTGGTGTATTTAATTATCAGTCTCACGATGCAATTGAAACAGATTATGCGGCTTGGAATAGTGCTAATGCATATACTACTGGTGATATTGTGGTATATAATGGTATGGTTTATACATTAACTGGAGCGGACCAAGCAGCAGAATCTACCTGGAATAGTAGTGCTTGGACAGCAATTACTTATACTGGTTGGACCGATGATACACCTCCATATTTTGCACCTCGTACTAATCCTAATCCTATGGAATATATTTATCCAATTACACCAAGTCAATGGAATGTTAAATTTGGTGATGATTATTTAAATAGAAAACATATGACATTAGTAACGGAAGAATTTGATGGAGACCATTCCTTCGAATTTAGATATGCTTGTAAGGGCGATTATCGTGATGGTGATTTAATAAATGATACGAATGGTAACAGTACTATATTAAATAGTAAAAATGAACCACGTACAAAAGATGATGTACAATTTGATCTTAACCATGATGTTATGCTAGCTATGTATGAATGGGCAATAACCGCGACGGAACAGCAATATAGAACTGAAGCTTCAGAATGGTTTGTAAAGAATGCTATGGAATTCTTCTATGCGTACACTCATTATTATACAATGATGGATAACCGCGCGAAAAACACTTTCTGGCATTTTGCTAAAACTGGTATTCATCGGAAAGTTAGTAGACCAGTCGAAGCTTTATTCCATGTTTATGAGACTTCTGAAGACGCAGTTTAGAATCTTTCTAATTCTAATGATACTAATGTGTGGACCGGTACATTCGTTCCAGCGACAGGGGCATTTGATCCTTCCGCTACTTATTATACTCAATATGCATTTGATTTATGGGTATATGACTGCGATACTGCGCTTGGTATTGATAATAACGGTGCACTTGTATTCCCTTATGGTAAAGAAGATGATGACTATCGTGTAGATGGCGAGCCTTCCTCAGGTTATGCCTTTAATGGTGCTGGTTCTATTTTCTGGCGTAGATTAAAGACAACTTTCCCAGAAGAAATTGCTGAAGTTATGAACAATACTGGTAAGAACTGTTTCAATTCTGAACATCTAATTAAAGAATTTGATGATTTCCAGAATTGCTTCCCAGAAGAAATTTGGCGTCTTGATATTGAACGTAAGTATATTAGAACATATACTGGCGCTTCAGTAGATAATTCTGTACAAGAGGGTAAGCAAAATGCTCGTTTCTTAATGTCCATGATGCAGGGCCGTAAGAAATATCAACGCCGTCAGTGGGTACGTGATTAGGGATTCTATTTTAATAGTAAATATAATATTGGTGATATTTCTGTTAATAAGACAGAATTTAACATTGTTTCTCCCGCGGGAGATCATTCATTATTAGCAGTATAGCCTGACTATCATTTACATTTAACTCCATATCAAGATATGTATTTGAATGTAGTTGTTGGTAATGGTACTCCAATTCCTCCGATTCGCGCGAAAGCTAATCAAGAATATACTATTAAACTAGATGATTATACAGCAGGTAACTTCGCTGAAACTCGTGTATATATTAGCGGCTTTAAGATGATATCTAAATTAGGTAATTTAGCGCCAATGTATCCTTATGCATTTACATTAAATAATCTAGATCACCTAAAAGAATTAGATGTTGGTACTGATAATTCTGGTTATCGTAATGGAAACTTCGTTGAACTACCATTAACAAATGAAACATAGTTACCACTACTTGAAACATTAAATATTAAGAATTGTGGTAGCCTCGCAACACCAATAGGCCTAAGAACCGCAAATAATCTACGAACTGTAGAAGCCGCTGGCAGCATCATAGGCGGTATTGCATTACCCGAATATACACAAATTTAGACTTTACATCTACCTTCAACGGTTACTGATTTAGTATTAAATAGCGCGCGTTTCTTAACTGATTTCTCTATTACAGATAGGAATGGTACTGAAACATATAATTCACTATATACTTTAGATATTAATGATAGTGACTATTCTAGTAATGTACATTGGCTTGATGTGGCTGTAGGTATGTTATAGAAAGAAAGTACTAGTACGCATTTATCACTATAGAAATTATCTACTGCTACTATTACAGCATTACAAACAATAGATTCTATTGGACGTTTAAAGCCAATAATAGAAGACGCTGGTGGATTAATTGTATTAAGTGGTACTATTACTATTACTGGAGCATGGTCTAAAGTTGAAGCTAAAGTTTATACCAATACAGTTGGTTATTATACTGGCGAAGGAGATGATAGGGTTTGGAATAATTCTATTTTAGCAAGAGATTATAATGAGAGTCCGTTATTCCCAGATCTTAGAATTATTATTGATCCTACAAAGGAAGAGATAAAGCATAGAGTAACATACTATTATGAAGATCAGACCACAATTCTCTATATTAATGATGGAAATACTGCGCCAGATATTTATTCTAATGGCACAATTGGGCATATGCCTGCGCGAGCCCAGACGCCGCAAGAAAGATATATCTTTGGCTTACGTGACCCTCGTAATGGTACCTATGTAACATATTCTGGATGGAAAGAATATGGCGCTTCAACTCCATTAAGTGGTGCAAAAGTAATACAAGAAGATACTATTCTTCAAGAATATTTTGAAACGATTCCAAGAGATTACACTATAAGATGGTATTTAGATGAAGAAAAAACCAAATTAGTAAGAGCAAATGATCATACAGTACCTTATGGTGGCGGCGCTGAAGAAGAGGCCCCAACCGCAATGGACATTCACAATGCTCATTTTGAGACTTGTGATGTTAGTATTAGCAATGGTCAAGTTACAGCTCATATATTTAAAGGTTGGTAGACTTCTTCCGCGAATATCCATCCTGATGGCCTTACTGATTATTTTGATATCATCGCAGATATAGAAACTATATAGGACAGTATTCCAAATATATTTGCTGATACTACTTCGTTAACTCCCGAACAATTATTAATTTATGCTTCATTAACCTAGGCTCAAAAACAAACTTATAGTTTAGATAATTTAATTTAGGTAGACACTTAGGTAAAATATAAGTTAGGGTATGATAATTTAAGTATTAGTGGTCAGACTATTCATGCTGATACCAGCGATCCTTGGTATTTTACAGGAGATGGTAATGATTATTAGACAACTAGTATTTAGCCACTAGTCGCGGGAAATGATGCATTTACATTAGCAATAGATTATAGTTTAGATAGTTTAACCTATAACAAGACCTTTGCTATTATTGCCAGTTGCTATCATAGCGCAGACAATGTTAGAAGTGGTTTAGGCTTATTCTATAATAGTTCTTCTGGCTAGGTTGAAGTTGGATTTGGCGCTATGTATAGTGACTCAACATAGAGGAAAGCAATCAGTAGTGCTGTTAATGCTAATATGCGTAATATTGTAGTATTACGTCATCCAGCAAATAGTCCTACCCTTTATATTTACTCTAGTTGCGGTAATGAGACAACCTTACCATTAGATGTTTTCGAAGAATCTATTACGAGAACAGGCTCTCTTAACTTTAATTCTAATGCATATCTTAATTTTGGTGCGTTGTATGATACTGCACGTGAAACTATATAGTCTTCTGATAGTAATATTATTAATATTACTAATGCCTGTTGTAATATTTATTGGGCTAAATACTGGAGTGAAGACGTTGGGTACGGAGAATGCAAAAAATTAGCGTCTTGGCCGCATGAATATATGACTTATGGTATCCCATATGCATATCGAGATAATAATGCAATTATTATTAATAAGCGCGCGAGCGACACCGCTGTAATTCCGACGCCTTCAATTTATCTTGCTACCTTAAACACTCCTATGCATGGTAAAATTTATTCCGATCGTAAATAGAGTGTCTCTTTCAGTACTTATGATTTAAATGAAGTATATGGTTGGGGCGAAGATACAGATTTCTAGACAGTATTAGATAAGCGTGTTTACAATAGTTTGCCTATTAAATTACAATCTATTTTATGTAAGAGTTAGGTTGCTTATACGCGTGCGGTATATAAAACTGATTCTCCATATTATGCTGTATCAAGAACTGGTGAAAATATAGTTTATGGTACGGTACGAAATTATGCGTTTGCTTATAGTATTGCTAATTTACAAGAAGATGCAGATGCATATGAAAATGAAGATCAGATAATTAATCCATTTAGTTGGTTAATAGCAAATCATATTAGTTTATTCAATCGTGATACTAACTAGACTTGGAAAGCATCAACTAATAGTAATACATATTATTTGAATTTAAGGTTCCCGGGAAAAGCTATTCATTTTGGTCTAGGTAATAATATTATGCGTGTATTTGTTGATAATATTGAATCACCAACTCGTACAATTGCAGATTCTATTGGTAATTCCAATATTAGAAGTGGTGATATTTATATTGATGCAAATGGTGCATATATTTATGTATCCAATGCTGAAATTAATAAATATGGATTATCTATTATGTCAACCACAGGTAACAATTCTAAATTTACTGGTATTAGAGATAGTATTGCTGCTAATATTGATAGTGATTCTGAAGGTATCGGCGGTTGGGTAAAAGCGGATAGCTACTTCACTCGTTCTATTATTTGTAATTCAAATAATGGTGTTAATTTTGCTACAGTAGTTGCAAATAATAATAATGCTGGATAGTTAAATCTTTCCAATGCTAATGCGACTACCGCTAAACTTAGTTATATGCTGGCAATTTAAGATAATGGAGGCAGTATAGAGATATACTGCCTCCTCTTTTGAGGAGGTATTATATGAAATACTATAAAATAATTTAGGATAATAGAATTATTGGTGCGGTATCTTCTAAAAACTTTATACGATACATTCCATTATCTAATTGCTTCACTCGTTGCGATGAAAGTATAGGAGAATATATTTCTTACAATGGTAATCTTTATCGAGACGTATGGATGCATCCAACTTCTATAGATTATAAATTTATAGAAGTTCGTATAATTCCAATTGAAAAAGATGAATATACTGCGTATCATGAAGCAATAAATAATAATGCAGAAATAGAAATAATTTTAGAAGAAGAACCAGAACCAATAAAACATTTAGAAGATCCAATAGAAACTGCTTCATTAGAATTTATTCGTGAATCTAAAATTAGAGAAATGTCTCAAGCTTGCCGTAAAACAATTGAACATGGATTTGATTTAGAAATACAAGGAAAACTCTAGCATTTTTCTTTAAGTGCATAGGATCAATTAAATTTGATGAATTTAAGTATTATGGCTCAATCTTCAAGACAAATTCCTTATCATGCAGATGGAGAAGATTGTACTTTCTATACCACAAAAGAAATAAATAAAATTGTTTCCGCCGCAAATAATTTCAAAATTTATAATACTACATATTATAATGCTTTAAAGAAATATATTAATGCACTTAAAACAATTAAAGAAATTTCTGCTATTCAATATGGAATAGATATTCCAGAAGAATATAAAACTAACGTTTTAAAATCATTGGAATGAATAAAACAATGGGGTGAAAACAGTTATGAAAATTATTAAATGTATGACAGAAAATATAGAATGTATTTTGGATATGGCCGAGACTAATATCATGAAGGCAATAGAATACAAAGAGGAATTTCCTATTGCCGCAAAGGCATTCTATAATGAATCTATAATTTTAATGGATTCTATTAAAGGACAACATGATGCGGTAGTTTCCATAATTGAAGGTTATCGTAAAGAAAAAGGAGAGCCTCCCGCGCCAATGATGGCTATTTATAACTATATGCATGAGCGCGAAATTAGGAAGGCAGCCGCCATTAAAAATTTATAGGATATGTACATGAAATAAGAAAATGGAGGGGATGCTTATGAGTAACAAGAGTAAGAAGATTCTTAAGGCCGCATTACAATACAGCAAGTGGATGAGTAAGTTTATATGTTGGATTTGGGCCATCTATCGGTTCACGGCATTAGGCGCTACAGTGGTTGTACCAGAAGCGGCTGAAGCTCTAGCATCTACCCTCTATAATTTAGACTGGATTATGTTAGTCAACATGGGCACTTATCTGATTAATTCGTTGGGCGAAAAGTATATATACAGTGATAGGTTTATATTTAAATGGCTAACCACTGGCGGCTTTAAGCAAATGATGGGCCGAGTAAGTGCCTTTAATAAGCAACGTAATGAAGAATTAGAAGAGGAAGTCCAAGATGATATAATGAATGAGTAGGAGGTGTCAGATGATGGCGATTCTTGCGGCTAATTTAATTATTAAATTTAAATATGCTTATGAAAATAAGTGGGGTTATATCATTAATACTGCTGGTATTTTATGGACTTAGGCAAAGCAAAATGCCGCGACTGATTCATATGCTAAAAGATACGGGCAAAAATGGGTAGGCCATTATGTTGCTGACTGCTCCGGCTTATTTTCTTGGGCTTTTAATAAATTAGGCGGATATATGTATCATGGGTCTAATACTATGTGGAACAAGTATTGTATGGCCTAGGGCAAATTAAGTGGAGGAAAGCGTACCGATGGGAAAACATTAAAACCAGGAACAGCAGTTTTTGTTTTAAGAGGTACGAGTGATAGGTCGCACGTTGGATTATATATAGGTAATGGTGAAGTTATTGAAGCTAGTAGCACCGAGGCTGGTGTTATTAAGAGTAAGATAACGAATAGTAAATGGGCCGAATGGGGTGAATTAAAGGGCGTTGATTATAACGACGCCACGGAAACTCCAAATAGCAATGTAGGAAGCGCAGTTGTAAATGCGGTTAAAGTTGCGTTAAGAAGTGGTCCATCAACTAATGATAAAGTGCTTGTGAGAGTTGATAAAGGCGAAAGAGTACAGGTGCTTGGAGACAGTTGGACTAAAGTTACCTATTAGGGTAAGACAGGATATATGATGAGTAAATTTTTATCTTGATAAAGGGCGCTTTTGCGCCCTTATTTTTTTATATATTCAAAATAAAAATAATTATTTTTTCATAGCGATAATACCTTTTAATTAGGGAATATCCCAATTTAATATAAGGATGTGATAATCATGGCATATAAAATGACTAAACGCGGTTCATTAGACAATGAAATCACTAATGAATTTTTTTGTGATACAGTGAGTGATCGAGATAAGATTCCAGCTTCTGACATTAATCTTGGCACAATAGCAGTTGTATTAAAGCCAGGCATATAGGTTTTTATAGCCGATAGTAATAAACAGTGGTGCGTTTTTGGCGTAGAGCAGGCAGGTGATTAATAATGGATATAATTGATGTTATGCTAGCGAGAGCTATGACACCATAGGGCTAGACTGAAACATATGTTTCTATTGCTAACGCTGCTGCTGCAAAAGCTGAAAAGGCCGAACAAGATGCTACTACTGCTATTTAGACAGTTGAAGCCGCGGCAGATGAAATTGCCACTGCACGTGAGGAAGCAGCGTCATTATTAGAAGAAGCTCAATAGGCTTTAGAAACTGCACAAGAAGCGCAAATAAATACACTTGATGTAGAAGACGTAGATGCCGAGGTTAAGAAGTTAACTGTCAATACTAATACAGTTACAGGTAATACAGCGAATACTCTTCAAGTAATTACAACCTATCCAGATGATACACTTAATACTCAAAATATTACAAAACTATATAAAAATACCGGTAGCAATGAAGATGGCACTATGACTCAAAAAGCCATCACAGATGCTTTAGATACTAAAGCAGATACTACCGTACTAAACAACTATGCTACCACCGTATATGTAAATAATGCTATCGCCGCAATTCCTTCTGGAAGCGGAAGTGGCAGTGGTGGCGGAGTTTCCAATCTTGGAGATGAAAATGAGGGTAAGATTGTTGTCGTCGGTGAAGATGGTAATATCTAGTCTGGTATTGTATCAGAAGAGGAGTTAATCGAAGCATTAATTCTTGGTGGCGGATATGTCGCAAGAGATGCTGTTGGTATAGAAATAGACTATGAAAATAAAATAGTTAAACGTACTTAGTAGGCTACAGATAAAGAAATGGGTACAGATTTTGATATATATGAAATGTATGGTGGACGTATGCGCTGTAATGTTAATGATAATGGAGAAATTACAGCTTTCTATGGTGATAATAACTATGCAGAAGATGGTTCTAATGGATAGGTTATGATTTATCAGCCGAAATTCTATTATCAGCGTATTCCTCTATCTACTACATCAAATAAAGTTGGTAAAACTATTGTTAGAGATTCTTTAATGATCTCTTATGACAAACAGAGTGGATTTAAACTACATCCTATTTTTGTACTTCCTAACGGTGATGAGCTTGATTATGTATTGTTTTCTGCTTATGAAGGTGGGTTAGAAGATGCTAGTGAGAATACCTATGTAGTAAATACAGCTTCAGATGTTGATTTTAATAATGACAAATTAACATCACTCGCAGGTACAAAACCTATAACAGGCAGTAGTGCATTAAATTTCTAGAAAGCAGAACAATTAGCAAACAATCGTGGTAATGGATGGCATATTTTTACGATTGAAGCAGAGAGCGCAAATTAGATGCTTGAAGTCGTTGAGTTTGGCACTTTTAATGGGTAGGCTGCTCTTGGACAAGGAGTTTGTAATTTAGTTAATAATGAGTATAACTAGGCTGCAATTACAGGTGCGACTTCTACTTTAGGAAATAATAGTGGTATTGCAACAACTACAACTATTGAATCTAATGGAACGACATATACTACTAATGATGCAGATAAATCTTCTATTAGTTATCGTGGCTTAGAAAATCCTTGGGGAAATGTATGGGAAATGTTAAATGGTATTCTTATTCAAGGTAATGCCGCTTCTAATGGTGGAATACCGTATATTTGTAAAAATACCAATTATTCATATAATCAAGTTACTGAGGACTATGAGAGCGCTGGATTTAGTTTACCAAATAATAATGGTTGGATTTCTGCAATGGGGTATGGAAATAAAACATATGACTGGTTATTAATGCCCGCTAGTGCAGAAAACGCTAATAGTGTATTACCAGTTGGAGATAATGGCTGGTTTGATAAAAATATGAGCGGAATCCGTATGGTAGTTCAAGGCGGCGGCTGGGCCTTTGCTGAAGCAGATGGACCCTTTTATTATGGATGTGATAAGTTACCATATGATTCTACTTATAAAGCTTATGGCGCTCGTCTGCTATATATCCCAACAAAAAATACAATTTATAATAGTAATATTCTTAAATGGCAAAATGCAAGGAGTTGATAGTCATGAAAAATCTTGGTAAAATTCGTAGCACTAATAGACCACAAGACATTGAAATGACTGAAAATTCTGTTTTTGTGGCCAGTAATATTACAGAATATAATAAAAATATTGATGGATATATTGAAGAAGGATATGAATATGATTGTATAGAATATACAAAAGATGAATATCTTTTATCTTTAGCACAGTAGTTAACCGCGGCAAAAATTCTATTGGGGGTTGATTAATTATGACATTAGTAGAATTAGCTTATAAATTACGGCCCTATATAGAAAAAGCCGCCGTTTCGTTAGGAGATGAAGATGCTCTCGAGGCTATAGAGTTATTTCCTGAATGGAAATCAGATACTAATTATAGCAAAGATATGCGCGTTAAATTTGAAGGCATTTTATATAAATGCCTTCAAGCGCATAATTCTATTAGCTCTTGGATTCCTACCGCTGCGCCAAGCCTATGGGCCAAAGTATTAATTCCATCTCCAGATATTATTCCAGAATGGGAACAACCAGATAGCACTAATCCTTATATGATTGGTGATAAGGTAATGTTTGATGGAAAAGTATATGAAAGTGTAATTGATAATAATATTTGGAGTCCAGCTGCTTATCCAGCGGGTTGGAAAGAGATATAAATATTTAACTTTTAATCTTTCGTTAAAAATTTTTTACAAATCATTACAACCTAATATTTGACTTTGAGTCAAATTTCTGTTATAATATAAATGTAGAAAAGGAAAAGAAAAATCCTGGACTACACCCTTGAGTTGAAGGGGGAACGTAAACCGTTTGGGTGAGGACGGTTTAGAAGTACAGCTTATGCTGTACTTCTTTTTTTTTATCCATTTGAAAAAAATTATCTGATTTTATCCATACACTCCTACATAATCTATGTTAGAAGGATTTTAATAAACTTATTACGTTCTACCACTACGAAGAGCGTGTAAGGATCCGACACGATGAAATAATATTATAGTAGAAATAATAGGTTGTTATTTCTTATCTAGCAAATAATATTATTTGGGGTGATAAAAATGGGTGAAAACGGTTTAACAGCATCTGACGTTGCTTTAATGTCTCGTGATGGAGATGGCTTCGGCAACGGTTGGGGCGGAATGATTTGGCTATTCGCTATCCTCGCTATGATGGGCGGTGGATTTGGATGGAATGGCGGCAATGGTAATTCCAATGCAATTCAAAATGATATTAATCGTGGATTTGATAACTAGAATCTGCAGGCACAGACTCGTGATATTTTAGCCGCGGTAAATGCAGCCTCTATGACTGGCGTACAGACAACTAATCAAGTCTATCATGATATAGTTGGTTATGTTGGCGATAAATATAATGAGTTACAGCGCGATGTAGCTGGTTTAGCAGTTGGTCAAGCCAACTTACTAGCACATCAGAATGATTGTTGCTGCCAGACTAAACAATTAATTCTCCAGAATAATTATGATGCTGCTATGCGCGACGCTGCCACAAATGCAAATATTGTAGCACAGAATCAGAAAATTCTTGATGCTATTATGGGCAACAAGATAGAAGCCATGCAGAATCGTATTAATCAACTAGAACTACAGAATCAACTCCAGGGTGTAGTCCGCTATCCAAATGGATGGACCTATAATGCTGGAAACTCTCCATTCTGTGGAGGATGTAATATGTAATCCGAGTGTATTTAGTACACCAAACATATAGGGCGTACTTGGTACGCCCTCTTTTTTCATATAAAGGAGGAATGAGTTATGTTATAGGTTTATTCTGATAATTTAGCGGTTGCTGCGAATACAGCATTCCCATTCAATAATGTAGTTATGGATAAAGGATGCGCCGAAGCATTAAGCGCACCCGCAACAATTCAATTAAATAAATAGGGCGTTTATTTGGTAGAGATGGATGGCTTTGCTACTCCAGATGCGGCCACAGAAGTATCCGTTCAACTATTTGTAAATGGTGTGGCTCAGCCGCAGGCTATCACTACTTTTGTACCTGCAGCTGTTACTGATACTCGCACCTTTGGTTTTAAAACTTTCGTTCGCGTATTAGAAAATAATTGTAATTGTAATTGCCTTACCAGCCCAACTACTCTTCAATTTATGAATGGTGATACTGCTGTTAGTGACGCTCATATTAATGTAGTAATCACCAAGATTCGTTAATATAGGGCGGGTTCGCCCGCCCTCTTTTTAAGGAGTGATTCATATGACTGTTGAAGAGATTTTTAATAAAATAGCTTCTCATATGTTAGAAGGGCTAAAGTATCATGATGAAATGGCTAAATTGTATGATTTTCTAGGATTGTATGGTTATTCTATTTGTTAGAGTTATCATTTTATTAAAGAAACAGAATCCTATAGGCACCTTTCTCATTACTATTCATCACATTATTTAAAGTTTTTAGTAATTGAAAATGTTGCCTCACCAAAATTAATCCCTGAAGCATGGCATAAATATTCTACTATAGCTGTAGATACAGGAACAAAACGTAATACTGTAAAAGAATTAATTTCAAAATGGATTGAATGGGAAAAATCTACTAAAAAATTATATTAGGAAATGAAGCGGGCTTTAGAAGAAATAGATGAAATAGCCGCGACATTATATATTGATAAGTTAATTGCAGAGGTTGATAAAGAACTATAGAAGGCTCAAAAAGAACTTATCAAATTAGAAACATTAGGATATGATATTTATTTTATTATTGATGAATAGAATAAATTTTATCATAAATATAAAAAGAAACTAGGGTGGTGAAATAAATGATTAGAATAATACTGCGACGCTTAATAATTCCATAGGGAGATACGGGGTCGTTTACTTTACCATTACTATAGACTGCGGAACGGGGCGATACCGCAGTATTAGCAATTTATGACCCACTTTATAAAACTACTGTATTAAGACTCGTAGGTGAAATGGATGCTAATAGACAGGTCATTTTTAATTTCGCGCATAAAGACACAATTGATATTGAGCCGAGTAATCGTTATTTATGGGATGTGAAAATTTATCATAATCCAACAAGTTATGATGATTAGAATATTCCCCTGGGCGCGGAACAAATAGATTCCTACTATTCAGCTTTTAGTTTACCAAAATGCGAAGTCAGGGAGGCACCATGAGCGCATATATAAGTAATCGTACTCGCACAAGAGATTTATTACTAGAATATTCCACTATTGTGCCTATTAGACCTCGTGTCGGCGGGCTAGCAATGTTATATCCTTGGGGCAATAGCCATGAATTTAATCCAAGTCAAGAAATAATTGGTGAACTTCTGTATAATTTTGCTATTAATAGTGGTTTTTAGGGAACGCGAGAAGAATTTTATAATTCTTTTGGTTTATATTTGGAACGCAATCATTAGGAAGTTGTATTTGATTTTTATAAAAACTTTCCTCGTTATGGGGATCCAAATAAATTATACTTTGATTTAGATGAACATATTCTATATCACTGGTTTGATAATGCTTATCGTCCAGTTAGCACAACACTCATTACAAATACAATTTTAGAAGGAGGTGACGCCTAATGGCAGTGGAAAATACAGTTCGCGTTACTATGAAAATTAGAAGTGATACTTCTACAGAATGGGCGCAACAAAATCCTGTTTTAGCCTAGGGCGAATATGGCTTAGAAACTAATACTTATTTATTAAAAATTGGTGACGGCACTACCAATTGGAATAACTTACGTTATTTAAATAAGTTAGATACTTCATATTTTAAAACTATGTCAGATGGCTCTTTAACTTTTGGGGATACTTTTGCGACATAGATTAATAATTTAATTGCAAATTCTGGTGGAAGTGCTCATATTATAATTAATGATGATCCAACAGAATCTACGGATGCTATTAATTATAGCTATTTACAGCGCTTCGTAGCAAATGCTATTGCTTAGTCTGGGCATTTACGTCGTGCTATTGTAGAAGAACTTCCTGTCACAAATATTAATGAAAATACTATTTATATGGTCCCTAATTCAGCTGGCACTGGTTATGATGAATACATGTATATCAGCAATGCTTGGGATTTAATTGGAAGTACTGCAAGTGCATTCACATTAACTCCCGCTACTGATTTAGTCCTAGGTGGTGTTATGTCTTCTACCGCAGCTGATCGTATTTCAGTCAATAATGAAGGTTTTATGTCATTAACTACGGTTTCCACCTCCAAATTATATGTACCATCTGGCGATACATTAATCCTTAACGGGGGTACAGCTACAACATAATAGGAGGTGAGTTCAGATGGCGGATAATACACTTGATGTACGAATATAGTTACGATATGGTACTTATAGTTAGTGGATGACTAACAATACTGTACTAATGCGCGGTGAAGCCGCCATTTGTGCTTTTCCGTTAGATTATACGATTGAGTCATTATCTAACTCAGAACCAGAATATACTCCACCTGCTATTGGTATTAAAATTGGTGATGGTACTCATACTTTCAAATAGTTACCCTGGGTACAAGCAATTTCAGCTGATGTATATGATTGGGCGAAAAGCGCTTATAAACCAACATATACTTATGGTGAAATTTAGGGGTTGCAAGATTATATTACAGGACTTTTGCCAGCTACATCAGAAGATGCAATTGAGCCTAGAATATATCAATTTATTTAGGGTACAGGAGCAAATGCGAATAAATATTACTTGCGTTATAAGGAAACTACCGAAAGTAACAATTGGGTTACAGATACAGATAGTTATATTGATTTAAGTAATTTAAATACTATTATAAATTGGATTGGAATTTCCAGTTTAAATCAATATAATGATTTAGATGAAGAAATTGAATCCTATATTAGTACAATTAATTCTTCTGATACGGCAGTAGCAAATTAGTTTGTTACTGAAGTTTCACAAACGGGCGGAACTATTTCCGTTTCTCGAGCATAGCCATCATTTTCTAATATTAGTGGAACGGCCACAGTTGCACAAGGTGGCACAGGTTTATCTTCACTAACTGCAAATAGTGTATTAGTTGGTAATGGTACAAATCCAGTTCAATTAATACCAATCGCAACTGAAATTAATAATAATAACTATTTAGTGCCAAGCAGCGTAGTTAAAAGTTATGTAGACGGCGCTATTTCAAATTTAAGCGGGGCAATGTAGTTTATTGGTATCGCAACAGAACCAATTGTTAATGGTAGTACGGCAAATCCTGTAATTAATGGATACAACTTTTCTAATGTTCATGCAGGTGATGTTATTTTATATGATTCTGCTGAATTTATTTGGGCAGATGATGCTTGGCGTCTGCTTGGCGATGAAAGCAGTTATGCAATTAAGGGAAGCATTGTTAATGCTGATATTAGTACATCTGCAGCAATTGCTCAATCAAAAATTGCAGGCTTAACTGCTTCACTTGCGGGTAAAGTAGACGTAGAAGAGGGTAAAGTACTTACATCTAATGATTTTACCGACACATTTATGAATAAATTAACAGGTATTGCCACTGGAGCGCAAGTTAATACAATTGAGGCAGTGGTATACAATAGCACCACTATAACACCTGTTAATAAAGTAATTAATATTACTCCAGACCCACACACAGAGCATGAAAATAAAATTGAACAAATTTTTATCAATGGTGTTGAATGGGTTCCAAATGAACAAAAACAAGTTAGAATTTTACTAAATTAGAGCGATCTAAATTTAAATGTACTTGAAGGAGCTACAATTCCAGATGGGGCAGGTAGCACTACGAGTGTTCCATAGAGTTCTAAAAATTTATTATTAGAACGAATTGCTATGACAGGAGATGTCATGGATCTAAGATAGACTGCAAATACATATATCATATTAGATTGTGGAACAAGTGACAGCGAATCACATCCTACTATATCTAATAGTTAACTTGGCTGGAATGATGCCAAGGAGGTGTTTTTATGGCAACGGCCAATAATACCATAAAAACGAGAATTCAGTTGAAAAGTGATACTGAAACCAATTGGAATAAGGCAGCTCCAAAAAATGGATCTACTGGTTTTATACCACTTGCGGGTGAGCTTATCATCTATTCAGCTGATAATGCTCACCCTTTTTCTCGTTTAAAGGTTGGTGATGGCACTACCAATGTAGTGAATTTACCATTTATTGACGCGGGAACTTTAAATGGGACAGAGACAGAAATCGTAAAAGTACCAACTTTTAATGATCTTCCGTCTCCTGGCTCACCCGATAAATTATATGTTGATTTAGCTACTAGTCGTATTTATCATTACGCGGCTAATAGTGGATATACACAACTTTCTAATTTTGAATTTAATGTTTCTAAAACCACAGTAACAAATATTATTAGTTGGAGTGCGGGTAAAATGACAGCCGCTTCAGTTACTAGTAATACATTAGTAGTAGATAACGGTTGGATTCCAGAACTATTAAAAGAAAATTATTAGGTTGTAACAAATATTACACAAGGAGGTAATAATTCATGAGTGGATATATTGGACAAGTTTAGATAGGCTCAGCTACTCCAGTATTAATTGGTTCTACTTTATATGGTATTTGTAAAGTAGCACCGGAAGTAGCCGCGAAAACTGTTAATAGCACTACTGATGATACCAGTGGAAAATTTATAAATGCAAAGTATGATAGCCCTATTCAAGGCACTACTATTCACGTAAAATTTGTATATGGTAATACCGCTACTTCCAATATTACTCTTGCAGTTGGCAATGTTATTGCGAAAGCCGTTGTTGGTATGCCTGTGTGTGAAGCGGGAACTATCATTAGCTTTACACTAGATGAGACCGAGACATGGATTGCTAATGATAATGTAGATACCCATATTGAATATGTATTTAAAACTGCGTATGATGCTGTAAATAATAAAGCCTTAACAGAGAGTGATATCGCGGCTGCGGCGGTAAAGGGAGTAGTCACGAATATTAATAGTAATACAGCCAGCGCAGATTTACCTACAACTGAAGCTGTTGTTTCATATGTTAATGAGCGTACTGCTGGCTTAAGTGGATTAACTGGAGCAATGCATTTTAAAGGTTCAGTAAACTCTTTACCTGATGCAACCAGTTCCGATACATTTAATTCTTATGATTCTGGAGATGTAGTTTTAGGACCGAATAATAAAGAATATGTTTATTTGAAGGGAGATAATGCTGCAGATTCGGCTTGGATTGAATTAGGTGATGAAGGCAGTTATGCATTAAAATCAAGTACTGATACGATTACTGAGGTGAGCAGCTTTACAGCTAATACGTTACCAACATTAACAGTAACTTCTGTTAGTATTCCTAATATTACTAATGTTGGAACAACTGCTTCTTTAACAACTACCACACATACAGTACCAAAGGTTACACAGGCTGGCACAGCAACTACTGCTTCAGTTACTGGTGGTATACTTACATTAAATATAGGATAGAATACAATTCTTGATGCGACTCCTATTACTATATAGGGCGTTGATGAATTTACTCCTAATGCTGTTCCTGTATTAGGAACTGCTATTTCTGTCGGTTCCGCGTCTGGTTGGAATGCTGGAACATAGGCATCTTTAAATACTAACAATACTACTGTTGTAGTTCCCAATTCTAGCGGAACATGAGGTGATATAAATGGGCTATATTCATACAATTAATATATCTAATGATTAGTCCTATTTAATTGAACCTTTATTATTTGCAACAGCTGGTGGAACAAGCTCTGCATTAACAGCTGGAATTAATAATTTTGCTTTAGCGCCGGGAGCATATGTACACGTTAAAGTAGGAGAAGTAGTAGCAAATGCTACATTAAATGTTAACAATACCGGCGCGATTGATATCTACTATAATAATGTTTAGATTGGTAGTGATATGTTAACTAGCGGTAATATTTATACATTTATATATGATGGTACATATTGGGATGTTTTAGGGGATATCGCTGGTTAGAATATTATGATTGGAACTACTACAGAATGGCAATCACGTTCTACGTATGTAGCTCCACAAGGCACTATACTTGTGTTTACAGATCATGGAACATTAACATTAAATAATGGCATTGTAAAAACTGTTCCAGGAATTAAAATATCTGATGGTAGCACGCCATGTATTGATTTGCCTTTTGTCGGAGATGACGTAGTTATACCATTACGAAATGAACTTAATGCACATATCACAAATAATGTAATTCATGTAACATAGTAGGATAAAGATTCTTGGAATAATAAAATTACTTGTACGGATACGGTTGTTGAAAATAATCTTATCTTAACGAGAAATTAATAGGAGGGAGAGAATATGGCAATCACTCCATCAAATGATACTTTGTATATAAAATAGATTACTCTACCAAGTAATAATACTTATGAAATTGTTGACCTCGCGGCACGCCAAGCCGTTGACGCAATGAGCACTACTGTTGATAGTATATCTAGTAATTTAAATAGTGTCTCTTCGCGCGTTAATAGTTTATCTGGAACAGTAAATAGTATTTCTGGCAATGTAAATAGTGTATCTTCACGAGTTAACAGTTTGTCAGGTACTGTAAATAGTATTTCTGGGACAGTTAATAGTGTTTCTTCAAATCTAGGTCAATTAACAACGCGTGTTGATGGCATGTCTAAATATACCTCGTTTATAGGTGTATCATCTACAACACTTACAGACGGTTCTACGGCGACTTCAATTCAAGTTGATTCTACAACTATAAATGCTACGACTGGCGCAATTGCAATATATAAACCCGCAAATCATGCAGCACAAGAATACATTTGGGACGGTTCAAAATGGCAATTCTTTGGCGATATTGGTGCGCAAGATTTAGGTACTCTGGCTTATAAAAACAGTGTGGTAGTAAAATATGATAAAGTGACTGCGATTAATACCGGCGCTACTACTGTTACATCTAAAGGTCAATTTACTCCATCAGGTTCCATAACACTTACTGGCAGCACGACTAAATATTTAAAAATTACTTCCACTAGTGTCACCCCAGCCAGTACTGCAAATTATTGGGTGTATAAGCCAGCTGGCACGGTTGCGATTTCCGCTTCTGCTAGTGGTGGCACCACGACAAATGTAATTTCTTCTGTCACTGGAATTCAAGCATTAACAGGATTAACCACTACACCTCCAGCAAATAATGCTTCATTATTATACGCTTCTGTTTCTGGACACGTTCTTAGTTTAAATTAGCTTGTTTCTAGTTCTGCAAATACCTTAGGCGGTACGGCTAGTGCATCAGTGGTTAAAACAGTTGGTTCTATTACTGGAAGTGGTACTTTTAATGGTACAACTATTTATTCAGCCTCTATGGCTATTACTGTGCCAGATACATATGGGTTTACTGGCACTGCTGGTAATGTTAGCGTAACGGCTTCTATTATTACAAGTGTTACCGCGACAAGTGCGTCCACAAATGCAACTGTAAGTTATACCTAATGAATTAAAGGAGGAAAAAGGAGTATTATGAAAAATTATTCTTATATGACATTACTATCAGATGATAGCTATATATATGGAATTATTTTATTACAAAAGAGTTTATAGGAAGTTAATACTGAATATCCATTAGAAGTAATAGTTACACCTAATGTTTCAAAACCAGTATTAAATATATTAGAATAGTTAAATTTAAAATATAGAATAATAGAAGCAATTAAAGTAGATAGCTTTATTGAATATAACTCAAAAGTTAATGCTATTTTTGCGCGAACTTGGGCTTTAACTTTTACTAAATTTAAAATATTTAGTTTTACAGAATTTGATAAAATTATCTTTTTAGATGCAGATATTATGGTTTTAAAAAATATAGATCATCTATTTGAAAAACCTCATCTAACCGCCGCTTTAGATGGAGAATATTTTAATATATGGCCTGATGAGCCGCATTTAAATGCAGGATTACTTGTCATTGAGCCAAATATAGAAGAATATAATAAAATTATAGACTTTATGAAAACTATTTCTTGGAATAAAAATAGTTGTATTGCTGATTAGGAAGTACTTAATTTATATTATTCTGATTGGCCCAAATAGACAAGCCTGCATTTAAATAAATATTATAATATATTTGCTCCATATGTATAGGAAGATTAGGTTGAGGATATATTAAAAAATAGTTATTTTATTCATTTTATTGGCCGCAAGCCTTGGAAAGCTTTTTATAAATCTTCTAAAGAAACCTATTCTGAAGTTTTATATGATTTAGCTCATAAAAAAATATAGGATGAAGTTAATTTATTAGACTGGGAAAAAGCAAAAAATGAAATTAAATTAGCAGTATATGCAATATGTAAAGATGAAATTATAAAAGTAAAAGATTATGTTAAATGCTTTAGTCAAGCTGATTATTTATGTATTTTAGATACAGGCTCTACCGATGGCACTTGGGAATTTTTATAGGAAGCTCGAAAATCATATTCTAATTTAATTATTCAGCAAGAAATCATAACTCCTTGGCGGTATGATACTGCGCGAAATTTAAGTTTAAAATTAGTGCCAAATGATACTACTATGTATTTTATGGTAGATTTAGATGAAATTATTAAAGAAGATGGATGGGTAGATAGTATAAAGAATGCTTGGAATCCATTATTTTTACGAGGTTCTTATACCTATAATCGTTAGGTGGATCCAGCAACCGATTCTGTGCTTCAATGCTTTTTAGAATTTAGAGTACATAATAATAGTTGGCATTATAATGGCCTTGTACATGAACAACTTTGTAACGTTGCAAATTCACGCCAGTTTTTTGAAGATGAATGTATAAATATTCCAATTACTGTATGGCATTATCCAACGCACCCAAATCGTGAAACGTATATTGAATTATGTGAACAATAGGTAAAGGAAGAACCACTAAATTGGCTAATTCATTTATAGCTAGCTGCAGAATATGAGGTACATTTTAAATATGAACAAGCGATTAAAGAGTATCGTCGTATTTTAGCAGAATCATCTGGTTTAGCTGATGTAGAAATTGGTAGATGCTTCGCTAGTCTTGGTAAATGTTTATATTAGATGGGAGAAATAGAGGAAGGTCTTGCGGTCTTAAACAAAGGTATTTCTTTATTACCAAATGTAGGCGACCTTTATTTCTTTTGCGGAGAAATTTATTATAGAATTAATAAATTTTAGGAAGCAATAGATTACTGTGAAAAAGGCTTGATAAATGCTGGACAAAATCAGTGGTGTACAATAGTAAGATAGGGCAGTTATTTTCCATATTTAATATTGGGAGTATGCAATTTTGAATTAGGAAATAGAATACTCGGTCTGGGTTATATGACTATTGCTAAAGAAAAGAATAATAATAAAGAGGTTTCAAATATCTATAATCAGATGTTAAATAATATTCTTAATGGGAGGTGAGTTAGAATGGCCGGAGATCCAGCAGTTAACCCTGCATATATTAGTTAGATAATACTTCCAAATGCAGGGTCGTATCCAATATATGCTGAGGCTTTTACCACGACTCATTCCTTTTGGGGCCAAAGTTTTAGTGGAGCCGGAAGCACCTCAAGCGTATCTGGCAGTTTAATAGACGCAGGCCCCGATATATAGCTACCATCCGGATCAAGTGAATTTAATTTTTTACGTTCTACTACTCAATAGGCTGATATAAAAATTAATAAAGTAACTCAAAGTGAGAGTACATATTCTTGGCGTTGGGGTATAGGAACAAATGGTACTTATACTTTAGGCAATGATAAAAACAGTAATGGTTATTCTACACCAGTTATCAGTATAAATTACAATACAGCCACAAGCGCGGTAGTCGCTTTTAGTGGTACTGTTACCGCTAATAAATTTATTGGGCCAGTAGAAGGTAATGTGTATGGTAATGTAACAGGCAATTTATATGGTAATGTAACTGGCAATGTCTATGGCAGTGTCACTGGTAATGTATACGGAAATGTTACAGGTAATATCACTGGTAATCTATATGGCAATGCTGATACTGCTACAAAGTTTAAAGATGCTTAGCCGGTAAAAGTAGATTTACAAAGTACATTTGGCACTGGTAATGAAACAACTATTTAGGGTGGAAGTACTACTCCTCAAGCAATAGGAGTCTCGGGTGTCCTTCCTCCTAAACATGGCGGAACCGGAATAAGTAGTTATAGTGCAGGAAATATAATATATGCCTCTAGTTCTACTGCACTTGCTACCTTAGCATGTAATTCTGGATTAGAAAATAAATTTTTAAAATCTGTCAGTGCAAGTGGTGGAAATAAAGGTATACCAGTCTGGGATAAAGTTACTAAAACTGATGTCGGATTATCAAATGTAGATAATTTGTAGTAGATTCCTAGAAATATTTTTACAGGCGCTAATCAATTATTATATAGTACTGGTTCATCTACATATACAGTTCTAAATCCAAACTCGGCAGCAACTAATAAATTCTTACGATCAAGCAGTAGTGGAGCGCCTACCTGGGAGTCACCCGCTCCTGTAGATGTTGGCCTGGGAAATGTTAGTAATAGTACAATATTAAACAATACTAGCGGAACTAAAGGTGATATAATCTATTGGAGTGGCGCTAATACTCCTGCACACTTAGCGGCAACAACTGCAGGCGCGGTATTACAGTTAAGTAGTGATAAAGTTCCAAGCTGGACGCAAGTGCTTGATGTTCCGCATGGCGGCACTGGTACTTCTTCTTCCCCAACTGCACTTGGTATTATTTATGCCTCAACAACTGCACAATATTCATCTACCACAGCTGGTATCGCTGGAAGTCTATTATAGAGTAATGGTACCGCGGCACCTACATGGGCAACAGTTGTTACTTCAACCACTGCAACAGATGGATATAATAATACGATTGTAAAAAGAGATGCAAATGGATATATTCATGCTGAAAAAGTATATAATGCAGTATGGAATGACTATGCCGAATTTAGAGAGGCTAATTGTATAATACCAGGTAAATGTGTACAAGAAAATGATAACGGCTGTCTTACTATTAGTAATAGACGATTAATCGCGGGAGCATCGATTATTACGGACACGTACGGATACGCAGAAGGTGAAACGGAGCTGGCGCACACTCCCATTGCCGTGGCTGGGCGAGTTTTAGCTTATACATATTAGCCACGTGAAAACTATCATGCAGGCATGGCCGTCTGCTCCGCCCCCAATGGTACTATTGATATTATGACACGAGAAGAAATTCGTAATTATCCAGACGCCATTATTGGAATAGTTAGTGAAATACCCAAATATGAAATTTGGGGTTCTGGAAATGTTAAGGTTAATGGACGCATTTGGATACGTGTTCGTTAATTATTTTAACTATAATATTATATCGCTGCTTCGCGCCGATAGTAATATTATAATAGTAAGGGGTCGCCTAATACGCGCCCCTTATTTAAATATTTGACATTTAAATACCATTTGTGGTATAATAAAAGAAAAAAGGAGGTAATATTATGAATATTACTCAAATTTTACTTGGTCTTATTTTTATTCTAGGTGGTCTAGTAACTCTAATTGTATGGCCATATATTAAGAGTCATGTTTCTGCTGAATAGCTTTCTATGTTAGCAGGTATTGCTCAAACAGTAGTATTTGCCGCTGAAAAGATTTTCGGCGCGAAGATGGGTGACGATAAGTTAGCCTATGCTTTGGGTCTAGCAAAGAAACTACTTGAAAAGAAAGGTCTGACCTTTGATGAAGATGTTGTTCGTGCGGCAATTGAGGCTCAGGTTGAACAGCTAAGCCTCGACCAGAAAGCAGTGGAGGTACCCGCAGAATGATAATGTATGTTAAAACACAAAATAAAGGCACTCTTAATTTGCGCCAAGCGCCTAATACTGGAAGTCCTGTTTTAGCATAGATTCCCTATGGCGCAAAATTAGATGTAGAAACAGTAGATGGAAAATGGGTTCGCACCACTTATAATGGAAAGAACGGTTTTGCTATGACCCAATTTCTATCTGCTGAAACTTCTACAACAACACAATTACAGGCTATTTATGATAGTTTAAAAGAAACTCTCGCGTTAATCGAGAAAGCACTCAAGTGAGGTAATTATGGAAGAATTTGGATGTTTTTATTGTTGGGATATTAAACGCAAAAAAGAAAAAGAATATCTGTATTTTTTCGACGCGGCTAATAATTTAAGGCAGTGTGATTATTGTCCTAAGTGCGGCCGCAAATATGGGGAGGAACCGGTTAATGAATAGTTGGAATTAGAATCAAACACAAAACAATATGACTATGGGGCAAGCGTCATTTAATCCCTATTGGGGAATGAATTAGCCTACTAGTTCATATAATATGCGCGCCCCAGTATACCATGCTGAGCCGATTCATGGTGAAAATGCCGCGTGGGCGTTTCCTATTGGTAGCGGTGATATTTGGTTACCCGATGCTGATTAGGATATAATATGGTGGATTAAAATTGATTAGAATGGTAATAAACAAGTAAAACCATTTGATCTTAAACCACATGAGGAACCACAACCTGTTGATATGGAAAATATCTTGGCGCGACTGGGCGCATTGGAGGAATGGGTAAATGGCAAGTAGAGTAAGTCAAATGCGAAACGGAATGTATCCGCAAACCCCACAAATGCAGCAACAACAACAACTGAATAATAGCATTGCAGAGGTTAAAGCTTTAATGGCTCAAGTTAAAAATGCTCCAAATCCTCAAGCCTTACTCGCGCAAATGTTACAATCTAATCCTAATACAGCCATGATAGCCAAGATGTTAAGTTCTAATGGCAGTTTAGAGTCTATCGCACGTAGTATGGCTCAAGATAGAGGCATAGATATTATGCAGCTAATAAATAGTTTGCAAGGAGGGTGCTTATGAATACTATTAAATTAAATGATGTCGAAGTAGAAGTAATATCTTATAATAGACAGATGACCTTTTCAGAAGATATGGTAAAAAATCGTGCATATTTTGGCATGAAACAAAAAGATTTAGACTTAATCATTGAATTATTTGATACTGAAATTACTAGTATTGAGATTTATCATGATGATGAAAAGATCTATGATTTAAAAGATATTAGTGTACATTTAGATAATATTAGTGAAGATTTAATGCAAGATACAATTGTTACAAATGTAAATCTAATATTTGACAATTGATTAAATTTCTAGTATAATTATAATAGAAATGAAAGGTAAGGAACTTTCACTTCTATAAAAAATATAATAAGCATAGGGAGGCTTTATTATGATTAAAATTTATTCCGATAAGACAAACAAGTTCTACAATAGCGTAGAAGAAGCAAATCGGGCAGAATTTGAACTAAAAGAGAAAGAGAATCGTGAAAAGATTCAGAAGGAGCGCGAACTCGCTCTAGCCAAAGAAAAGAAGGAAAAAGCGCTTACCGAACGCAAGGCTGCGGCGGAAAGCGTAGAAGCCGCACGCAAGAATTATCTAGAAGCGCAAAAGGCATACCGTAAAGCACTAGAAGATTTTTGCGGTAAATACGGTACTTATCATTATAGTACTTCCAGTGCGGATGAAATTCCTTCCTTATTTGACATCTTTGATAATCTCTTTAAGTTCTAAGGACTAAGGCTTGGACTGAGCCTTATCAGTCCTTTCTTTTATAGCCCCGTAGTTGAATGGTACAACACCGGTCTCTAAAACCGTAATGCCTCTGAAGCAGGTAGTCTGGGTTCGAATCCCAGCGGGGCCGCGATTTTTATTGGAGGATATATATATGGCTGATTTATCAACACATTATAAAGAAAGGTCTCCAGAAGAGACAATTTAGATTATTAAAGATTTCTTTAATTAGAATGGCTTTACATTAAAAGAAACAGATTTAAATTAGAGTGAAGCAGGCACATGGTATTGTCATGTAGACTGCTTTAAAAATGATGTTAATGTTTGTGGCGCAAATGGCAAGGGAATGACCACAAGTTATTCTTTAGCAAGTGGATACGCAGAATTGTATGAACGGTTTTGCAATCAAATTAATTTTATGCCCAGCCTCTATTGGGGTAATTTATACATGGACAGAAATTACGCTAAAAATGGATACTATTGGACGCCCGATGAAAAGATTATGACATATGAAGAAACACTTAATTGTTGTGGTCGAGCTAAAGACTATGTCTATGCTTATTGTCGTGATGATGTAGAACTTACTCGCGCAATGATGAGTGCTATTACAGATAACCGCTATGTTGGCGTACCCTGGACTAATATTGATGATTCTAACGATAAAATTTATATTGATCCACGCTTTTCACTACGAATCTGTCGTTCTAATGGCATGGCCGCGGGAAATACATTAGATGAAGCCTTAGCTCAGGGGTTATCTGAATTAGTCGAGCGAGAAGGCGAATATTGGACATTTAAAAATTTTGAGCAACCTCATTATGCTTTGAAATTGGAAAATATTAATAATTCAAGTATATAGGAAAAAATTAAAAATATTAAAGCGTTAGGATATGAATTTTATTTATTTGATTTATCATATAGCTGTCATTTACCGGTAATTATGTCATTACTAGTAGATCGAGATAGCGGTATATTAAATATGAATTTTGGCGCTTTTCCAGTTTTTGATATTGCAGCGGAACGAGTAATTACTGAACTTTATCAAGGAATACAGACTTATAAAAGTTCTAGCTTTTAGGGCAGATTACAACAACCATACAAAGTATTTCAGTTGTCCAATCTATTAATAACATATGGAAATTCTATTTCTGGTGAAATTTTCCCTGCCTGTTTCTTTGATCATATTGAATATAAAGACTATTATAATAAAGAAGTTTTTGTTGATAAAGATTATACAAATAAAGCAATTGTAAAATATTTTGCCAAATTAGCAAAATCACTTGGCACAAAATTTTATTACATTGATAAATCTTTATCGCCAGATATAAAAGCTATTTAGGTTATAATAGAAAGTACAGAACAATATAAAATTAATTATGTAATTGATTCTAATCCTATGGTATGGGATAATACAAGCAAAGAGATTGCTTTATAGGTACTTAGCGATTATACCAAATTATTTCGATCAATTAAGGATCAAACTCCTGTTGATATACCAAATTTAGTTAATTTAATTCGTACTGCAGATTCATATGGTTTTAGTGTCCAAAGATTATTAGATAATACCTTCTTATGGCATTTTACTTTGGCTACTAAACATGATATTGGCCTTCAATATTTACAAATATTCTTAGATCCATTCAATAGTTTTATTGATAACGTTCCAAATGATTTAGTAGATAGCGAAATTTTTAAAGCTTATAAAAAATATACATAGCTTCTACTATATGTAAAATTCAATATTTATTCTGCACAAGAATTATTATATATTTTTAATAATATTTTTAATTATAATATTAGCGAAAAAGATATTGAAAATTGTACATCCTTAAGTTACTTACTATAGAGGGCATATATAGAACCGTTAAGTCGATTTGTACATGGTCCATATTTAGAGATGATCGACACATTTATTAATAATAGTCCCTCATAAGATGAGGTGGTTTAAATGGCAATTGAACAAGGTTAGGTTACTCTTTATAGTGATTTACAAAATGTATACACAACTTTTAATACTTTTATTACTCAATTTGGTGGGCCTATTACTACATTAGTAATACCATCAGCTAATAGTACAATATAGGCATCTAATATTAATAATTTAGATGGGAAAATTACAGAATTTAAGCAAGATACGTATTTATCAACTGAATCCGCTTGGTGGGTTAATTAGACTGTTAATATAGGTAATGTAATTTATCCAGTTGATTGGACCGGAATTAATACCACGGTTAGCAATATGCCAAGTGTAAAATGCCGTAATGACGCTTATCATAGTTTTGGCGCGAATAATCATGGTACATAGGTAAATACTGCGTGTAATCATGGAACAAAAGCACATGGCACGCAAACTAATACTGCATGTAGTCACGGCAATCGCGGCCATAGCACATAGACCAATACTGCTTGTAATCATGGCAATCGTGGGCATAGTACATAGACTAATACTGCTTGTAATCATGGAGTAAGAAATCATAGTACTCACGGTAACAAGAAAGTAAATAACTGCAACCCATATGGTACTCATAGTAATGGAAATAACGGTCAGGGTAGTTGTAGTGCTAATCAATGGCGTAGCCATGGAAATAACAGTTATAATGGTAATTCTCAATGGGTTTGTCAGTATAATATGTGGGGTAATGGTAATAATTCTAATGGGCACTGTGGTTCAAATGGTAATCGTAATCATAGTACTCAAACTAATACTGCTTGTAATCATGGAGCATGTACTACCAATGGTACCCATGGCAATAAAAAAGTAAATAACTGTGGTTCTAATGGTACGCATGGTAATAAAATTTCAAACAATTGCGGTTCTAATGGTACGCATACCCATAATAGTACAAATAATTGTGCTGCTCATGGTACTCATAGTCACAATATAACAAACGACTGTACGGCACATACCACATGTAAATATACCACTTATATTGATATTAGAAATGCTCATACTAATTTGTGAGGTGCTTATGATAAATTTTAATGAAGAACGTACAACCGCGGTTGTCTATACTTGCGGAATATGTAATTTAAATTGTCGTTATTGTACGATTGATAAAAATCCAGCATTATTATAGATAGATAAGGAACTGGAAGAAAGTTTTCAAGGCGATTATTATTTTAATCGTATAAAAGAATATTTTCCACGCCGCGACCAATTAAAATCCCTTGAAACTTGGGGCGGCGAGCCATTCCTTAAAATGCATCGCATTTATCCTTTAGTTCATAAATTAATTGAATATTATCCTTATTTTGATAATATGTATTCATCTACTAATTTTTCTTATGATGAATGGTTAGATGAATTTATGGGATTAATGCAATGTTTTGCTGATTATCCTTATCGATCTTTTAAATATTTATTACAGCTATCCATTGACGGTCCAGAATATATTAATGATGCTAATCGTGGTGTCGGAGTAACTAAACGATGCCTTGCCAATTTTAATAAATTAGTTAATTTAATGCAAGAAGGAAAATTCCCTTCAAATGTAAGTTTAACTATTACATTAAAAGGAACATGGGATTTAGATTGTATTCATAAACTAAATGATAAACAAAAATTAATTGAATTTTTTCAATTTCTTGAAAATAACTATATTGAACCTATTAAAAAATTAAATATTGAGAATATTCAAATATCAAATGATATTCCTAATACCGCTGTTCCTGCTCCAGTAACAAAACATGATGGAATAATATTTAGTGAACTAGTCCAAAAGACGCGAGAAATTGAAGCAGAAAATTTTATTAAACATTATTTTAAATATTACGAAAAAATTACTCCATATGGCAATGGTCAGTATTGCACCTGCACGGAATATAGGTGGGATGTAAATAGATGTGGTTCAGGCAGTACTATGGTAGGTTTTTTACCACATAATATGATTTCCGCTTGTCATGAAGGATTTACATTACTAGTTGAAGAATATAAAAAATTTGCCGCGTAGCGCTCAGATAAAGACTTAACCGTTACTTTAAATAAATTCTTTGAACTACATTCTATTCCTATGTGTTTAACAGATGATCAATATGTGAATCATGAACGTAAAATGTCTTACTTAAACCCAGCTTCCACAGTACAAATGACTAATGCAGTTACCCTTATTATTGCTTTAGCTATGGCTGGTTTAATTGAAGAAAAATATGTAAATGAAGGCGAAGCATTACATGCGGCAAAATATGTATTAGGAAGTACAGCCTTTTGCCCTAAAGCAAATTATGCAGTTACTGGTTCTTTCTGCTTGGAGCCAACTGGTTTCTATATCTTATTGTTAAATGGAGCATTAGATTATTTAGAGGAGGATAGCTGTAATGGAAATTTTAACTGAAGAAAAAATTTAGTATCAAAAAGAATAGGACGCTTTATTAAAAACTATATTAGATTTGCGTTTTTTTAATCCTTGGCGCCATTTAACTAAATTTAATGATGATCGTTCTCTTTTACCAGATTCTAAATTAGAATTATTTATTACTTCTACTTGTGATTAGAATTGTGAATACTGCTATCTATAGCAATATCCTAAACTATATCCTGCTCAATATAATAAGCCAGAATTAATTTTACAAAACATGCGTATTCTTTTCAATTATATCATTGCAAATCAATTTGAATTACCATGTTTAGATGTATTTTCTGGCGAAGTTTTTGCGACTCCATTCGGTTGGGATGTTTTAGATTTAATATATGAATATGTAATAAAAGGAATGAAAGTTAAATATGTTTTAACCACTTCTAATTGTTCCTTTATTAATGATCCTATCGCATTTTAGAAAATTCAACAATTTGTTAATAAATTTAATAATATTGGTTGTCCTCTTGTATTCTCTATTTCTATAGATGGGAAGATTGTAGATAATAATGGAAGACCGCGCCGTAATGGAGAACTTTATAGTGATGAGTTTTATGATAATGTTTTTGCATTTGCTAAAGTAAATAACTTTTTATTCCATCCTATGGTTTCTGCGCAAAATATCAAACAATGGCCCGAAAATTATAAATGGTGGAAAGAACAAGATAAGAAATATAATTTACCTATTGGAAATATTATGACATTAGAAGTACGCAACGAAGGCTGGACTGAAGAAAATATGAAAGATTATTGTACCTTTTTAAAAATTCTAATGGACGAATTTTTCTACGGTGAATGCCATGGAGATCCAAAATTATTTGGAAATGCTCTTGTTTCGGCTAGATAGTTAGACAATGACCCCTCATTAAATGGATATGTGCCTTGGGCAATAGGAGAATGCGATAGTTTCTAGGGTTGTACAGTTCCTAATCATCTTACTGTGCGTTTAGGAGATTTAGCAATTTGCCCCTGTCATCGTCAAGCATATGATGAATACCTGTATGGACATTTTGTAGTCGAAAATAATCGTATTACTGGTATAAAAGCTAATAATCCATAGATGGCAATAAAGATTTATATGGGTAATATCTTAACTTCTATGCCCTTATGTGACCAATGTGAATTCAATTTTTGCTGTTTACGCGGATGTTTTGGTAGCCAATTAGAATCACAAAAAGATCCTTTCTTCCCTATAAAGAATATTTGTGATTTCTTTAAAACTAAATATACTTATATAATGAATTATTATAGAGAACATGGCGTAATAGATTATTTGAAAACTTTTTCACTTGGAGAACCACGTAGTGCATCGGTAGCAAAATTATTATAGCTAAATGATATATTGGAGGCGAAGAATAATGGCTTGGGAACAACTTAATCGTATTTGGCGAGGAGACACTTTATTCTTCAATGAGACTGGGCCTATTTCTATACAAGAATTACGCTCACGCCCAGAAATAGGATATGTAACCAGAGAAAGAAATATTTATGCTAGGGAAATGATTATACGACAAGAAAAAGAAGTATATGGAAAAGATGGCGAATTTGCAATATTACAAGAATATGATGTATATGCAGATGAACCTCATCCCGATTTAACCTGTTTCCCACTAAGTGTATATGGAATGGCAATGGTAAATGACTATAAAGCATTTCATAATTTTTAAGCGGCTAAGCCGCTACGCGCCATTGGTGTAATGGTAGCATTACTGCCCTCCAAGCAGCAGGTGACAGTTCAAATCTGTTATGGCGCTCCACCAGCTTCTCCTAGCTGGACGCGAAAATAGGAGAAAGGCATGTAAGTAGCCTATAAATACTACCAGGAGCGATAACCCTGCAAGTCAGCCTAGGATGACAGACGCGGAGCCAATGTTAGGCTGTCCTTACTTATATAACATCGGACAATTGTACACCGACACTAGTACACGTAACCTGTAACGTTAGAATAGGCGTAAAGCGACACGAAATAGCGCTTATGCAGATAGGAGTTGCGAACCTATCTACAGGTTTCCCGCAGTTCCGAACGCCTAGCGCAACTAGCCCAGTAAGAATTGCGGGAAATTTTTTATTTGACTTTTAGTTAAATTTCATATATAATATATATGTAAGAAAAAGAAAAGGAGATTTACTATGGAACGAATTGAATTTACCTATACTTATCATGATGAAAATGGCGAAGAAAAAGCAGTAACGCAGGCAAGACGAGACGAAAATGGTGTTCATGATTATGATATCTGTGAAATGTTTCTTGATTTTATGAGATCGGTAGGCTTCTCCGAAGAAAATGTTTTCAGATATTTTAATCAGTAAATATTTGACTTTCAGCATAAATTCTGATATAATTATTATGTTGAAAGGATGATGGGTATCAGCTTAGTTGGTTCAAGCAGAGGTCTTATAAACCTAAGATGCTGGGTTCGATTCCCAGATACCCTACACGCGTGAGAACGCAGAGAAAACTCCGACAAACCAGGGCAATGTCGTTAAATAATACTTTAAGCCCATAGGCACATGCAGCAATTTTTTTTGAACAATTGTCTGTTAAACAATCGAGTTTATTGTGCCTAGTATTTCCCAATAGGTAGCATGGAGTAGCGCGAAACGAAGTGCTTGAGGGACTTGCTAATCCACCTTGAGGCAAGTAAATAAGACAACTGGGATGGCGCGATAGAGAGAAGGTATGTCTAGACTCCCCACTCTGCTAGGTGTGACGTAGCAAAAGGTGTCGACTAGATCGTAAAGATTTCATCGGTTATTCATAGTGCGTCAAGCTATGCAAACTGAAGATAGCTATCGTTAGCGCAAAGTTGGGATAACCTGCCAGCATTTGATCGGCGCTTTATAAAAGAGGATTAAATCAAAGGTTATTGTCCGAAAACCGTAGGGAGGAGTGGAGCTCCTCGGCGGTCAGTAAACTGCAATAAATGGTTCGATTCCATTTGCGGCATACCGATATGAAGTTCGGAGTAGGGCAATATCATCCTGTTCAGGCTACGGCAGTCTAGGTCCGGCCGAAATCGGACCGAACTGAGGTTCGACTCCTCTACGGATGCAGACGTCACAGTGAGTTCCGTATCTCCAGAAAATACGGGCGCGCACCATTGATGTAGTGGCAACATAGCACGTTGCCAACGTGTTTTCACCAGTTCAAATCTGGTATGGTGCTCTTATAGACACATACAGCAACCTTTTTCTAAAGATGATTGAGGATCCGCGTGTCATTGGTTCGAGTCCAATACTGCGACCTTATGTCGCAGTTAGCTCAGTTGGTAGAGCGGCGTACTACATAGATGTGTCTAGCTTCATGCCCAAAGATAGTTTAAGTCGGAGAAAACATCGCCCGTGGGCGGTAATGAGGTTCAAATCCTCTGAGGGTATCGCGATCGTGCCGGCAACTGGCATATATTAACAAGAAGTTGTAGCCGGTAGCGCAGGGTTGATCTGCGTAGAGGGACAGTATTTTGTATGAGTGTCTTGGGTTCGAATCCCACACTGGCGGGAATATTCCTGCTGGTGAGCTATGGAGCGGCTATACAAGTATTGATTTAGCTAATCTTACCTCGGTTAACTTGATAGCTACAAGTTAACCTCTTATATCGCAGACAGGACAAGCGGTTAAGTCGCGAGGCTCATAACCTTCGAGGATTGGGTTCGACTCCCAAGTTTGCCACGCTCATCTTAGCAAAAACGATGACTAAACCGATGTGCGGCTAGCAACCTACTGCTGCTTACGCGGTATGGTTTAACTATACCGCCTATTCGTGTATAAAGGAGGAAAATAATGAGAGCAGCGGTTTATTGCGGTACACGCAATGTATATTAGGATATGATACCCTCTATGAAATCTCTCCTAATTCATTCTAATGTAGATAAAATTTATTTTTTAATTGAAGATGATACATTTCCTTATGAACTGCCGCCAGAGGTAGAATGTATAAATGTTAGTGAGCAATAGTGGTTTAAATCAGATTGTATCAATATGAAAAACAGATGCAGTTATATGGTATTATTGCGTGTAGTTTTTTGTTAGATTTTTCCGCATTTAGATCGTATTTTAACTATAGATAATGATACAATTGTACGTGAAAATATATCTGAACTTTGGGAACTTAATTTAAATAATTATTATATTGCTGGCTGTCTAGAACCATAGAAAAGCAAACCCAATCTTACTTATATAAATATGGGTGTGGCTATGATAAATTTAAAGAAATGGCGCGAAGATGGACTAGATAAAAAGTTAGTAGAAGATTTACATACATATTATTTTGAAGAAACAGAACAAACTGCCATTAATATGGCGTGTCAAGGCCATATTCTTGTATTGAATCATATGTATAATAGAAATAATTATACAGGCTTACAATTAGGAAAAGAAAAAATTATTCATTATGCCGCAGTAAAAGATTGGCAAAAACTTCCACTTATATAGAAGTATAGAGATATTGAAATTAAACGCAATGTGCCAGATAATTTTGCACTAGATATAATTATTCCATATTATAATAATGTAAATGGATTGCGTGAAACTTTAAATTCAATTAATTATAATATGGCAACTATTACAGTAGTTGATGATTGTTCTACTAAAAGAGAAGGTTATGAAGAACTAAAAAAAGATTTTCCAACAGTTAATTTCTTATAGTTAGAACATAATTCTGGCCCTGGAGCCGCGCGGCAATATGGAATAGAACATACAAATAATCCATATATTATGTTTATAGATACTGGAGATTGTATTGCTTCACGCGTGGCACTCTCTAAAGCAATTAAAAATATTATTAATTATAGTCAAACTTATATATTTAGTTATACTTCATGGAATGGCGATGGCGGAACTTACTTCAAAAAAGATACTACTTTATTATGGGGAAAAATTTTCAGTCGTGAATTTATTGAATTATATCACATTAGATTTAATATCATTCCAGAAGGTTCATACTCTAATGAAGATCGTGGCTTCATGGCTCCATGTAAATTAATTTTAGAATATATTTCTACTTATGATAAAAATGTGCGCCTATCTTTTAATTCTAATGTATTATATAGACGTATATTAGATAAAGACTCAATTACATAGGCAAATAATGGAGCGTTTTATTACTTTAAACACATCCCTGGATTATCTTATAATGCAGAGCATATTGTAAAAATATGTAGAGAAAATAATCTACATTGGAAATATCCAGCACGATTAATAACATATTATTTAGTTTATTTGTATGAATGTTATTTACGTTGCGCTAAAGAACATCCAGATAATCTAAAAGATAATTTATAGGCGCTAAAATATTTTTATAAATATGTCTATAAGCAATTTGAACTAATTAATCAAAATATGCTAAACCAATATTATCAGAAAGCTGTATCCACATTAATTAAATATAGTAATCCGCTAATACCACGCATAAATATAAATCGTTTTATAGGAGAAATAAAGAATGATTGATTTAATTATTCCATACTATAATAATCGATTAGGATTATTGAATACACTTAATTCTATTAATTAGAATTTATTTAAAGTAACAGTTATAGACGACCATTCTAAAGAGACTCCAATTTTCCCACTAAATGCGGCACAATTATTTAGATTGAATATAAATAGTGGGCCCGGATGCGCGCGTCAGCGAGGTATTGATAAGAGTGATAATCCTTGGATTATGTTTATAGATACTGGTGATATATTTATTTCTGATGCAAGTCAAGATAAAGTAATAAAAGCAATTAAAGAGAATCCAGATGCTAATATTATTAGTTTTCCTTATATCTATAAGGATGGAATAACTAAAGAAACTGATAATAGGATGCATGGTAAAATATATAAGCGCGCATTTTTAGAGAAATATAATATTACATTCGCGGCCGAATCTTCATATTTGAATGAAGATATAGGATTTAATCGCACCTGTAGACTATGTACAGAAGTTGATGGACGACCAATTGTATATAAAGATGTTCCAATTATTGAATGGATAAAAGATGAAAATTCATTAACACAAAAGAATGATAATATAAGTTTATATAAAGATTAGACTCGCGCATTATCATTAACATCTATTCATACTATTAATATTTGCAGGAACAACAATATCAATACTGCCACAGAGATAAATCAAATTGCGATTGCCTTATATTATTGGTTCATTCGCACCGCGGCAGAACGCCCTATTTATATAGAGGATGCATGGGCGGGTGCGCGCATATTCTACAGGCACTTTGAAAAAGAGATTGATCCTAATAAGTTATTATTAGGAAATCCACGTCTCAAACAGTGCTTATAGTATAGAGGAAAAGTAGCATTTCCGATAAATATATTACGATTTACACATGATATTTTGACTAATGAAAAATTACCAGATTAGTATTTGACTTTTAGTGAAATTTAATGTATAATTATTATGTTGAGAGGGAGAAAATCCCTCATATGGCCTCTTAGCTCAGTGGTAGAGCGGGCGGCTGGTGCGATACAATAGAGATTAGTTGGTGCAAGTCCAGCATCGCGCAATTAACCGCTTGATGGGAGTCCGATTCTCTCAGAGGCCGCTCCAATGGTGGTAAAATGCCAGTTACCGCCATTGTCTTGATCGCATATAGTGCTTGGGCACCGCACTATAAAACGTGCCCTATAATTGGCCTTATCGTATAGTGGTGATTACGTAGGCTTGTCACGCCTAAAACCGCAGTTCAATTCTGCGTAAGGTCGCTCGTGCTTTGATGACCAAATGTAGCTTGGCAGTAAATAAACATTAATGCAGATGTGGGGTTATGATGAAAGTCTTTACCTTAAAAGACTATTATGCCCGATTGGTGTAATAGGTTAGCACAGCACCCTTTCAAGGTGCAGACGTGGAGTTCAAATCTCCCATCGGGTACCATTCAACCACATAAAGCCTGAATTGACAGGATATGACCGGCTGGTTGAGGTCCAGCGGCAACTCGATGTGGACTTGTTGAAACATTGGATTGTGTCTCGTGAGCGACGACGGCCGTGGTGAGGGAGCCATCCCAAAAGAGTGATATTAAAATGGCATTACACTTAGCACGTAGTGTATAAATATTCGTGTCGGCTCGGTCCCGTAACTATAAACACGGGCAACCGTTAACACGGATTTTGCAGTTAAACTACCACCGGCACGAAACCTGCCGCGAAAGCAATTAAGTACACTTGAAATAACAAGCGGGCAGGTCAGTAGTGATATGTGGCAAGAAGGAGCGGAAAACGGTATACCAAAAGAAGCGAAGTAAACTGCATACTCTATATTATGTGAGGTACAACAATATGACAGAACCCAGACTAAAAATTCTACCACCTTGGACAATTGTAATTAGAAAACTAGAAGCACTATTTGATGGCGATCCTCAGATTGCTTTCAATACTGATTTTTCTGGCGAACATCCTCGTGTTGTTCTAGCCTGTAACAATGGAGATAAAGTCGCTGCATTACAGAGAATTCTACCTTCTGAAGTTAATTTTGGTAATGTAACACTTGAAGTAATGGTAGATGGCGTACCAAGCAATCGTGCGTTTACAAGCAAGGTTGAACTATTTAAAACTGCGTTTAAAGGAAATCCTGCTTTTGCTGATGCCGTATGTCCTGCGGAAGAAGGTTATCAGTGGATTGGTACTACATATGTAATATTTAAAAACTGTGTAGTTCAGTTCGCTGCTGACAATCTAAACGATTGCCACGGCATTATTAGCACCTTATATCAGACTATTGCTGAAGAACTTCTAACTGGCGAAGCTACTCAAGGCGTTTTCTATAATACCGATGTTGAACGCGCAAATCTTGGAAAGCCACTCGGGGAATGGCCGTAAGGAGGAAACACTAAAATGATGCTTCTCATTCTCTGACTTATTTATGGGTTAGTGCCCCATATCATAAATAAGCGAGAGAAGAACTATTTACTTAGGCACAAGCAGCAACTTATTTCTTTATATTAAGCAAATGAAGTAGAAAAAGATGTGCCTAGCAACTAAATATTTGACATATAGCAGAAATTCTGCTATAATAAATATGTAAAGAGGACAGAACGACCTATTAAATGTGAGGTGACGTTGTTGGTTCCTATGATATGGTTATTTACGGTATTTTAAAGAATAATAGCTATATCACATTTAGGCGCGCGCAGCAAATCTTTTATGCTAAATAGAAATTGATTTATTAATCTCCATTATTTCCGCGCCTAGTAATTTTGGTAGTATGTTTAGAGCCATCGCGAGGATAGTTATCTATAGCATCCTACGTCCTACCATATAAGGTGGCCACCGCCCCTGCGCTTCGGAAAGCGGTATATAAATTGGAGTAGGGCAACCCACTATAGGGGATTGAGAAATATATAGCTTGCGCTTTCGATGTACAGTGGCAACAGCAAGTAAAAAATAGACCATCTGGCCGTGCAATAGAGCAGTAAAGTGTACGTTAAAGAATCGGATTCTGCTATGGTACGTGCTTAATGAGTACATGCTCAGGCGCAATGCGGTAATACCTACGCGTGGGTAGCAAAGTTACCCTGCCTGTCTCCAACATGAGTAAAAACTGTCCGTTGGGCTGGCTGTAAGGCCCGGGTCCATCACTACATCATACGGCAGGTAGAAAGTCCTGCTTAAACCGCGCGGACGGCAACGTATGCACTGTAGACGAGTTTCTCTTGACTCTGGGAAGTTCCCTAAACAAGAATAAAGTTAGGAGCAATGATCGGCTATTTTGCTTAATACTCTGTCGCATACAAATCCTAACTATTATCCCTCCGGTCGCACAGCTGGCGACACAAATAGAGGGTTTTACACCAGTGGAGATTGGGAGCCATGAAAGCTGCTATTTGGCTTAATACTCGGTAGCGCCAGGAGCTCCAAAAAAACAAAATCCTAATCTTCCTTTTATGCCCGAGTGGCGTAAAGGCAGCCGCAGCGGACTTAAAATCCGCTTCTCGCAAGGGAGTGTCGGTTCGAATCCGACCTCGGGCACCAACCTGGCAAGGTGAAATGCACTCTTGGGACACCATCGGGTGCCCCTATTTTCATATAAGGAGGGAGACAAATGAAAAAAATACTCGCATTTCTTTTAATTCTAGTGCTGGTTTTAAGTCCAATAATTGCTTACTCCAATCTTGAAGTAGCAACTCCTACTGACATAGAACCAGTCGAGCCTCCAGTTGACCCGCCGTCTCCACCAGATAATCCACCAGATGAACCACCATCTGATACGGGGCCGCCAATTGTAGACTTTACTGTTACTTTAAGTAACCTAAATCAATTTGGTATTGTCGCTTTAAATGATTGTCAGCTAAAATCTCATATGCGTAATTCTATTTGGGTAGGTGGAACCCTAACCGGAGAATCATATGAAATTAATGTTGATGATGGTACTTCTTGGAGTACTGCCACAGTACATAATAGTTATATACATAATAAACAGGGTAGTTTTATATTTAAAAATCGTAATAACGCACGTAGTGCCGATGCTTATTGTGTATTAACTGATAGCGCCGTTTCTTCAACAATTAACTATTGGTATGGAGTATATAACCAATTAGGTAACAATGGAGAAACCTGTATATATGTGCCCGCATCAAGTGATGGAGTAGCATATATTCACGGCGGCGAAAATGGTTTTCCCAAATATCAATGCCCAGAAGACGATGAATCCGCTTATGACGGGCCAAGTATTACTTATTGGACGGACGCGCCAAAAGTAGAAGTAAGAGATATTTGTGGATTTGTAATCGCGCCAGCCTCTAATATTCTATTACTTGGTAATAACCGTGTCAGCGTAGTTGGAAATAATGTAGAGGCTAAATGGGGTGAAACTCATATTAATAGTAAAACTCCCACTATTGTTGGGCCTACTCCATCCCCAACTCCAACAGCCACACCTACTCCTACTCCAACTGCAACGCCAAAGCCTATTACAGTTACAAAACAATTACAAGGCGAAATTTGGCAAGTACGCTGCGATGTTATGGATAATACATCCTTCCGAGCAGGCGGCGGTTATTGGATGGCCGATATTACAAATCATGCTAATATTACCAGTAAAGAAGGACACCGCTCTAATCATTGCGGTAATAAAGAAAATTGGGTTTTATTTGTCAATACAGAAGGTCAAGCTATCAGTCTATATCAATTAAAAAGTGGTTCTACAGGTGGCACATTACCAAGTATTGTGTATCGTGCGCCCGCAGATTTAGCATCTATTCCTGAAAGTCAATTAATATATGACCCGACAGACCCAAATGATGCTATGACTGCGCGCTTAATAAACGAAGTCTTTATACCAGAAAATGCTATGCCTTTTAGTGAAATTAATTTACGAGAAGGACAGCGCTTATTCTGGATTAGTCAAAATGGATCACAAGTATGGCATCATACTGGCGTTTTACATCGTACTAATCCTAGATTTGCTATCATCATTAATGGTACAGTATATAATCTAGGAGTAGGAGATAGTATAACTTTAACTGATGTTGAAGAAGGTCTATTGGAAATTGAGGAAATTGCTACAGCAAATTATAAACTAAAAGCCATCGAGTATGATGAAGAAGGCAATGCGGTAATTATCAATGAAATTGATCCGCCAAATAAGCCTACACCTACACCACCTCCGGCTATAACAGCTACGCCCTCACCTTCACCTACTCCAAGTCCTACCGCGCCTCCTGGCGAATCTACCAATCCGCCTGTAGTAACTGAAAGCCCAAGTCCAACTCCAATACCTACAGAGACGCCGACACCATCACCAACTCCTATGAATCCTACCTGTAATTTAATTATACAGAAAAAGATTGTAGAAACTGAGAATATTGAAGAAGCAATTTTCTTCTTTAAAATTTCAAGTACGGAGTTAGAGGAACCACTGTATATAGAAATATTAGTAAATGAAAGTGGTATAGGTGAATATACATTAGTAGATATTCCTGCGGGAAAATATACTGTTGAAGAAGTAGATATACCTGACGGCTATACTCTAGTAAGTGAAGGTAGTATTACGCAATATATTACCGAAGATGTGGTAGTTACATTTGAATTTGAAAATAAAAAGGAAAAACCTATCGAATCTCCTTCTCCTACTCCAACATTAACATCTTCACCTACTCCGAGTCCAACAAGTACTCCTACAGTAACTCCCGCACCAACTGCAACTCCAACACCAACCGCGACTCCAACACCCACAGTAACACCTACGGCTACGCCCACTCCAACACCTACACTACCACCCCATGTAATAGATGTAAAAGTTGATGAGAATAATGTAACTTGGTATAAGCTAGATAATGTGCCAGTTGTACATATACCCGCGGACCAGCCGCAACCGAAGCAACATACAGAATGGCTACGTTGGAATATGGAAATTGATGAGTATGATACAGCTTTAGGTGGACAAGTGGTTATTAACCATGTTGGTGATTGTTTCGATTAAGAGGGTGATACAAGTGAATGTACTTATTGAAACTTTATTTGATACGGATTGGGGCGCCATAATTCTTGGCGCCCTTCTCCTCATATTCTTATTAATTGAATACTTTAATAAAACACCAAGAATTTAATATTTGACTTTTTATAAAAATTATACTATAATTTTTATGTACAGAGGGGAAATTCCCCTCATATGCTCCTATCGTACAGTAGTCTAGTACAATTGCTTCGTAAGCAATAAACCTCGGCGCGCATCCGAGTGGGAGCTCTTGCCTCGTATGGCGGTTCGAATCCGTCTGGAGGCTCTATACCAACGGACAAGGCTTAGGCGCATGACCTTCTCCGATGCGGGAATTCAGTGGCCCGATAAGGAGATTGGAACAGGGCGGTGGGACGCGAGTGGTTGGTATTATACGCCGTTAGTCTAACTGGACAAAACGATAGGTTACGGCCCTATTGATGCGGGTTCGAGTCCTGCACGGCGTACTTTATGCCGCGGTAGTTCAGCTGATAGAACGAGTGATTAGTAATCACTAGGTCGAGGGTTTGAGTCCCTCTCGCGGCTCTCATGGGGCTGAAATAGTATCGACAGGTATATGAAGTATTAAGGACACGGGTAGGCGGAGCACCTTACGCAGCAATCTAAAAGAAACGACGAATTTGATTTCGCTTTAGCCGCTTAATTTGGCTAGCTTAAACAGTACACCAGCTAATCGGTAAGTACTTGCGGCTCAGAGATAGATTAGCGCGTCACTTATTATTAATGTTGGCTGTCAGTGCCTAACTGACTATCGTGTAAGTATTTCTTAATATGAATTATAGGCTGGACACGAGGGGCAGAACTCGTCAGCTCCACCACAATAGCAGCTAATCTTTTCGGAGACTAGGAAGAATGAAAACCACTTCCGCCGAGATGTCGGTAGTAGCAAACACTCATGCGTGAGTAAAGGCAAACATTATTGGGACTGTAGGCTTAGAGGCAGCCATCAGCTAAAGAGTTCTTAAATCTCCTTTGGTGCTAAATGTATCATGGGCTTACGATTATCCGCCCCATGAGTATGATGTGCCAAGGACAATAGATGAAAGATTTAGCGTAATAGCACACCCAATTTATGCCCGTTTAGCTCAGTTGGCAGAGCTTCCGGCTTACATCCGGACGGTCGGCGGTTCAAGTCCGTCAGCGGGTACCATATGCCGGTGTAGCTTAGAGGTAGAGCAACGGATTCATATCCCGTAGGTCGGTGGTCCGAATCCACCCGCCGGTACCAAATCCTATAATAGCCAGCGATAGCATGGACGCTATGGACGCCCTTTAAAGTTGTTCGCGGTAGTGAGAATAACCTTCGCCGTGGCGAAGTAAAAGAGCCACGGAATACGCACCAATAACTCAATTGGTAGAGTACAGCACTCTTAATGCTGGAGTTCGATGGGTTCGAGTCCCCGTTGGTGTATTTTTAGGAGGATTTAATATGGACGCTAATGGATATGTTATGATTTTTATGCCACAACATCATCGTGCTAATTCATGGGGTGTTGTCTATGAACACATTATTAAAGCAGAAGAAATGTTAGGCCGCGCCCTTAAAGATGAAGAGGTTGTTCATCATCGAGATGGCAATCGTGCAAATAATAATTATAATAATCTATTAGTATTTCATACTAAATCTGAACATACTCGTTTTCATAAATTAAATGAAAATGAAAATGTGCTAAAACAATTAAATGATGGTAGTTATATTGTTGATTTAATACCAAATAATATTTGTCCTATTTGTGGTAAACATAAAGAATACAGAGCAAAATTATGTTTAGACTGTAGTAGAATTGCACAAAGAAAGGTTGAACGTCCAAATCGTGAAGAATTAAAACAATTAATTAGAATGCAATCTTTTGAAGCTCTTGGACGTCAATTTGGAGTAGATGGAAATGCTATTCGTAAATGGTGCGATAAATATAATTTACCAAGACGAAAAACTGATATTAAAAAATATTCGGATGAAGAATGGAATCAACTATAAGGAGTGATTCTATGAATCTAAATAACTTTAAACCACTGCAAAAATATCTCGATAGTTTACCAGATGTAAAATGGTGGCAATTTAGAACTCGATTTATTATTTGGTGGTCAAATATGATTGATAATTATTATATTTGGAAATATAATAGGAAGTGATTGAAATGAAACGAAAACATAGGAGATTTAAACATTATATCTTGCGCGTGTAACCAAGTGGTAAGGTAATGGACTTTTAATCCATGAGTCGCAGGTTCGAGTCCTGTCACGCGCACTATGCTGGAGTGGTCCAACGGATACGACAAGAGACTTCTAATCTCTTGATCAGGGTTCGACTCCCTGCTCCGGTACTGTGCTAGAAGCCGAAGCGGATAGGCCGTAGATTGTGGCTCTGCGTGTAGTGGGTTCGAGTCCCATCTAGCACCCCTATGCCCAGATGGTGAACCGGTGAACACCGTGGACTGAAAATCCACTATTGGTTGGTTCGACTCCAACTCTGGGCACCAAATTTATATTATTGAGGTAAATTATATGGAATGGATTCCTTGTAAAGAATCGCAGCCTAAGGTTAGTGGTTCATATTTTGTAACTTTTAATTGGGGAGAATATGTACGATTAACAGATAAAATGGATTATTATTTAAGTGGTACTAAATATAGATGGGTTTGGGATAAATTTAATTATAGAGATATGACATATGATGTAGTTGCTTGGATGCCTGCTGAACCATATATGGATTAATATTTGACTTTTAATATAAATTATATTATAATTTATATGTAGAAAGAAAGGAGCCTTGTTATGAGAGATCCGAATCGTATTGATAAGTTTTGTAATGAACTTAAAACTATTTGGCATCAAGTGCCGAATTGGCGCTTTGGGCAACTGATGGAAAATATGCTTGGGGCAAGACTTCAGGCAGTACAAAATCCTAATGGCTTCTTTTATACTGAAGATGAAGAATTGTTTGCTTTCTTTGAAAATTATATGAAAGAGATTGTAAAAGAAGGTAGACAAAATAAAGATTGGTAATAACTAATCCACCTGACATGGCTGTGACTACAAGGCGCGGAAAGGTGGCGGCAATCTCTAGCCCAAGCAAGTTGAAACGATATATACCCTTGGGATGAAAGCTAATATACAATGCAGAGTGAGATATAACGTGAGTTTAGTTACATTATATGTGTAGTCGGTCTCCCTGTGGCCCGTTACGTATATAAGTTGGCACAGGGGAAGCTTCCGGGATGTAGCTCAGTTGGTTTAGAGCGCCTGTCTGATAAACAGGAGGTTTTCGGTAGTTCGAATCTACCCATCCCGACTCAGAGGTTGCGACCTCAGGCATCTTATGATGCACGTAAATTCCGTATACGTCCGAATTGCTACACAAAACGATGTAGTTGGTACGGTAGAGAAAACTGCGGCGCTATGCTAAGTAACAACGAAACTTGGTGAAGGCTGATGGTGTTTAATGGTAGCATAGCGGTCTCCAAAACCGTTGGTCTAGGTTCGAATCCTAGTCAGCCTGCTTTATGCCTTTCTATCCCAATTGGAAGAGGAAACCGACTCAAAATCGGCTCAGTTTGGGTTCGAATCCCAAGTTAGGCACATTGGCGCAGTATTTGAAGATCAAGCCAAACCCCTAAAAATCCTTGTGCCCTGGGTACTTTGACTGCACAACCAGGGAGGTATTTGCCCTAGTAACCGAATTGGCATAGGTACGCGGTTCAGAGCCGTGGTTTTCTGGGTTCGACTCCCAGCCTGGGCACGCAATTGCAAACTTCGCAACCAGTCATATGCTGGCCAAATAAACAAATATTGCGGTGAGTTGCCGGACTCTCATTAAAACGTCCGGTCCATGGGGCCATAGTTTAATGGTAGAATATCTGCTTTGCACGCAGAAGATCGGGATTCGATTTCCCGCGGTTCCACAATATATAGGTTCCGAACTCTGGCGGCCGGAGACTTGTCTGCAAAACTTGTTTAGTCAGTTCGACTCTGACCGGAACCTCATTAGGGGCGATTATATGATAGGTAACTATAAAGTAATAACATTATGTGGAAGTACGAGGTTTAAAGATGATTTCGAACGAATCAATCGTGAGCTTACTCTGGCTGGCAATATCGTCATTAGCGTTGGTTGCTTTGGGCACGCTGGTGATACTTTTTCTGATGAACAGAAGATAATGCTTGATGACATTCATAAAAGAAAGATTGATATGGCCGATGCCATTTATGTAATTAATAAGAATGGTTATATTGGTTCAAGTACTCGTAGTGAAATTCAGTACGCTGTACGTCATGGTAAACAAATTATTTATATGGAAGATGATTTAATGTGAGGTGATTTATGAATTATGCATATGTCACTCTTTTAAGTTCTGTAAATTATATTAAACCAGTTTTAATATTAAATTAGAATTTAAAAGAATTACACAACTAGTATCCATTATACGTCATGGTAACTTCAAATATTATTAATGATGTAAAATATTACTTAATAAAAGAATGTATTCATTATATTGAAGTACCAGTAATTAAATATTCCAAAGAAGTACAAGAGCAGTATAAAAATCATACTGTATTAAATACTGCTTCTAAATTAAATTTATTTGATTTAGAAGAATTTGATAAAGTGGTATATATTGATGCTGATAGTTTCTTCTTAAAAACCATTGATGAAATATTTAATTATCCCGATGGCGCGATGTATGATGAAGGGTTTGATAAGGGTTTTTCTGGATTATTTGTAGTTTGTCCTTATTTACATCCAGTATCATATTATTTTTTATTAATTGAAAAATTACCAATATTAGATGGCGATCTTTTAGGTGACTTATTTTTTCCTTTTAAATTTGATTCAAATTATCGAATTCCAACATCTTATTTCTTAAATATAAAACGTCAAGATTTTTAGTCTTTCTCTCCTATTAGGGATAAAATATATGGAGTACATTTTTGTAATAAGATAAAGCCTTGGAATTATGATTCTATGGCCAAATTTAAAAATGATTTTTATAAAGAAGGACTGCCACAAAGTGAAAACCGCAATAATATTATAGCCTTTTATTTTGATCATTATTTAATACCATTACAACTAAAATATCCATAGCTATTTAAATCGGAGGTAAATATATGAACTAGGCTTATGTGACATTATTAAGTTCAGTTGATTATCTTCCAGCGGCAATTATTTTAGATAGAAATCTAAAAGAATTACATAGTCATTTTCCTCTATACGTAATGGTTACAGAAAATATATTTGATCAAGTAGTTAATTATTTAAATAAAGAGAACATAAAATATATAAAAGTTCCAGTAATTGAATATTCTATTACAACCAAAGAAGCAATGAACAATAAAAGATTGGAGACAGTTGCTTCAAAAGTGAATGTATTTAGCTTAACTAATTTTGATAAAGTTGTATATTTAGATATAGATAGCTTCTTTTTAAAGACAGTTGATGAATTATTTGATTATTATGATGGTGCTTTATATGAAGATTTTGGATGGCATGAACGAGGGTTTTGCGGATTATTTGTATGCTGCCCAAAAAATCATCCGTTAAAATATTATATTACAATGTTACAATATAGTAATTTATGGGAAAGTGACATCATCGAAGAACTATGGTTTCCATTTAAAACTAATAATGGATATCGTATTCCACATCCATATTTTGTAAATATTACCGTTGATACATTTGATAAATTAATTCCATTAGAAAATAATATCTATGGATTACATTTTTGTGGCGAACTAAAACCTTGGAAATTTTCAAATATAGATAGCTATCTAAAGGCATTTTATCAAACTTGTGAGTTTTATAGTGAATTACGTAACAATTTAGTAAAATGGTATGCTAATCATTATATTGAGCCATTAAGGCAACAATATCCAGAAATTTTTAAGTAAGGTGATATTTATGAGGAATCGCGCTGAAAAACGTCATAATGATTGGAAAAAAGCTATACGTAAACGTAATATTACAAAAACTTGGCATTTAAAAAAAGATTATTATGATAACTTACACCAATATAGTAAAAACAAGATTCATTGTTCATGCCCATTATGCGCCTGCAAATCTAAAGGCAAGAAAGTTAAGCGAACGGCTGGGCCTGCAACAAATTGGTCTATTGCAGATGAAAAACGCATTGAAGAAATGCAAGACCAAATACTTGACAATGAATAAAATTTCTGGTATAATTTTATTGTAAGGAGAGATAGTATGAATGATATTGAGATATTAGAACAGTTAAAAGAGAAAGCCAAAAATAGGGATCTCGGAATCAATAGCATTAATTATTACTATGCTCTCTCCCATGCTCTGGAAATTTTAAAAGAGTATGAATTAAAAGGAGATAAGATGTACATAAAAGGCAATTTGAATGAATTTGTTGCAAAAGATTAAGAAGTGAAATCTCCTTTCTCGCGGCGAAAGCCGCGTCTATCCACGGTGGCGGAATAGGTAGACGCTGCGCGAAGTTGGTGACATTTTGCCATTAAGTTGAGCGGGTAGCCAGCTATGTAAGGTGCAAATCCTTATCCGTGGAATTATAACGAGGATGTAGTGTAACGGTAACACGGGTCGCTTGGGACGACCAGTAGCAGTTCGACTCTGACATCTTCGACTTCATAGACCGTTACAGCAAATTTTTTAAATGGGTAAAAGAATTGTTATTTGTAAACAAAACTGAGTGGGTTCAAACCCCACAAATTATTGAACGGTCTAGTTTTTAGCCGCGTTGGGAACTGACGAGTGGAAGAGCCCTGTAGAAAGAGGCCGAGTAGTATCCGCAACTCTTCCGCGGCATTTTTTATTGGAGGAAATATGTATACATTAGATGATGGAACACAAGTGGATGGATTCATTAATAAGATTACTTTACCTAATGGTAAGGTTTATGCCTTACAATGTAAAGTAATTGAAGCATATCCAATCACTTGTCCTAAATGTGGCGGTACATTTGAGTTATCATTTGGACACGGTAAATGCGATTTTTGTGGCACATATTTCACTACCGAATTTAAGGTTACTGAAGTTTAATATGACACTATGGCGGAATGGTAACGCACCTGATTGCTAATCAGAGGTTACTTGTAAAAGGGTATGCACGTTCGAGCCGTGCTAGTGTCGCTAATGCGGTGGCGGAATAGGTGACGCTATACCGGGTAGATATGAAGTGTTTGCGTCCCGGCAGGTGAGACTTCTGAAAGCAACTTGGCTATGTTGCAATCATGTGAGGTGCAATTCCTCACCCGCATTTAATTAAAAGTGACCAATGAAGAACGTGCATTGTGGTGCATAGCCTTATCGAAAGATAGCGCAAACGGAGCTATGCAAGCGTCAGATCGTGAGGGGTGACTGATGCATTTATAGTCCCTTAGCGTAATGGTAGCGCAAGGAGTTGATTTAATGGAAAC